CGTTGGTTCGGGCGCGACTATCTCGGTGTATGTCAAATCGAAAACGGTTACCAATGTCGTCGACTTCTATGGTTCGCCTCCGCAGTTCTACTTCAATGCGAACGAGGACACACCGTCCATGGATTATGCAGACGCAGTGTATGGCGTTGTCAAAGTCAACAGCAAATGGTATTCCTTCAGCAACACGCTCGTCTATCAGAACGGCGATCTATGGGACGGCCAGCACATCGGCACGCTGTACTTCCTGGCTTCAGACTTCTACGGCGAGATCATACCCAGCATGGATGTATATTACAATTAAGGAGAGTGAACCGGCATGGCAGACAAAATTTCTCTCGGCCGCGTTGTAACCGTACCGCGCGGCAAATACGATGCGAGCGCGGAATACAAAAAATAGGACATTGTGGAATATGAGGGCAACGGCTACATTGTGCTTAAAGACGTGAGCGGCACGGCTCCGACGGGCGCGAACGACGACCCGAACTATTCGCTTATCAGCCGCAGGGGCGCGACCTTCACCCCCACGGTGGATGCAAGCGGCAATATCACATGGACAAACAATGCTGAACTGGAAAACCCGACGGCACGCAACATCACGGGACCGAAGGGCGAACAGGGCGATCCCGGCAAGAACTTTACAATCAAGGGCGTGTACGCGACGCTAGCGGCCTTGCAGGCGGGCGTGTCAAACCCCGCGCAGAGCGACTTTTATGCAGTGGGCACAGCCGGAGCTTACGAGGTCTACATGTGGAACAACAGCGCATGGCTGAACATGGGATCTCTTCATGGCCCCGCAGGCCCCGCGTTCATTCCAAGCGTGGACGACAGCGGCAACCTGAGCTGGAGCGCGATTGAAGGCTACGCCACGCCCGCGACAAAGAATATCAAAGGCCCCGCGGGCGACGTATGGAAGCCGACCGTGGCGGAGGACGGCGGAATCAGCTGGACAAAAGACAACACAGAAACCGCACCGGCGGCTGCGAACATCAAGGGGCCTCAGGGCGTTGCGGGGCCTGCGTTTGTGCCCACGGTGGCGGACGACGGTACGCTGAGCTGGGCACCCATCGACGGCTACACAACGCCCGCCTCGAAGAATATTATGGGACCGAACAAGATCACGGCGAACACGGCGACCGATTTCCCCAACACATCAGGGACACAGCGTTCCGGCATGCTGCGGGCGACCGGCGGAAAGGTGACGCTGGCTGTGGCGGGGCTAGATTATGCGGCTCCTCCGACCGTTACGTCCATCACCCTGACGGCGGCGGGATGGACTGAGAAGGCGCAGACCATCAGCACAGGGCTGAACATGGTAACGGCGAGCAACACAATTATTGTGGAACCCGCGCCGGCTTCGGTGGCTGCGTGGCGGGAGAGCGGAATCTACTGTTCCGCGCAGGCGGCGGGAAGCCTTACGTTCGCGTGCATCGACGACGCGCCCGCGGATGCGGTGACTGTGAACGTCATGGCGATGGATACAACGACAGCATAATGCGCTGTCTACCGAAACCTGTTTTCGTTGGATATTATACAGAGGGGGGAGTTTTTAATTCCTCCCATTTTTGTTATGTGCTATGGAGGTGAAGAGCATGAACGATACCTCTGCCGCGATTGAATTCGTGCAGGGCGATTCTGTTGATCGCGCGTTTACGTTGCTGGACGACGCTGGCGAAGCGATAAATCCGGCCTGGATTGCCGCCGTTTACTTTACCTGCCGGGCGGCGCAGTTCCAGCAGGAGCTTCATTACGACGAGGAATAGGGGGCTTATCCGCTGACGATATCGTATGAAGAGACGGCCAAGATACCGAAGGGGCATTGGACGTACGACCTTACGATTGAGTTTGTCGGAGAGAAGCGCCGCACCGCGACATACAACGGCCCCTTTGACGTAATGCCGAAGATCAACGCGGTAAATTACGAAGGGGGATGATAACCATGGCAGACTATGGAGTCGGCCTTCCCAAGGTGAATGTGGCCGCATGGAAACCGCCCAACATCAACGTATCCGTTGGGAAAGTTGGCGGATACGGGGGGAGCTTCACGCTTCAGCCCGCAACCGACAAAACGTTGGGCGGGATTAAAGTCGGCGACGCGCTGACGATTACCGAGGACGGCGTGCTGTCTGTTGTCAGAACGGACGCCGTCGAACAGGACAACACCCTGCCCGTTACCTCTGCGGCAGTATATGCTGAAATCGGCAATATCGCCGCTTTGTTAAACACTATTTAAGGAGCTGATTTTTAATGCCGAATTCCACTACGATTGCAACCCAGATTGCCCGAATTCAGACCGACCGAAATACAATTAGAACCAAATTGATTGACCTTGGACTGGCGACCTCGACCGCAACGCTGGACGATCTCGCTACAGCGATTGAAGGAATCGAAAACAATGGCGCGGTACAGGCGACTGTTACCGAGGGCGCGACCTACACCATCCCGAAGGGATACCACAACGGTTCCGGTACTGTTGCAGGCGTTGCGGGCGGCGGCAACTATACCCTGCAGACAAAGAAAGTTACCCCGACGAAGAAAGAACAGAGCATTACATCGGATGAAGGCTATTATGGCTTGTCCGCTGTGACCGTCGCGGCAATTCCGGAAGCGTATCAGGACGTTTCGAGCACTACAGCAGCAGCTGGTAATGTATTGGCCGGCAAGGTTTTCGTGACGGCGGACGGCAAAGTTACAACCGGTACGATGGTGAATAACGGCGCTGCTACGAAGACGCTGGACACAACAACAACCAGCTATACTATTCCCGCCGGCTATCACAGCGGCGAAGGCAAGGTATCCATCACGACAGAAACCAAGACCGTCACGCCGGCTGAAGAGGCGCAGGACGTTACACCTGCGGTGGGGAAGGTGCTCGCAAAGGTAACCGTTGGCGCGATCCCGGCCAAGTATGCCGACGCGACTGATGTAACGGTTACGGCAGACAAGCTGCTCAAGGACGAAACCGCAATCGGCTGGGACGCGGAGGCGGAGGCCCCTGTGGCCGTGACCGGTACGATGGCCAATAACGGCTCGGTTTCGAAAACACTGGATACAACAACCACAAGCTACACTATCGCGAAGGGTTACCATGACGGCACCGGCGTGGTCAAGCTGGTAACGGAAACGAAGTCTGCCACCCCGACCGAATCCGCGCAGACCATCTCCCCGACGGCGGGCAAGGTGCTCTCGAGCGTCACGGTCGCCCGCATCCCGACCAAGTACAAGGACGCGACCGGTATGACCGCCACAGCCGCTGGCATGCTGGCGGACACGACGGCAATCGGCTGGGACAGCGCGAAGTCTTTGCCCGTGCTGCTCACCGGCACAATGGCCAACAATGGCAGCACCAGCGCGACCATCGACGGGCTGACGGCAACTTCGGTTACCATCCCGGCGGGGTACACGACGGGCGGCACGGTGTCGCTCACCGATGATATCTACGACGCGCTGGCGGCGATCTGAGGCGGTGAAGTAAGATGGGAAACGTTCAGGGTGAGATTGATCGCATTAGCGGCGCGAAGACCACACTGGGTGACTATCTCACCCAGAACGGGGTCAGCGTGGCCGACAGCGACAAGATTGACACGATGGCAAGCAAGCTTTCGACTGTGACGGCGAAGCAGGATAAGATTACCGCGAAGGGCATCCTCAAAGGAGATGGCGCGGGCACCATCACGGCGGCGGTGGCGGGGACGGACTACGCCGCAGCAAGTCACACGCATAGTCTTGCGGGAATAATGGGGAGTGCGGCGAAAGGTAGCGCGACGAAACCGATTTATTGGAGCGGTTCGGCGTTTACTCCTATTACATCGTATGAAGGCAAAGCCGCGACTGCCGGAACTGCCGACAAGGTTACCAATTCCATTAAGATCAACGGCAAAACCTACGACGGTTCCGCCGCGGTTAACGTGGGCGTTATCGGCGCGGCATACGGCGGGTCGGGGAGGACGACGCTGAAAGAGAGCGCAAATGTTTTTATCCAGTCTCTTGATACCGCTTCAGCCACTCCTCAAGACGCAGATTTCTACATTTCGCAGTATGCGGGCGGCGGGGACACCACGAAAACATATTTCCGTCGCCCCATGAGCGCGCTCTGGGCTTATATCAAATCGAAAATCCCCTCCTGGGCGCTGGCAGCGTCGAAGCCGACCTACACGGCAGCCGAAGTGGGCGCTGAAGCGAGCGGCGCAGTGAGCACGCACAACACCAGCACGTCCGCCCACAGTACGCTGTTCGCAAACAAGGTGGATAAAGTCTCCGGCAAAGGGTTGTCCACGAACGACTACACGACTGCGGAAAAGACCAAGCTCAGCGGCATCGAAACCGGCGCGCAGAAAAACGTGCAAGCGGACTGGGCGGCCACCACTGGAGATGCAGTTATCTTGAACAAACCCACCTTGCCCACCGTCGCACAGGCGCAGGTCACGCTGACGGCGGCGGGATGGAGCGGCACTACTCAGACCGTGACTGTATCCGGCGTGACGGCTGATAACATGGTCATCGTCACCTATGCGCCCGGCAGCCGCGCGGCATGGACGGACGCGGATATTTACTGCTCCGCGCAGGCGGCGAACGCGCTGGTCTTCACCTGCTCGGATACGCCTACAGAAGACGTGACCGCGAATGTGGCGATCTTCGGCTAAGGGGGCGGCGCGCATGATCTATAACAGCTCGACAGGCTCGACCGATATTCTGGTCTGGCAGAGCGTCGAAATCACCACCCCGCCCACGAAAACGACGTATAATCTGGGCGAAGCGTTCGACCCGGCGGGAATGGTAGTCTCGCTCGTTTTTGCGGACGGCACGCGCATCGCAACGAACGCCTATACCGTCTCGCCTGCCACGCTCACGCTGGAAACCACGGCCGTCACGCTGACGGTATCCTTCGGCGGAGGGACGAAAACCGTCACGCAGGCCGTGACGGTGCAGGAAAAGAAGTCGATGAGCTACTCCGGCGCGCACATCACAAAGGAGATTACCGTAAACGGCGTGACGTATACGCAATACACGATTACCGGGAGCGGAACGCTGACGGTGGAAGGCACGTATGAAAACGTCGCGGTCTGGCTCTGCGGAGGCGGGGCGAACGGTGCGAAAGGTGGTTCCTCCGGCGGTGGACTTGGCGGAGGCGGCGCGTTTTGCGCCCAGTATGACAGTCAAAGCTTGTCCGGTACATATGCAATCGCGGTGGCGAGCGCTGGTGGAAATAGCACCATTACCCGTAGCAGCGAAACAGTTTTCTCGGCCAACGGAGCTAGCGGCGCGAACGGCGGTACTGGCGGCGGTGGTACGTCAAGTAATGGCGGCACGGGCGACGGTGTAACAAAATATCCGTTTGGAGACTCAACGATCTTCCAATGCCATTGTGCGGGAGGCGGTGGCGGTTCGGGCGAATACAATATTCGATATGACCCGGACGAGTATACGACTTATAGCAACTGTGCTTATGCTGGAAATGGCGGTTCTAACGGTGCGGCGGGTGGTAAAGGCTGGTCTCCGACTGTATACCAATCTCGCAACGCACCCGGGGGAAGTGTCGGAGGTGGAACCGGTGGTGGAAAATCAGCCGGAAGCGCAGCGACATTTTACGGCTCCGGTGGAGGTGGCGGCGGTACAGACGGACAAGATAACTATAGCTATCCGTACTACGGCAAAAATACTTACTATAACGGTGGCGCGGGATATCAAGGCGTTGTGTATATCCGCGTGCCGGCATAAAGGCAGAAAGGGGAAAGTATGATACTGAATTTACCAGCAGGGAGCGGGAAGGCAAAAATTGCCTACAGCGGAACCTGCACAACGGAAAGCTACACGGCGGACGGGCAGGCCTACACGCTTTACAAGATTACCGGCTCCGGCACCCTCTCCGTCAAGGGCCGCGCGAAAGGCGTGGATATCTGGCTTTGCGGCGGCGGGGCGAACGGAACGAATCTGGTAGACACCTACGACGGCCGTGGGGAAGGTGGTGCCGGCGCTTATGCTGCTTCAGCGGAAAATCAAACACTGAGCGGATCCTATGCTATTACGGTAGGCGCGGCGCAAGGAACAACGTCGTTTGGAACCCTGCTTTCTGTTACTGCCGTCTCCGGGAAATCTGGCGGCAGTGGCGGCGGTGGTGCGGGAGGATATAGAAGCCCGTCGAGCGAGAGCACGAATGTATCTGGCTATGGCGGCGGTTCCGGCGACGGACAAAGCAAGATACCGTTCGGAGACAGTACTACATTTAAGCCGCATTGTGCGGGCGGCGGTGGCGGCGCATATTATCGCGGCGCGGATTTGCAGTGGTTTACCGGAGGCGCTGGCGGCTCGAACGGCGGAAGTGGCGGCGCAGGAAGGTATTCGGACAGTTCCACTCTTTCGGGCGGAAGCGGCGGTAACTATGGGGGCGGCACTGGCGGATCGTCCTCCAATTCGGGACCGAACAGCGGGTCTGGCGCTAGATTTTATGGTTCTGGTGGCGGCGGCGCTGGATGTAAGGTCGTCCCTTATACGTATACCCCGAACAGCGCCTATGGCGGCTCCGGTTATCAGGGCATCGTGTACATCCGCGTGCCCGCTTAAACATAAGGGCTAAAGGGTGATCTTATGATTTTTAACAGGATGATCGGCGGCGGTGGGAAGGCTACAGTTACGTACAGCGGAAACCACACGACCGAAAGCTATACGTTGAACGGGCAGACTTATACGCTTTACAAGATTACCGGTTCCGGCACGCTGAACGTAAAGGGCAAAGCGAAAGGTGTAAAGATGTGGCTCTGCGGAGGCGGGGCGAACGGTAAGAAGGGCGGAGATGGCGGCGCGGGGGCTTACTGCGTGCAATTAGACAGCACAGATCTGAAAGGGGATTATGCTGTTACTGTGGGCGCGGCACAAGGAGCGACATCATTTGGCTCTTTGCTGTCTGTTACAGCCGTATCTAGTCGAGACGGCGGTACTGGGGGCGGTGGCACGGCGAGTTATTCCCCGGGCAAAGGCGACGGCGTTGCCAAGTATCCGTTTGGAGATACGTCCCTATATTGCCATTGTGCCGGTGGCGGTGCTGGGAAAGGCGAGGTTATCACGGGTAAAGAAAGCGACTATAATTATTATGTGAGCTCCATCTACGGATATGACGGCGGTTCGAATGGCGGTAACGGCTCAACCTATAGCGAGAATTGTGCTGGAGGAACTCGTGGCGGCGGTAATGGCGGCAATGAAGCCAGGGGCAGCGCTGCGACTTTCTACGGTAGCGGCGGCGGCGGCGGTGGCTGCGATCATTATTCGATTACGGTTGACCCCGGCTATGCGAATAGATACTATGACGGTGGTTCCGGCTACCAAGGCATTGTGTATCTGCTCATCCCAACTGAATAATTGAATAACAGGAGGATATAAAGGAATGAAATTTGCAGTTTTATCGACGGACCATACGATGGTTGAAAATGTAATTGTGGCGCGCGAAGACCAGCAAAGTGAGCTGCAGATCGCGCTGGGGCGCGTACTGATCGACGCAGGGCCTCTTGGCTTGACGGTCGGTGATCTTTTTAACGGCAGTGCTTGGACGCGCAATATAGAAGGGGAACAGGTCACGCTGCCCATCGGCGACAGCGCGGCTGTCACGGAAGCAATTGCAATTCTGGAAGGAGCGGATGACGAATGAATATGAGCGAAAGCCAGCGAACCAAACTGAAAGCAATTCGAGCGGCGATGGACGGCGGCGTAACGCTTGCGGCGGCGCAGGGCGCAGTTGAAATTAACGCCGTAGTAGAAATGATCCGCCCTTGGAAGGCGGGCGCATATGCAGTAGGCGATGTTCGAGTTTATGCAGGCGTCCCGTACAAGTGCGTGCAGGCGCATGACTCGACCGAAAACACGGACTGGACCCCGGATAAATACCCGGCGCTGTGGATGCAGTATCATGGCACATCCAAGGAGACGGCGCGGGCATGGGTTGCCCCGACCGGCGAGCAGGATATGTACCGCAAGGGCGAATGGATGATCTTCACGGACGGTAAGTATTACGAGTGCCTGACCGACACGAACTACAGCCCCACCGATCTGGCGAGTGCATGGAAAGCAGACGGAGAAGAAACCGGAACCGAAACCGACGAATGGCCTGCGTTTGTTCAGCCGACCGGGGCACACGACGCATACAAGACCGGCGACAAGATAACATTCAATGGCAAGCATTACATCTGCAAGATGGACGGCTGTACCTATTCTCCGACCGACTACCCGGACGGCTGGACGGAACAGGCATAACAAACAGCGGAGGCGAGGCGGATGATAACAATTAACGCGGCGTTCTCCCAGCGGGAACAGGAGCTTGGCCTGATCGGGCGGCGCGGGGAAAACGGAACAAGGCAGATTGCCTTTGACTGCGGCGAAGTCCTCGCCGAATACCCCGGCGCGAGTATTGTATGCGCGATGCAGCGGCAGGGCGACCTTGGGGCGTACCTGAAGGAATGCAGCGCAGACGGCAGCGCGAGAATTATTACGATTAGCGACGCGGACGTTTCTATCCCCGGCCAGATGAGGATAGAACTCCGCGCTCTGGTCGGCGACAAGCGGGTGAAGAGCGCGGTCTATACGGCGACGGTGGCCAGCAGTCTGATCGGGCAGGCGGAAACGCCGGACAGCCCCGTGGCGGACACGCTGGACAAACTCGAAGGCGCGCTGAGCAACGCGCAGGCAATTGTGGCGACCGTGCAGACAAAACTGGATAACGGCGAATTCGTCGGAGCGCAAGGCCCTCAGGGACCGCAGGGACCAAAAGGCGACACGGGAGCAAAGGGAGACACAGGCGCACCTGGCAAAGATGGCAAGGACGGCAAAGACGGCGCAAAGGGCGAAGACGGTAAAAACTTCCGCGTGCTCGGAACCTATGCGACGCTGAGCGCGCTGCAGGCGGCTGTAACCGCACCGGCGCAGGGAGACTATTACAATATTGGTACGGCTGCGCCTTACACGATCTACATGTGGGATACGTCAAAGGGCTGGCAGGATCAGGGACAGCTGCAGGGACCGACGGGTGCGAAGGGTGACCAAGGCGCGAAAGGCGACACTGGCGCGGCAGGCAAGGATGGTAAAGACGGCGCGGACGGCGCGACATTTACCCCGGCGGTAAGCGAAGCGGGCGTGCTGAGCTGGACGAACAACAAGAGCTTGACGAACCCGGCGAGCGTAAACATCAAGGGCCCAAAGGGCGATACTGGTTCTCCCGGCGCGAAGGGTGAAACAGGAAGCCAAGGCGCAAAGGGTACCGACGGCGTATCCCCGACCATTACAGTAAGCAAGACGGGCAAAGTCACGACACTGACCATCACAGACAAAGACGGCACGAAGACCGCGACCATTAACGACGGCGCGGACGGCGATGGTGCGGGCTCTGTTGGCGACATGCAGAAAGCCATTTACGACGCGAACGGCGACGGAATTGTGGACGATGCGGCCAAGCTGGGCGGACAGCTGCCGGCATATTACGCGAAAGCGTCCGATCTGTCCGGCAAAGTAAGCGCGGTAACAGGCAAGGGGCTTTCCACGAACGATTACACGACGGCGGAGAAAGAAAAACTGGCTGCAATCGAGGCGGGGGCGCAGAAGAACGTTGCGCCGACATGGACGAGCGTTACAGGAAAACCTGACGCCTTTACACCGGCCGACCACACCCATGCACAGACGGACATCACTGGATTGGAAACCGCACTGGCAGGGAAGGTGAGTGCCGTAACGGGCAAAGGGCTATCCAGCAACGACTACACGGACGACGAGAAGACAAAGCTTGGTGGCATCGCAGCCGGGGCGCAGAAAAATGTACAGGCGGACTGGACGGCGACAAGCGGAGACGCTTTCATCAAGAACAAACCCACGATCCCCACAGTCCCCACGAAGGTGTCCAGTTTTGAAAACGACGCTAAATATCTGACGAGCTACACAGAAACCGATCCCACGGTTCCTGCATGGGCGAAAGCCGAAAGCAAGCCCGCCTACACGGCAAGCGAGGTGGGGGCTGAGGCGAGCGGTGCTGTGAACACACACAACACCTCTTCTTCCGCGCACTCTACGCTATTTTCGGCAAAGCAGAACAAGATTACCGCTACGGGTCTACTGAAAGGAACTTCCACGGGGATTACGGCTGCGACGGCAGGAACGGATTACGCTGCGGCAAGCCACACACATACGGCGGCGGACGTTACGGGGCTTGCGACGGTTGCCACATCCGGAGCATACGGCGACCTGAGTGGAAAACCGACTATACCGACCCTCTATGCTTATACGGTAAGCCTGACGGCGGCAGGATGGGATGCGACGGAGAAAACGCAGACCGTGACCGCCACCCATGTGACGGCTGATAATCTGGTGCAGGTATCGCCGGCGGAAGCAAGCTTTGAGGCATGGCAGACGGCAGAGATTCGATGCACGGCACAGGCGGCAGGAACGCTTACTTTTATTTGCGGCGGCGATGTGCCGAACGAAGCGGTAACATACAACGTGGTGGTCATAGAAGGAGTGACGGCATGATATTGAATATAAGCTTGCCCGGCAAGGCGGGAAAGGCCGAGTTCACCTATACCGGTGCTTACACGCTCAAGCAGATCACTTCCGGTGGCGTGACGTATGACCTGTATACGCTGACCGGCTCTGGCACGCTGACCGTGACGGGGACGGCGAAGAATGTGGATGTGTGGTGCTGCGGGGGCGGGGCAACCTACTCGTATTACAGCGGCGGTGCTGGCGCGTATTGCGCGCAGGTAGACGCTCAGTCCCTTCACTGTGATTATGTGGTTGCCATAGGCGGTTCCGGCGGGAATACCTCAGTTGGCTCACTTGTCAGTGCGAATGGCACGACAACAGCCAACGGGGGCACAGGTGGCGGCGGTGGAAATATTGGCGCAAACTTTAACGCTCCCACAGGCGACGGGATAACTAAATACCCTTTCGGGGACACGACAAACTTTAGGTGTCATTGCGCAGGCGGCGGCGGTGGCGGCGTGAATTATTCCTCCGACGATAATAGTTGGCAATACAATGGCGGCGCTGGCGGCTCGAACGGTAGCAACGGGGCAAAGTCAACAAGCGGTATCGGCGACGCTGGCGCTGGTGGTAATTATGGCGGTGGGCAGGGCGGTTCGCGTCACTCGATCAATGGCAAAGCTGCGACATTTTATGGTTCTGGCGGCGGTGGATATGGTGCGGGTTCTATGGGAACTTACGGGCCAAATACCGGTACCGCTGGTGCGGGTTACCAAGGCGTCGTCTACATCCGCGTACCGGTATAAGGAGGGATACTATGATCATGCAGCCTTTGGCCACAGGCAGTGGCGGCGGGAGCGCGAAAATTTTCTTTGAGGCTGGCACTGCTGACCGCGGCAACTTCACATTTGATCTGGGGTTCGCTCCGACTGAATGGGTGGGCGTGGCGGATTACAGTGTGTCGAGTGGGTACTCTCGTGAAATCTGGTCTTATTCGAAAGACGGAACAGTTACTACAAAAACTGCGAATGGCGGCGCGTATGCAACGTGGGTTTTGTCGGGCACAAAACTGACGCTTACCGCAACCAGTGGAACAATGTCGTCCATTACAAATTACATTGTTTTTGCGCGCTAAAAGGAGGAAATATTATGAATAAAGTGTTTTGCATTTTGCTCACATAGGTTTTTATGATGACAGTATGCGTTGGTATCGCCGCGGCGGAGACAGCGGCTGAACCGACCGCTCCTGTGGCACCTGTGACTGAACCGGACGCTGCCGGTGCTTTCGACCTGACCGAACTGGCAGTGGCGGTGCTATGCTTTGTGCTCGGCCTGTTGACCACGATCGTGACGGGCGTAGTTCGAAAGAATTTCAACAAGAACAAGCTCACCAAGCAATACGACGAACTGTGGGCCCTCATCGGACAGAAACTGGAACAGGCGGGGCTAAAGGTCGACCGCGCGGCTATTGAGGCGGCGCTGAAACAGATGAGTGCCGCGGCACTGAAGGAGCTCGCCAAAGCGTTTAATAATGACGAACAGGCTGAATAATGAACATCAAGGTTAAGCTCACGCGTAAAACAAACGCGGACTATTATCATGCTGCCAAAGGGGATGTTGTTTCCATCCCCTTCGAGCAGTATTTACTGGGCGTTGTGGCGAGCGAGATAGGAGTCGCCCCGCTGGAGGCATGCAAAGCACAGACCATCGCGGCTCGAACATACGCGCTCCCGTATCTAACGAAGGGCGTGCCCATCAGCGACGCGTCCTCTACGGCGCAGGCGTATCGGGCGGAGCGGGCTGTAGACCCTGCTTATGAAAACGCGCATCGCGGCGTAAAAGCAACGGCCGGACTCGTGCTCTATTATGACGGCAAACCTCTGACAAGCTGCCCGTTCAGCAAGTCAAATGGCGGGCGCGAAATCAGCAACGCGGAGCGTTGGAATTCAACGGCGCTCCCATACCTGCCTTCGCAGGATGACCCGTGGGACTTGGCGGCTACAAACGGAAAGAAGTTGGGACACGGCGTGGGCATGAGCCAGGAAGGCGCGAAGTACGCGGCGGGCGCGCTCGGCAAAACCTGCGAGGAAATTCTCGCGTTTTATTATCCGGGGTGCGAAATACGCCCCGCGCAAGAAAAAGAGGTGCCGATAACAATGATTGGAACGGTAACGACCGCGAACGGCGGCGCGCTCAATATGCGGAAATATCCAGGCGCTTCGGCTGACCGGATTCTGAAGATTCCTAATGGGGCTGAAGTGAATATCCTGAGCACGGAAACGATCACGGACGGGTGGTACGAAGTGGAGTACAATGGGCAAACGGGGTATGTTATGGCCGCCTATGTGTCGGTGCGTGGTGAATCCGAGCCTAGTGCCTACACGGTCGGCGTCCGGTTCGACACAAGAGCCGAGGCCGAAGCGTTCAGAGCCTTGCTTCAGCAGGCAAAAATATATTGACAGGAGTGATTCCTGGTGGAATGGCTAATTCAATTCCTGGTAAAGTATTGGGTTGAGTAGCTGCTGACGGCGGTCGTTGGAGCGTTCGTCGCGTATATCAAGAAAGAGGCGAGCACGCAAAAAGCGCTCAGACACGGAATGGTGGCGCTGCTGCGGGACCGGCTTTATCAGGCACACAATCAATACGAACATCTCGGGTATTTTCCAATCGATGCGCGCGAAGTGGTCGAGGATATGTTCAAACAATATATAACGCTCGGCGGGAACGGCATTGTCCGGCATTTGAAAGAGGCGCTGGACGAACTCCCCACTGAGCCAGGGAAACAATGAAACAAAATCTTTCTAAACCCGAGACTTCGAAAATTATTCTTTTCAGAACTTTCTGGATATTCTGGGCGCTGGTTGTGCTTGTTATTGTGATGATCGCTTTGTTTCCCGCGGTAGGGGATTATATGATCGATGTACTGCAGACCGCGGCCACATTGGCCGGGGCGGTTCATGTCGGATATTTCGGAAAAGCTGGTATAGAAAATTTCAAGAAGATTGAGTCTGCGATGAGAAATTCTGTGGACGATGATGTCTATGACGACGAAGACTGCGAAGGATAAAGAAAAAATTTGACCCTGCTACTTCCTTTCCGGAGGTGGCAGGGTCATTTTTTGTTTTTGGACGCATGCAAATGCAGGAGATGTAGTTCATTGTGTAGTATAGTAGTTCCTTACGTAGTGTAAAGGAAGGGTTCCCCTTCATAAGGAAACATTCTATTGGTCGAGCTTCCCGGCGAACTTGTAGTAAATTTCTATTTTCTGCGTTGGTTTGCCATTCTGGTCACAGCGTCTATCGTGGACTACGATTTTGTCGATCAGCGCATTGAGCATCGGGATAGTCAGTTTGGTTGGATGGGTGTAACGTTTGACCATGTTAGCCCATTCGTTAAGACCTCTTTGGGTTTCGTCGGTAGCTCGTTGTGCTTCTTCGGCGGCAGCGATGAATTCTTGAAGGGCGGTTTGCTCGTCTTGGTATTTTTTGAGCAGCGTCGAGAAATTGTTCGGAGTGATGTTTCCTTCGGCGCGATCCTCATAGAGTGAGGCGAGCATCCCGTCTATTTTTCGTAGACGCCGCTTTTTATCATCAAGCTTCGCTTGCTCCTTGTCCCCACTAGACTGAGTTGCTTTGCGCGAAGAATTCATAATCTCCTGGGCAAAATCTATTTCGTTCCCAGCGAGTGTCGAGGTCCAATACTGTATCCGTGATAGCACATAATTGTAGAGGGTAGACTGCCTTATGTAATGCGCGGTGCAGTGTTCTTTACCGAATTCCGAATATTGCCGGCAGACGTAGGCTTTATCGTCGGGAGCATAGCAGGGACGGGCTTTCAACGCTTTCCCGCAGGTTGAACATTTTAGCAGACCGGCGAAAAGCTGGGGCGTCCCATCCCCGCAGGAACGACGCCGCCGTGAAATATTTTCCTGAACCCGCTCGAATGTCTCGCGCGATATAAGAGGCGGATGGGTATTTTCTACCCGGTAAAACTCATCAGCGGAGTTGTGAATTCGTTTTTTGCTTTTGTACGAAATCTTTTGCCTGCGGTAATGAATCGTATTTCCAATGTATGTTTCATCCATCAGTATGGAACGCACGGCGGAGCTTTGCCAGAAGCTTTTCTTCTCTTCGGCGGCGTTCTCATAGTATTGCGAATACGCGCCGTAGCGGCTATAGCCAACCCAGCCCGGGGTAGGGACTTTGGACGTCCTCAGATACCTTGCGATTACATTGTAGCCGTTTCCTTCCAGCGCAAGCGCGTATATCTTTTCGATGATCCAGCGGGTGTCTTCGTCGATGAGGAGTTTGCCTTTTTCTTTCGGACTCCATATATAACCGAGCGGCGGTGTGGGGCCTAGGCGTTCGCCTTTTTCATATTTCGCTTTTAGCGCGGCCTTTACTTTCCGGCTGGTGTCTTTGGCGTACCACTCGTTGAAGAGGTTCTTAAAAGGGGAGAAGTCGCTCATACCTTTCTCGGAGTCTTCGCCGTCGTTTACCGCCACATAGCGGACGCGCTTCTCAGGGAACACGTATTCCAAGTAGCGATCCACCTGAATGTGTTCGCGCCCCAACCGGGAGAGGTCTTTTGTGATAACGCAATTCAACGCGCCTTTGTCAATGTCCGCCATCATACGTTGAAACGCCGGTCGGTCAAAATTTGTACCAGACCATCCATCGTCGACGTATTCATCATAAATCGCAATGTTGTTGTCTTCGCAATATTGATGAAGAATCCGGCGCTGCGTTTCAATGCTGCCACTGTCGCCCGGCTCTCCGTCATCGTTGCTTAGCCGCATGTAAAGAGCGGCTACCCAGGGTTGTTTCATTCCCATCCTCCTTTCGATAGAGAAACAACCCACATTTGCATGCGGGTTGATTATAGCATAAGTGGAATTAAGACGCAATTTTAAGATTGCGAAGGATGAATTCTTTGAAGAGGTCGGCGAATGGTTGGCCGTCCGCAGCGAAATGTTCTGTTATAAGAATTTTCACTTTGCCGGCGTCAAAGCATTTTTGTTCAGTCAATAGTATATTCTTCTCTGCGATTCCGAACATGGCATTCTCCTTTAATTTTTCTCAAACAGTCCAGGCAAATGTATTCGTGCGAAAATAATCCAGCCGGTTCATAGAAGACGTTGGTCAGATCACGGCCACACATACAGCAATACAAAGCAGTCCCTCCTTTGACGAGACAGGTAGATCATTCCCCATAAAGAATTTCGACCCCATAAGCCTTAGCCGCCTCATGTTCAAGCCGGCAGCCGCGTGCCTGCTCCCAACCATTGCAAAAGTAAGCGGCATGACACAGGCTCATATTTTCAAGGCTCTTTGCGAGAAAAGACAAGGGAATCTGAACGACGCCGCGCTCGGTCATCGCCTCCTTGTTGTACCATTCATCGGTAAAGGGTGTATTGACGACAACATAGCCCATGTTCTCCAGCGCCTTAATGGCACGGTTGCGGGTTTCAATAATTTCCTGTTCGGTTTTGCCAGCCATCGGCTGAGATAACATTGCCTTCTTCATATTTTAATATTCCTTTCTAAAATGCGATGTGTTACAATGTAAGTGGAGGTGGCGCATGTGACAGACAACGAGAAAAAGAAAATAGGCGCAGAACTTGATAAGCTGAGTGAAGCTGTAGAGAAGATCCAAGAATCCGCCGATGTACCAGGGCTCAAAGATGCGCTTGAAGCAATTTATAATCTGCTGGAGAAAATTATATCCGAGGAAGGGTGGCAGTAATTATTCTGCCGCCCCATTTTTCTCTGAGGAAAACTGTTCATTGGTAGCTTCAATTTCTGCAAAGCACGGGACAAAAGTAACGCGCCTCATTTCCTTCATGGCCGCATCATATTCTTTTTGAGCGGCAAGAAGACGCTTTAAGGCTTTGCTCATTTCCTCTGGTTCAGGGGCGTTAAAAATATATTGCATTGTATTTATCTCCTTTTAATTATATTTCATTTTTTGAAGAAGGCTTCTGTATAGGGGTTCCAGCTGCGGTGAGGACGCTTTGAATTTTTTCTGTTCGCAATTATGCGTCTTACCGGCTTTATAAAAACCATGACCGACTTCATGATACCGAGAGCGGTCCATATAGGCATATTCCATTTCAATATCCGGAAGCTGCTTTGTAATGCCTTTATAAAGCATAAAGGGCGGCATATAAACCGTTTTGAAGGCAAGCAGCCGCTCATCATTAAACCCTGGATCGAATGTAACGGGAGATTTCTCCTTCACGCCGGTTTCAGGAATTGCGGGATGCTGTTTAAGATAAGCGCCGCTGGGCTTAAATTTAACGACGCCTTTCTTGCCGCACAGTTTCAGGACGGCTTCATCGAGCTGCTCTTTTGTGCCGGTGATGCGCAGATAGTTTTCCATTAAACCTTATCCTCCTTCATGTTTTCAAGCAGCAGGTTATACAGATCGCGTGTGGTGGCGAGCGGAATGTCTTTGTCCCCGTCCGTTATCATGCCAGGTTTATATCGCCGGCCGAAGTTAAGCTCCCAACAGAAGTAGCCGGTCCAGTCGTTTTCTTTATCTTTCATAATAATTTCCAGCAGGTTTACAATGGGATCGTCCAGCTGGCACAGTTCAGGAAGGCGTATGGCGTCGTCTGTTGCATCCGAAACCTTTTCGCAGAAGTCGTTCCATTCCATCAATCGGTGCAGAATTTCATCGAATAAGTCAAATGTCATTGTGTTCTCCTTATGATATAATTGTGTCGGCGGGGAGAGGAGCGGAGGCGATCGCGTTTACATAGCCGCACCTGATGCATCGGGATGCGTAGCGCTATGTGAAAGGAGCGATGTGCCAATGGAACATGTTTGTGACGTTATGATCGAACTGTTTCTTGAGTACGTCGTCAAAAAGGTGATCTCATAGATGAAAACCTGGCTGACGGGGCAACTCGAAAAGGCCAGGAAAAACAAACCTGAGCCTAAGTACACTATTTGTACTTGGGAGCAGCATTGCCGGTAATAGAAACCGGCGGGGTTAACGCGATCGCCCCTTAATATTGCTGTACCGCTCCATCTCCCCGTTCACAAAAGAAAACATTGCAGTCTGCCGCGTGTTTGTGTATAATAGCCACAGGAGGTGGCTTCAATGCATAAGCCGTTAGGTAGCAAAGAGGTTATCTCGATACTCGAAAAGTAGCAGTGGCGCAAGCTCAAAAACCGTGGTAAGGGAAGCCATACGGTTCTTGAGAACCCTGAGAACGGGCTCCACGTTACGGTACCCCGCAGCAAAGAACTCCCAGCGGGAACCTAGAAGAGTATCGGGCGGCAAACCGGTGTGAATTTTGATGATCACCGGTGAGCGACCTCGCTTCAAAATGGACGGCCTTCTACTGGGCATGTCCATTTTTGTTTGTAAACGGCAGACCGCAATGATGGGGTGGGTTAAATAATTTCGTCCATTGTTTTCACAATGATGTCGCAGACTCCGTGCTCAAGGCAAAAAACGGAATCCAGTTCCCAGTCATTGTTGCGCTTTTTATTCAGCAGCTTAGCAGGAATGTTGGTCTTCTTGAGGATATGTTCCTTCATGGCTTTTAGGGAACTTTTGTAGCTGTCGGCCGCGTCGAACACCTTGGTGCTGTCGCCGGAAAGGGAGGCGCTGCCCTCGTGGATTACAACGCGAGCGCGGGGAAGCATGAAACGCTTATGACCGCTGAGGAAGATGATACCAGCCGCTGAAGCGCACACGCCCATGTTAACCGTATAAACCGGCGTCACAGAGGATTCGATTGTATCAATGAAAGACCACATCATATCGGCGTCGCCGCCGTAATTCATCAGATACAGCCAGATCGGTTTGCGCTCATTGACCGGCTTGCCCGCGTCTTCAATGTTCCAGCGGAGGATCAGCCGCTCATACTCGAGCATGTTGATATCGACTTCGCCGTCGAGCCAGAGTTTGCGCTCTTTTTCCAGCGTGTAATAGGATACCAGTTCAGGATCTGGCAACTGATAATTGCCAACGTTATCAGAAAGAATAGGAAGTACAAGTCCGTCCATATGTTCTCCTCTCAGGATCTATGTTCTACGCTGTCAGCCCAGTTGGACACAACACCGCGATAGTTATGGGTCAGTTTACAGACGGCGGCAAAAGGTTCATATCTCGCCTCGGCCAGATAATCCACAAAGCCGGAATGTTCAGGCCGGTGATACAGATCGCACTGGCCGGTATGACCGATGACGATTGTTTTGCAGCTGTCATGGATGCGGGTCAGGGTTTTCTTGAGCTCATCGAAGTAATAGTTCTGCGCTTCATCGATGATAACGACCTTATTTTCGATGTTTTGCCCGCGGAAGAAGGTGTGGGACACACAGTCGATATACGCGGTATCCTCCTTTACGTTCATCATGTTCTCCTGCTTGACAGCGTGCATTACATCGATGCCGGCCTTGAGCGCCGCCTGATAAAACGGCTCGTTATAAACAGAGAGCTTATCCTGCACGGTGCCGGGGAGAAACCCGATCTTCTGTTCCTGTACAGGGGAAGTGACGTAAACGATGCCCTCATAACGCCCATATTTGACGAGCAGTTCGGCCGTCATAACTGCGATGGTTGTTTTGCCGCAGCCGGCTTTCGCATCGCAGAGAACGATCAGCTTTTCGGGGTCCCAGATCGCGTCGCGAAACGCCCTCTGTTCGCCGTCAAGCTGGAGGCCGAAGAACGGATGATCGTCCAGTGTCTCCGGCGGGTTAGAATAATCGATAGTTTTTCGTTTTGCCAAACCGTATCATCACCTTTGCTTTTAATGGTTGTATATTGTCGCCCCGTGCCGTATAATGAGTGCGGAGGTGATTTTCTTGAAGAAGAACATATCTTCTCGGGAAGTTATCTCAATACTCAAAGAGCACGGATTCGTAGAAGACAAACGCCGGAGGACGGGCGGAGACACTATCTTTGTTAAACAGGGCTAGACGTCACACGTAAAAGTCCCCACAGGCCGGGAGTCGATACGAATCGGTACTTAGGTTAGTATCGAGAAACAGTCCGGATTGCCCATTCGGTGTTAGCTGTAATGGGCTCCGGGCGGCTTCCGCACTCATTGCACGGCGCAGGCCGGCAATATGCGAAGTTAGTCGGATTCTACCTTCGCCACGAATTCATCAATCGCGTCTTCAACAGGCATTGCTTTGCCCGATACGCGGCTGTAAATCATCCCGTTGCGCCCATACAAGTACAGGTCCCCGCCGGCATAGGCTTTAGAAACCCGCTTGAGAACGTCCCATCCCATTGCGGCGGCAACCTCATCCAGATAGATCAATGTGGTAATCGCATCGTCAATCAGCTCATGGTCCTGGTCGCGGAGAGCGGAAAGTCCATCGATAATTTCATTCAATGTTTTCATGCTTCACCTCATAAACAGCGGGAAATTAAGGGCAAGATCGCGAACGTCTTTCGCATAATCCGACGGGTTCGCGCCTTCAAGAATATCGGCGATTGTGTTAGCAATAAATTTTACTTCCGGCTCACGCATGCCGCGCGTCGTAATGGCGGGAGAGCCGATGCGGATACCGCTTGCCACGTTGGGGCTTAGCTTCTCGCCGGGAATGGTATTCTTGTTAACCGTGATATGACACGCGCCGAGAGCGGCCTCAATTTCCTTGCCTGTCTTGCCCGCATGGGAGACATTGAGCAGAAGCAGATGATTATCGGTGCCGCCGGTGACAAGACGGACGCCGCGTTCGGTAAGAACCCGCTCGAACGTCTTCGCGTTTTTTAGCACGTGCTTCTGATACTGCTTAAAGCCGGGTTCTAGCGCTTCCTTAAAGGCAATAGCTTTGGCTGCGATGATATGTTCCAAGGGGCCGCCCTGCAGGCGGGGGAACACCGCAAGATCAATCTGCCTGGCATACTCGGCTTTGCACAGAATCAACCCGGCGCGAGGACCGCGTAACGTTTTATGTGTGGTAGTCGTTACAAAATCAGCGTAGGGGACAGGAGAAGGATGAAGCCCCGTCGCGACCAGACCTGCGATATGCGCGATATCGGCCAGAAGATAAGCGCCGACGCTATCGGCAATCTCGCGGAACTTTTTGAAATCGATCACACGGGAATAAGCGGAAGCGCCGCAGACGATGAGCTTCGGCCGATGCTGCTGAGCGAGGTCATAAACCCTGTCGTAGTCGATCAGGCCGGTTTCTTCATTAACCCCGTAGAGCACCGCGTCGTAAAGCCGACCGCCCTGGCCTTGCGGATTGCAATGGCTCAGGTGGCCGCCGCCGCTGAGCGACATCCCCAGCACCTTATCGCCCGGTTTGAGCACCGCAGCGTAGACGGCGTTGTTGGTCGTGGTGCCGCAATGCGGCTGCACATTAGCATGTTCGGCCCCGAAGAGCTGCTTCGCGCGCTCAATGGCCAGACGCTCGATTTCGTCAATATACTCACAACCGCCATAATAGCGCCTGCCGGGATACCCTTCGGCGTATTTACAGGTCAGAATAGAACCGGCCGCGGCCAGCACGGCGGGACTTGGATAATTCTCCGAGGCGATCAGTTCGATTCCGCCCGTCTGACGCAGATATTCTTTACGAATTAGGGCAGACACTTGCGGGTCAGTCTGCTCGATCGTTTCCAGTTCACTCAATTTCATATCCGTTTACAGGCATTTCCTTTCCGGCCGCAGACAGCGGCTCGTAGTTTTTTGCAGAACGCCAACACCATTGACGATTTTCATAGACGAGGAATTGCGGGTAGCCGTTCTTATCGTTACGAACAGCATAAACTTCGACGTTCCGGCCTGTGTGGAGCGCGGAAACAATGAAGGAGTTGGTCATTCGACTCCGAGCGCCTCCGCTTCGCTATAGCCAGGCATCCCGCTGAAGCGTTCCATGACGGCGTCGCGCTGCGACTGACCTAGAAAGTGTTTCAGCAAATAGTCGCAATACAGATTCAGGTTCTGACAGCGGACAAGCGTGTGCTCGTAATCTCGAACGAGCGTTTTATACCTCACCGCACAGCCGCCTTTTTTACAGGAGCAGACGCGTTTTACTTCGCCCATAATATTAACCTCCAAAGAAACCGCCCCAGAGGAGCAGGCCGACCATCATTCCTGTTCCTACAACCGACCCGATACAGCCGGCTGCTATTTTAGTCGGGTCTTTCTCTTTAAGAGCGTTTAGCAAATTCACAAGGAAAGAAAGCGAATACAGAATAATTACAATAATTTGAGGAGCACCCATCACATCAAACCTTTCTATGTTGGAATTTATAAGTGATATTGGAGTAGTTCATTGCCATACCGTTTTTGCCGGATGACAGCAGCCACATGGACTGATTGGTGTTCGGTGAGTCGAGCCCACCGCGCTCTTCAATGTAGGGGCCGATTTTGTAGTAATCAACCCAGCACTGAAGGGAGAGATCGAACACCTGCGAGCCGGAATAGAGGCAGGTTTTAAGTCCCGCCTTCCGCACCGACATCAGGCATCGCGCCAGCGCGTCTCGGTCATTCCCCTCACCCATAAAGCAGACGCAGGTAATTCGGCCCGCATACTCCTTGAGTAAAGTTGGAAGATCGTGCTCAAGATCATAGCCGACATCCTGCTGCAGCTCCGGCGAGTGACAGCCGGGGCAGCGATGCGGGCAGTTTGAAACCTCCACCGCGAGACTGATTTCATCAGGGACTTCCTGCAGGACGACGCTGTAACCGGTGTATTTAATCATCGGCCGGTACCTGCACATAGAGGCCGCAGCAACATTCCTTTGTCGTCCGGAACGCAAGGCACGGACATTTGTTATCATCAGTCTTCTCGACCCGGCAGGGGCAATAGCCGTTGTTAGCGGCTATTCTCCCCCTGAGCATCGCGACGAAATCCTTATCAGGATTCAGTTTGATTTTCATATTCCTGTCCACCGAAATACCTCCGGTCATATTCATTCTTGCGCTCGGCCGACCACTTCGACACGCGGGTCAGATAGCCGATGATGCGCGTGGCATAATCCAGATTTTCACTGCTGCACTTTGGGCACTTCTCCAGCTTGTGCTTGCTGATATACCCGCAGTCGTTGCAGATGGTATTGGGAACGTTGAAGGTAAAATACGAGCAGCCTTCATGAATCGCGTTGAGAATGAGCAGCTCGTACTGGCGAGCGGTGAGGTGTTCTTCGAGGTTGATATGGCAGGCGCTGCCGCCGTCGAGATTGCGGATATAACGATCGCCATGCAGCCGAATCTTATCAAGAACCGTTGTTTTAGGATCTTCAACCACGAAGAAATAGCTGTTATAACACGCTCTCGGGACGGAGAGCCCGTCGGCTTTATCCCATTTGGCGTTCTTCACGCCTAAGCTTTCGGCTGGCACGTACTCCGTGTTAAACATAACGCCCGGCTCGGCATCGGCCACGTTCCGCCGGTGAATCGTATCAAGGATGAGATCAGTGAACTCGCCGTAAGCCTTGTTGTCACCGACCGGAATGCCCAGATACTCCGCCGCCTCGACCAGACCGTTGATGCCAACGGTAAGATACTGCTTCTCCGGCGAAACGAACCCTGCGTCATAAAGCGGGATCATATGCTTGGCCTGCGCATCCTTCACCATCGCGTTATACGCTTTCAAATAGCGATGGACATGCGCGGTCAGATCGTCAAGCGAGGCTTTGACCTTGGCCAGATCGCCGCCGCAGCCCTGAACGAGCCGGTTGATATTGATGGTCATGACGCGCTTGGAGCCGGTCGCGATGCCGCCCGCGCCAAGGCTGTAAGTGAACTGGTTTTCAACGATGTTGTTTTTCAGGCGGCAGTTATGCGTAATTACTCCGGAGGGAAGCATGAAGTAGGGCTCGCACCCATCATCAACCTCGAGGCAGTAAACATAATCGTATGTATTGGCGCTCTCGATCACCTCAGATACCGGGCGGTATGTATACATCCTGCTTTCGGGATCCCAACACTGGACTTCATCCCCCTCGACGAGCTCCTTCGCCTGGACGTCTCCGCGCCGGGTGGGGAAAAGATGGTTATCCGTCACCTCATACATACGGCGGGCGTTCGGCTTGACGTCGATTGTGATAAAATACATCTGACGGCCGGGGAGACGAATGAGAGTCGCGGGAACCACTTCCTCACCGAGCATAACCCGAACACGAAAATCCTGTTCCTGTTCAAGCATCTGGTAAAGACGCTCTGCAGCCCCGACAAGCAATGTGTTATGCTGGTCCCAGACGGAGAACAGTGTATCCGGCGCAAAGCAGCACGAACTCAAGCTATCCACGCTATCGCTGGTATAAGTGAAAAAACTGTGCCCTTCGGCATACATCTCGGCGATATGCTTCAGTGCCCGCTGGTCAACAGCCGTCTTGCCGTTGTTCAGGAGAGAGAACGTTTCGACCGGGAAGGTGATGATCTTGCGGAGCCGCTCCTGATTAAACCACTTCATAAACCGAACCTGCAGCCACCAGAGGGACTCCCAGAGATCGGTCATTACTGTGCCGTCCGGGAAGGCGAAACCTTCGAACAGCCCGCGGAAATACGGCTCATCAAAATAGGAAATATTCCAGAAGACGGCCTGATTGCCGCGCGCCGCCGCCGGTTGATTGACCGAGTAGACAACCTGCGCGAAGGTATCGGTGATCACGTTATCAATGGTGCGCTTGCGGCCAAAGAGCTCGGCCTGCGTATCAGGCTTCAGATAATAATCTTCGCCGTATTCCTTGACGAGGAAATAGTTCATATAGGCGAGAAACTCTGGAGTGGCAATCGCGCCGAGCACCTGAGCGGAGGCGGCGAACACCAGATTGACAAACCCGCCGGCGAAACTTTGCAGCGTCTTGGGAGCATCCGACGTGCCGCCCAGCCCCTTCAAGCCGTGCAGTAGGAACGGGTACATGGTGATGCTGGCGCAATAGATCTGCGGGGTTTGGCCGGTTTCATCATGGCAATAGACACGATGGGTTTCGAGGTTGTCAATGTAGCTGTCGGCCTCTTCCTCGCCGTACATGGCGGTGAGCATATCGTGCATCATCAACCGGCTGGTATAGATGCGGCCGCGCTTACCGCTTTCGGACGCGAGGGTGGCCAGATTCTTTGAACTGACATTGGAGTTTGGATCATAGTCGCTGCTTTCGGCGGCGCATTTTTCATCCATATAACGTCTGATGAAATTTGCTTCCGGACGATAGCGCGCATATTTGTCGGGGATCATTCAACAGATACTCCTTTGCTGAGATATTTCATAGCCTGCGCAAAGTTCATGAGATTGCCGTCCTTGTCTTCGAGGGCGGGGACAACCTGAATGCCTTTTGCCTTCAGCTGCTCCGCATCGGAAACAATATTGCATGGGATCTAAAGCTGCGCGAGCCGCTCGGCAAGCAGGTCGCACATGGGGCAGCCGGGAAGAGTATAAAGCGTCATTTCGGAATCAAACTCCTTTCATATAATAAAGGGAACATTTTCATGCCCCCTTTTTCACATTTGAAAAATTTTATTTTGAATAAGCCACGCGACGCCTACCGCTACCGCATCAGATTCGTCGTCGCAGGCATAGCGCTGAGCGCCAACGTAATCATCCAGCATTTCGGCGACACGATCTTTCTCCGCGTTAGCATCGCCGGTGACGATGCGCTTGGTCATGCGAGGATCGATCTCTTCAAACTCTCTGCCTGTCAAATGCCAGGCATAAAGATCGGCCACGCCGACAACCTTATGCAAAACCCCGATGGTCTTCATCTGATAGCGGCCGGGGTAAATTGCTTTCTCGCGAACTAATATGGCGTTTGGGTAGGTGGTCATATATCGCTTCTATTCGCGCGCAATCTCCAGAAGCATCTGGCCATGCGTTTTCTTGCGGGCATACTTGTTGTTGACATTGCTGAGCTCGCGCACGGTGATCGTATTATTCTCACAATGAAGCAGCGCAAAGCCGGGGCGATGGAGCGAGAGATCGCAGGCGAAGACATCGACGGCGGTTTCAGGCACAGGGCGTCCCCTCGCTTTCACGCGCCAGCTTATCTGTCTCATAAGCGAAGAGCGCGCGGACAATGGCGTGCGCCAGATGATCATCGCTGATATCGCCGGCAAGATAAGCGTACAGATGTTGGATGCAATGCCCGATATGCTCCTCGGGCGGGATTTTTGTATAGTTACGGCAGGCGAAGGTTTCGCCGTATTTCTCAGCACCGGCCTTCGCGACTTCAGCCGCGGCAAACATTGCATGCACGGGCAGAAGCTGGAAAGCATAAGGGCTGCGGCTTTGCTTGCCGCCTTCGCTGTTCACGACGACGGGGACGTCTTTACCGACCCCGAAGATTACATTATCGCCAAGCATTTTATCACCTCAGAAATCAATAAAATCATGATACAGAAAACGGGTGCGGGGCGGCACGCGGCGATCAAGATGCCAGTGCCCGCAAAACCATTCAGGCTCGAGCGCGGCGGCGTCTACCTCGTCCATCCAGCGTTCCATGGTATAATCGGGAGGGCCTCCATAAATATTGGGAGCGCATCGATCCCAGGGGATCATGCTCTGGGGGCAGGTATGAGAGAGGATAACATCGGGGCGATGGACGCGCGCGGTTTCCAGAATAGAATCTCTTTCAGATTTCGAAAGCTGTTCATCGGGGAACCAGCGATATTGCGGGAATCCCTGCGCCTGACGCTCGAGCCGGATAAATTTATCGATGCTGTAAGCACCGCCGATCACCATGACGCTCATGCCGCTGAAATCATACAGGCCGCCGTCTTTCGCATAGAGAATATTTGGAAACTCATCCTCGACGAGCACGGGGCCTGAAAGATAAGAACTGACATAGTCTTCCTCGCGGCAGACCTTGCGGCTGGGGCGCTGATCATGATTGCCGCGAACCATAAAGAAGGTCAGCGGCAAAGTGGTGAGCTCGGCCTTGAGTTTTCTATCCCGTTTGCCGCCAAAGTAATTCACCCCGTTATCGCCAAGCACAACCATGATATCTCCGCCTGCGTCTTTACCGACGTCATGGGACTCGCAGAAAAGTTCGACGGAACTATAATCGCCGTGTTTATCGCCGGTAAGCCAAATCATTGCGTGCTCCTTTTTAATCTCTGCCCGCATTGCGGGCAATATCGATCGGTTCGTTTAACTTCGTTGGGGCAGGCGGGGCAGCGCAGCGTATGAAGCTTGCGCCGCCCATCATCCATGGTTTGTTCCAGCGGAGGGAGGGGGTTATCCCGGTTCTTGCGCCATTCAACCAGCTCGCTGGCGGGAACCAGTCGGAACCCTTCGCCCTCCCAGTCAAAGCCGAGATAACCATGGGAAACTTCGACACCCGCCGGAGGCCCCAACGAGGGGAAGCCCAGGGAAATGAGGACTTCCACCTTGTCAGGGTCACACAGCGTACCCGCAACCGCCTGGCGCACAGCTTCGTTTAGCTGAGAAAGCGTCATCTGCGGGCATCGGCGAGCGTCACGTCATAAGCGACGTCGTCCGGGATCTCCAGCGAGAGAAGCATCTTGTAAAGAGCGGCGAAATAAGCGGCGCGCGTGCGGCCGGCGTTAATCGCCTGCTTCATTTCCTCCGGCAGGTCTTCCTTCGGCTTCGGGAATTCCTTCACTCCCTCCGGCTTTGCCGGTTTCTCCGTCTTCAGGGAAGAGTCTGTTTTCGGCTCCTCCTTCTCCGCAAGAAAGTTGAGCAGATCCCACAGTTCTTTCATTTCGTTTGCCATAATTTCGAATCCTTTCACCATATTTAATATCAATCCATGCGCGCAGGAACGTGCCTGCAACGCAGACCGTGACGGCCAGCACCCACGCGGCCACATAGGAAACCCAGTGCGTCAATATCCAGATGAGCGCGGTAAGTACCGCCGCCCCAAGAAAAACGCCAAGGAAATCAATCAACATCTACATTACATCACCGCCTCGGAAGAGAATGATTATCATCGTCATCATCACAAGAGACAATGACAACCAGAAAAACAGCAAGAATGGCAACTAACACCCATAAAGGAACCCCCAGACGCACGAGGCTGGCAAACAGCGAAACGGTGGAGATTCCAAACATGCAGCCAACAAAGAACATATCAGACACCTGTGCTGCCAAATCCCCCGTTGCGCACGCCGGACGCGGTATCGTTCGCGGCCGTCAGATAAGGGAGGAAAATGCCCTGCATAAACTTCGCGCAGCCCGGCAGACGAACGGGCTCTTCGGCGGTGAGCTTGGCCTGAATATGCCCCTCATTAGACGAATAGTAATAATCGCTGTCGACGATCCCGGTGCTGTTGCGCAGGCGCAGGCCATATTTGAAACCGAGCCCGGATTTGGGAACGATCGCGAGGACTACGCCGGGCGGCATATGGCAGCGGATACCTGTCGGCAGAGTGAGCGGATACTCGGGGAGGACTTCAATTTCATAGGGAAGGAAGAAATCATAGCCCGCCGAACCGGCCGTTGCGCGGCAGGGAAGCGGAATCGCCTCCCAGATCTTACGCATTTCGGCTACGCCCAAAGGGGCGATTTGCCTTCCTTTTTCGAACGTCTCCCGGAACTCGTCAAAGGAAACCTTTTCAAAATAGATTTCGTCGGTATTCATCAGACATACCCCTCGTTTACAAATTCTTCATCCACGTTCGGATTGCGGATATACATGCCGCAGGCGCAATCGCCATGCTCGCGGAAGTCTTTACAGGGGCACTTCGTATCCTTCGTCTTTTCCCTCTTGCAGGGGCAGAAACCCGAGTTGGCCTTGATTCGTTTCCGAAGGTTCCAAAGAAATTCAGAGTCTGGATTCTTGATAAACCCATCAATCATTCTTTTCCTCCCATGTGATATCATCAAAAATAACGGGAAACAGTTTCTGGAATTCGCAAAGCAACGGGCGCATGAGCGAGCGCATTTCCGGATAAGCGGCCGACGAGGTGCGCAGCTGAAAAATATGCCGCCATTCCCGCAGATTCGCCTTCATGACGATGATGCAGGCGGTGGAATTGGGGAGTACTTTACGTGCGTCCTCCGCCTTCATGCCGCACTCATGCCTGAGATACCGGTAATAAGTTTCGGCATGCTCCATGGACGCATCCCAGCCGCGGGAAGCGCACCATGTTTTCGCATCCAGATCGGGGCCTTCGGCTGGAAGATAGATATCCGGCCGGATGAAGCTGATATCTCCGGTCTTATCATCTTCGACATAGCGCTGGCTCTGAACGCAGAAACTGGGGAGCCGGTGCCGTGTGATCTCGGCCAGGACATCGCGCCCGGTGACGAGCTCAACCATGGCGTCGCCAAACTCAATAGGGGCTTCATGCCCCCGCTTTATAAGCCCGCCAAGAAACTTGCGCCAGCTATCGGCCGTGATTTTATCATGCGAGCGATAGCAATTACGGGCGGCGTATTCGATAAGGCGCAGCGTTTCCAGTGCGCGCTCCGGCGTGGACGGCGAGAGAATCTTAAAAGACTGGTCAATTACCTTCATCGAAGGTTGATTCCTCCTTTCCTTCTTCATTATTAATGAGGGAATCCGCCTCGACGCCGTCCGTGTTTTCAGGATCGGTTTCAGCGTATTCGCTATCCCGATCATAGAGGTTGCCGCGCATATCGCCGTTGAGGCGCATGAGCAGCGTTTCAAACCGGAGAGAGGAGAGCATAACGGTGCCCTCGTTAAAGAGAATGACGGAGCGGATTTTGCGCCCGACCGTCGCATCAAGCAGATGCTTACGGCCTTTGGCGGCTTTCACCTATTCTTTCGAGGTCATGGTGCGCGGGTTAAGAACGGCGATGACATGATTCGCGCAGACGGCATGCTTCAAGCCGGCGTTTACAAAGCGCAGTTCTTCCATTTATTCTTCACCTCCAAGGAGATATTGTTCGAGAACATTGGTCAGATTCGCAAAATTGAAACCGCTGCCGCTGCCGAAGTTGGGCATCAGCTGGCCGTTCCATTTTTCGATCATCTGCTGTTGGATTACAAGCTCGCTCAAGCCGGCCTTGCTGGCTTCCAATTCAGCCTTGGTAGCTTCGGCGGCATCCAGCCTGGCCTGCTTATCAGCCGCGGCACGGGTCTTGATCACATAGGCTTCGTTATCCACACGGATCTTTTCAGCCTCGGCGGACGCCTGTGCGTTGATCAGCGCGACGGCTTGATCGCTTTCCGCCTTGATGCGTTCCTGCTCGGCTTTCTGTTCGGCCTGTTTGACGGCGACGTCGTATTCGGTTTGCGCGGAAATTTTTTCTTTCTGTTGGCGCAGTTCGGTGTTGGTGAGTTCAGCGCTGAGGCGGGCACGCTCCTCAAGGATGGCAGTATACTCCGGCGTAAAATCGTACGTCTTCATGTTGACGCGGAGAATATTGATACCGTACGGTTTCGTGATCTCATCCAGCCGCTCGGCGATCTGCGCGGGAATTGCTTCCTTATTATTGACGATATCTTCGCTATCATAAAGAGAGAAGACCTGTTTGATAATCGCCAGAGCGTTGGACTCGACCAGGACACCGGTGTAATTCTTACCGTAGTTGGTATACACATCGTAAGACTTTTCCGGCGCGAGCTGATGCTGAATCTCGAACTCAAAGACAGGCACGAGCTGACGATCTTTTGTTTCGGCGGTATCAGACGTGGTTGGCTTCGAAGTGCCGCTGGCGATACGCAGCGTCTGGACCTGATTGGAGATTAGATCAAGCGAATCGACAAACGGGATTTTAAGAAACCAGCCTTCTGACACGCCTTCCTTCTGGACAACTCCCGCCCGACGCAGTACGCCGGTATGGTTATACGGAACGACTCCCACTGCGTTGACGCTAAGTACAAGCACAAGAAGCGCGCAGGCGGCGATAAGGATTATTTTTTTGATACGTTGAGATCGGATGCGCTCACGCTCGGCGGCCATATCTTCCACCGTTTTGCGCCAATCTCTTGTTTCCATAACAGAACCCCTTTCAAAATTTTCTTTTCATATAATAAAGGGAACATTTTTCACCCCGCTTTTTCAGTTTGAGCGGGCGAAACGGAAATTTTTTTGTAGCCGTCCATCCAAAGCTCGGTCACGCCGGGTTTGATAGAACGTTTGCCGTCCTGATACTGATAAGCGGGCTTCTTCTGCCAGCCAAGGAGCTTGATGACGTCGCCAGCCTTGACGGGATCTTTAGCAAAATCGGGCTTGCGAATTTTCATCACACCGGTGTCTCCGGTGGAGACGCTATAGAGCTTCAGCTTGGGGCTGTATTTTTCATCCACATCGATGACGGCGTAGCAGCCCTTCTTTTCGGGATAGACGCTGAGGGGGGCACCGAAATAATCGCACTCGAAGGGGATGATTTCTTCCATGGGGAGATCCTCATCCGGCAAAGCTGCTTCCAGATCGCGCAGGGCGACGAGGCGTTTCTGCTGCGTCTTCTCAACGAGCCCTTTATAGAACCGGTTCTCGCCGGACTTGAACTCCTGAAAGAGCTTGAGCAGCTTGGCGGAGCCGCCGAAATCGCTGAAGTATCCCATCTTGATGAGCGCGGTGATGCTTGTAGCGTCGAAGGCCGGAGACATATCCATATCGTAAAGCAGATCGGTGAAGTAAAGATACAGCGTATCGCGCATTTTATAGAGCGCGTCGGCGACTTTTCTACTGACGTGCTTGACGGAGGTGAGCGCGTCGGCGATGGTGTGCGCGCTTTCATCGATAAAGAAATCGCGGTTATCCTGCCCGAACTTGCAAGCGACGACGCGGATGCCGAACGCCCGACGCATTTCCTCCTTGGCTTTGGCGATGCGGTCTTTATCCTTCTTGGCGGCGTAGGCGCGAAGCAGGGTGGTGTAATACTGATAAGGATAGTGCGCCTTGAGCCATGCGCCGTAAAGACTATCCAGCGCGACGCAGGTGGCATGCGATGCATTAAAAAGATAGGAGCAGGAATCGTTGATGATCTGCCAGATTTTATCGGTGGTGGCGAGAGCTTCGGCCTCAGTGACATGCTCCTCCTCCACGATGCGCTGAGAGAACGTGGCGCGGAACTTTTCCTTGAGAGCGAGCACCTTTTCGGGATGCTTCTTCGAGATGGCCTTGATGGCGGCGTAGGATTCGGCCCCGGTGAAACCGCCATGCTGGAGGACCTTCATGATCTGCTCCTGAAACATGAGGAAGCTGTCGGGAATTTCTTTCGTCTGAAGCAGGTTATCCAGCGAGGGGATACCATAATCGAAATGCCGGCGGGCGAGGAATGTATCGATCATCGACTTGAAGCCCGGGCGGATGGCGGCGACGAACGCGGCCAGCTCGGTAATATTGCGCGGCTTATAGCGGGCGACCTTTTCAGTGGCCTTCTCGCGCTCAACCTGATTGAGCCCCATGGTGTAGCCTTTGGCGTACATATCCCAGACTGGATCATCCGGCGGGCACATGGCGAGCAGTTCGTTAACAGAGGGGAGGGGGATATTGGCGGCCTTGTAGGCGGCGGTGTTGATGTTGACGACGGTGACGGAAAGAAGATCGTTTTTTAGATATCCGTATCGATCCGCTGTCGCCCCGTCGATAAAAGCGGCATAAATAGTTCCCTTCTTGCCGGTTTTGCTATTGATACGATAAAGCCCAATTTCCCGGCGGATATCCTGATCGGTCAGAAGATAGGAGCATGGGCTGGGGGAGATGGAATCGACCATGCCAAGATATTTATTGGACATGCGCAGCTGCTCATGATACTCCTTGGGCACGTAATCGAACGGATCGATGGCTTCGCGGTCTTCATCGTCTTCGGCGTATTTTACATCAAGCTCATACTTTTTCAAGCTGTCAGAGATGGCGTTAGCCGTTTCGAAGGCGACGTTGGTAGAACGGCAATACATCTTCCAGGCGGAAAGCCGTTTGAGCGTGCCAAAGGCGACCATCTGCGCGCTATGCCACTCGCCCATGACCTCGGCCTGCGCTTTTTCAAACACCTCAACGTTGCCGCAGTTCAAATCCAAATCCGGCATCTGACCGGTGCTCAGGCGCTCTTTGGAAATAAACCGGTCGGGGTACATGGTGACGGGCATCTTCAAGCGATCAACGGAGGAGAAGCCGAGAAGCATATTCGTCAAAAAAGATACACCCGACCCCCTTCCAGATTGGGTTAACACCCCGCCTTCCCGCTTGGCAGTATCGACAACGCGGTTATCAATAAGAAAATAATCCGAAGTGTTGGTACCGGTAACGGCGTCTGTCTCATACCGGATCGCTTCTTCGTATTCCGGCCAGCGCTCCTGCGGCACTTCAGCTTTATACTGATCCCACGCCTGATGTACAAGGTCGAGATATTTTTGATTGCGCTCTTCCTGCGTCATGTCGGGATAAGCCGCGGGGAGCTTGCGGCGTTTACCAAACGAGACATCCTCAAAATCCAGGAAGACGTTTGTGTTTTCCATCGCTTCATTAATCTGGGCGACGGACAGAACGCCCTGCGCCTTGAACCTGTCGAGCAAATGCTTTTCAGAGGGATAATCCATATCCCAACCCTCTTCATCTTCATATTTAAGATGATGGGACTCAAGCAGCTGATCGCGCAGTTTGGAATCCTCCGGGTAAATGAAATGGGAATCGGTTGCGGCAATGAGCGGGATGTTATACTTGCGATAAAGATCGAGCACGAGCCGGTTGACATCCTTCTGCTTATCGACGTTATGCGCCTGAACCTCGAGCATGAAGCTGCCGCGGAAATGATCGTTCAAGAGCGTAACGAGCCGTTCGGCCTCCTCCGCGCCGTACTTCCAAATACCGCCGACGCAGGCTGTGGTAACGAATACATCCTTCGGATCGAGGGCCATGAGCAGATCCAGATCGACGCGGGGGCGATAGTAATAGCCGGTGATATTCGCTTCGGAGAGCGCATAATTCAAATCGCCGACGCCTTTGCGCGTCTTCGCTGCCAGAATGAGATGGCAGTTGGATTTGTCTTTTTCGAAGCGGTCCTTGACGAAATAGGCTTCGGTAACATAGCGCCACTTCAGGCCATACTTTTCAGCTAGCTCGGCGCACTCCCAATAGTTGCCCTGCGTGCCATGGTTACAGGAGGAAAGAACCGTCTGGTTCAGTTCGACGGCGCGCCTGGCGTAATCCTCCATGGTGGCGACGCTGTCGGCAAGCATGATATTGGAGATGTGATCATGTTTATGATAATTGACGTACATAATACCTCCACCCCTTGTTATTTCAAATGAAACATGATATACTTTGTTTATAATGCACGAAAGGACTTGAACGACAATGGTAAAACGATTTGCGGCAGTTGCGCTGAGCATTATGCTTCTGCTTTGCGGCATCGCAAACGCGGAAACGCTGAAGATGCTGGACACGGGGGACGAAGTGCTTGCGCTGAAAAAGGCGCTGATGGCGGCGGGATATCTGGAAGCGACAGAAGAAACGACGAACGTATTCGACAAGGCGACAAAGAACGCCATCGAGGAGCTGCAGAAGGATTTTGAGCTGGAGGAAACGGGAATTGCAACGCCGGAAATACAGGTGATCTGTACGCTGTTGGGAAAACTTACGGAAACGAAATCAACCGCCGGACAAGAGGAAGCAGATGCCGACATGGTAGTTATGCCGGATGTTTACGGCATAACAGCAGAAGACGCAGCAGAAGCATTGAAAAAGCTTGGCCTCTATGTTATTTTTACGGAAAGATATGACGACTCGCAAGAAGGAACGGTGTGCTATACCGGTTGTAAACCCGGAGAGAAACTAAAAAAAGGAAGCAAGGTAATTGTGCGCGTTAGCAAGGGGCCTCGCAGGATTGAATCCAAAGCCAGCACCATTACCTGGTGGCACGTGAAGGGGTCTAATAGTGATGATTACGAATTTGAAAATCCTTACATTTACGAAGATACGCTCATCATCAAACTTGACGTGACACTCAACTCTGAATACAGCCTGCGTTGGCGGGGATATGGCACAGCCTGCATTACGGACAGATTTGATAAGACCGTTCCGATAGAGGTAAAGTATGAAAACGAGCAAATCAAAAAGGGCGAAACACAAGCAGTCACCCTAAGAATCCCTCTGAGAGACCTCGACGTTAAGAAGCCGACAACCTTATCTGTCGAGCTTCAGCTATACCGCGGTAAACAAACCCCGACGCAAATCCGTCTGGATTTCACAATGACATGGTAAATGAAAGCACAGCACAAAATGACCATTGACGTTTTGCGCTCCGGCGATGTATGATATAAATGATATCCGAGGTAATATTCAGTCCCTCCCAAAGGAGAATGAATATGAAAAAAGGTATCATTATCACGCTCGCGCTTGTTACATTTCTTGTAGCTGTTTTCAGCTTTGACATTCCGGCAATATCCGCGCTGGGTATTGCTTAGGCGCTGGAAACATTCCTGCGCAAGTGGGATGGCGCAAGTACAGCCTGTTTGATCGTAAGCCTTTTAGGAATGTACTCTTCTCTGTTTGGATGGATCGGCGTCGCCCTTGCTGCGCTTGATCTATACCAGACATAGAGGAAACGATGAAACAGGCGGAGAAGAAGCCCCCCACGGGGCTTTTTCTTTTATGGGCTGGAATAAACAGACAGAATATGATATACTATCATTGATATCCGAGAAAATATTTAGTCCCTCCCCGAAAGGAGAATAAATATGAACAAAGATATCAAAACCAAAGCTGCGCTGTTCTTTGCCGCAGTTAACGTACTGCTGGCGATTGCCGGTCTGTTCTTCCCGCTCGCGTCGTTATAGACGCTGGCCTGGGCGCTGGCTGGCTTCCTGCAAAAACAGGACGTCGAAACCGCATGCTGTCTCATTGTGGGCCTTTAGGGGATGAGCTTCTCCGCCTTTGGATGGGTCGGACTCGGCATTGCCGTTGCCGCCCTGATACTGGCGCGGAAAGCGCAATGAGACGAAGACGGAGCCTTGCTACAAGCAGGGCTCTTTCTTTTTGCCAATGGCCATTTTGTGCCGTGCTTTACAGAGTTAATTTTTCAATTCGACGAGATACTTGACGGTCGTCTGGCATTCCTGATAGACGATGATCTCGTCGTTGCGGAGCATTGCCCCTTCATGCGCATGCAGACAGTTCGCGCCAGGACATGCGGCCTGAAGTTTTTCATAGTCGAAGGAGTTATAAGCGCCGGAGAAAGAATAAACGTCGTACGGTTTGCCGTAGGCGACCTCATACAGTCCCATAAAAGCGCTGTTCTCACTGCCTTTAGCCCAATAAGAACCGGAAAGGGAAGTGTAACCAAGCGACTTGCGCGCCTTTGTGGCGAAATAGATACCGTAACCGAACATCTTGCCGGTGATAACCGCGTTGGTGGGCTTGAGAACAAGGCCGCCGGTGAGGATGGACCACCAGTTTTCATTGCGGCTGCCATGCCAGAGCAGCTTGGTAGCGATATGAGCAGGCTCGACATAATTATCGAACGCCTGCTGGGTACGAAGGTTCCGAACCCGCCACGCCTGACGGAATTTATCGGCGCAGGAACCGAGGCAGGACTTGATTTTAATGATGTCTTCGGGCGTTGCTTCTTCAAAGACAAGACCGTTCGCCTCGAGGACGGTCTGCTGTACTGGAGCAGTATCGACAACTTTTACCGGCTGCGGGACATAGACCTGACCGCGCATAATATCCAGCAGATCCTGTTCTCGGCGGATAATATCGCCGAACTGGTCGACCGAAGTGGCCAAATGAGAGCGGACGCTGGCCATGCGGCGGGGAATAATGCCGAACAATTCCGACAACAGCAGATTAAAATCATTCAAGCTGCGTTTATCAACCAGCGCGTTCAGCATGAGCTGCGCTTCATCGACCATCGCCATAGTGACCTTGTTGGACGAGATGGTGTAGTTCTCCGCAACCGCCTGCCGCGCCATTTCTCTCAGCCGGCGGACAATTTCAGCGATGGGTTTCTGCAGGATCGGCCGATAATCATCTGTAACAGGCTGTACTTCAATCAGGTCTCGCACAAGCCATGTACGATCAACATACCCTTTGGAAAGCTTTTCGTTGTATTTCTTCTCCCAGTCCCGGAGGGAGTAAGTCCGACGCTGCGGGCTTGCCCCCACACGACCGTAAGCCGCTTCCCAGACGGAGCCCATCGGGGTCATATCATAATATTTATTATTGTTGGCGTCGGCGGATATTTTCACCAGCCGCCGCGGTGTGTATTCCATCACAGCGTATACACCACGATATCGACGCGCGTATCATCAAACGTTTCGAGGATCAGCTCACGAACATCATCCCAGTTCAAACGATCGAGCCCGCAGCCGATGCGCGGCATAGCGAGACGGGTGATTCCACGCTCCTGAATATGCCGGCGGAGATCGAACAGAGCGGCTCCAAGCGTTTCAAGCGTGGGTTTTTCATAGCACCGTTCTTTGGTGACGAGGTTATAAACATCCAGCACGGGGAGCGCGCAAGGCCCCCAGCCTTCAAAATCATACTCGCCGTACATCTGGCGAAGCTTTTCCTTCATATCATACTGGGTATCAATCTGCCTGGCGACGCCAGCGCCCAGAGCAAAATCCGCGCTGATGCAATGCACAAGCGCCCAGCCGCGGGGCGCGCTAAGCAGATCGCCTTTGATTTCAGAGAATGTCAATTTCGGATTACAGGTTTCGCACATATCAATTTCCTCCTGTCAATAATAGCTGACTTCTTTGCCGGGCTCACGCAGATCTTTGAAAACCGGAAAACGGAGCGACTCGACGCCCGATTTATCCTGCGTGACCTCAAAATACTGCACCGTAACGACCCGACCAATAAATTGGGACGGATTCGCCCAGACCTCGCGGCGGAAAGAATCCGTCATGCCGGAGCCGACACGGACGGGATTGCCCTTAAAATCCACCACCAATGCGCCGAGCGTGCCCTTGAAGCGGCCGCCGCCTTCTTCGACACCGGTAATTGCAAGATCGCAATCCTGCATGGCTTTGACCTTAAGCAAATTCCGGGTTCGCTTGAACTCATAGGGCGCGTCGAGCAGGTTGATCATCACGCCTTCATGACTGAGGCCGCGCTGAATTTCAAGATGGCGAAGGATTTCATTTACATCGCCGCCGACATAGAGGACGGGAACGGCCTTGATATGCTCGACGTCATGGACGATCGCTTCCAGCTCCTGCCGGCGAAGATAATACGGCGTGGTGCAGTCGTGGTTGAGAAAAACGCTGTAATCAACGATATCGAACGCGTTGAACACAATGCCGCGCTTTTCACCATCCCGGCGGACAATCTGCACGGTGTGCTTATACTGCTCTTTGCTGGGGATATTCTCCCTGTCTGCGATGAGCAGCTCGCCGTCAAGCACAAAGCCAAGCGCGCCGCCGTCAGTAAGCGTGAGAATATCTTCTTCCAATTCGACAAGCCCTTCGATAGGCTGACCCTGCCGGGTATAGAAACGGGGCGGCTTGCCCTTCTCGGCCACGCACTGACAGCGAACGCCGTCCAGCTTTTCGGTAAGCGCGAACCGTCTGCCTTCAACCGCTTCGGGATGCTCGAAATATTTCTCGGCCAGCATACATTCATACACGGGAATAACCGTGCGGCCAAGAACCTTGTTGACCGTCTTAGCAGAAATACCGAGCGGGATATCCTTACAGAGGAATCGAACAAGGAACTCGCGCAAGGCCGGGTCGGCTATATTGGCGAGCGTATACTGCAGTCTGGCGAGGACCTGCATATCTGCGGCGCGCAGGCCGGACAAATATTCGCACATGGTAAAAAGATCATCCCAATATGAAGCCAGCGTGATATTCAAATTTTTCTCAAGCGACCTGCGCTGAACATGAAAGACGACCATAGGATCGAGCAGAAGCTTCAGGGCGGAAAACGCCGCAGGACTCTGGGCGCAGGCCAGAATTTCCGGCTCTTTCGCCTTGCCTCGCGCGGTTTGAATCGCATCGAAGCAAGGCCTGATTTCGTGAAGCTGAGATTCAAGAGTGAAAGACATGATGTATTCCTTTCTTGATTGATGTATAATTGCGTTATGCGGCCAGAGGCGAGGGAACCCATTTCGCACGATACGTTGAAGGGAAGGAGGCCACAGCTTCAAATGGAGAAGATAGTAACAATTTAGAACATTATTCTGATTGTGCTTCAGCTGATTGCAGCTGCGTTCGAGTTGGCTAAACCACAGGACACCGCTGTGACCATCCATGTTGAGGGCAATAACAACAACGTTATTGTCATTGTCAACACTGGGATGAAGTAACAACCGCCAGTGATGACGCGCCGTGTTACTTCTCCGGCGCATAACGCAAAAGGAATTGCGCGCGAATCGCGCAAGGAAATTACACAGATAAATACCAGGCCATTACCTCTTCAGGCGAAGACCACAGATCGTTCGGCAAACCACGTTCGTCCCGCGCTTTCAACATCCGGTCGAACGCGCGAAGATACGCTTCTTCATATTTCGGATATCGTTCAAAATCGCGCTGGCGATTTTTTACGGAGCCCATCGGGCAACCGATACAGCCGAGCCGGCCATAGCCTTCATCATACAGACGGCAATGCGGAACCTGAACCACATCGTTCAGGAAAGACCAGACTTCCTCTGTCGACCAATCGATGATGGGGTTGACGAGCGTTTTCATGGTACGATAACAAACTTCCACCATACGGCGGGACGAATCGTTATCATCGTTCAGGATGATACCGCCCTTCGAGCCTTCATGGAAATCGATGCCGCGCGTTAACGCAATCCGTTTCGCCCTTGCGGGCTGCTGGAGGATTTCCACAGAGCCGTGCATGGCGGCGCGGCGAGGGCTTTCCGCCCAGCGGACGCCCGTTATTGTAACACGCCCCTACCCGCCGGACTCTTTCAGATCGGCACAGCAATACCGCGCGCTCCGGGACGGCGGCTTGCCAACGGCGGGAATCAAATTCCACATGGTGATCGGGTTTCCGGCCGCGTTATACGGGATTTCCCGCGCTACGTCAGGATAATGATCCCGAATGAAACGAACCAGTTCAGGCGGGTCCACGCTTGTGACGCGATAATGCGCATCAAATTTAACGCCGGCCATTTCGCACAGATGATAAACGCATTGAGAATCTTTGCCGCCGGAGAAGGCGACATAGTACCCCTCTTCGGGCTCGAAGGTACGCAGCTTCAGGAGCGCCGCGTCGATTTTTCTCTGATCGATCATCATCTCTCCAATATCTCCTCGCAGAGGGGGCAGGAATTCAGCACGCCGCAGATCCACCGGCAGAAATACTTATCTTTATGCGGCCTCCAATCAAACTCAAAGAGAATTTTCTCGATCGTATCGACGACCCAGGCCATGGCGGCGTTATATGCGGCCGCGTCGAACGGTTCATCAATGAAGGTGCCATCCCGGAACATGTTGAAGCGCAGCCGGGCGGGGAAAACGCCGAATTTCTGCTTGACAAACGCGGCGTAAACATAGAGCTGCTTGCGATAAGTATCCAGTTCCTTTTTCATGGAGCTCATGGACTTGGATTTATGATCGATGACCTCAATTTCGCCGGTTTCGCGATTTTTGAGCACCAAGTCGGCGATTCCAACGAAAGGATAACCGCCGATTTCAATTTCGAACCGCTCTTCAGCGGCCAGAATATCATATTGATCACCGAAGCCGGAGAAAGTCTCGAAATATTCAAGGCCAGCGTCGTAATATTTCTGCGGCATGCCTTTGGGGAACGGGGGGAAGGAGTGCTGAAGCGCCTGATCATATCCTTCCTCATACTCGGACGCCATAAGAAAGTCGGGGAGCTCGCCCTTCGCCCATTTTTCCAGAATTTCATGACAGTGCGTACCGTATTCGGCGAAGGCGTTATTCTCATTGGGGACGCGATCGATATACTGGAGTTTATAAGCCAGAGGACATTGTTCAAAGGTTGCCAGACGGGAAAAAGACCACTTGGTTTCGGGAGGAATAGCGGCATCACCTCGATGGATATGGTATAATGGCTCTGCGCAGACAACGCCGAGCCAAGCCTTTATAAAAAGGAAGGTGTAACGACTGGACACGGAGCGCCCTGCAAGGGGCGAAGGCACAGTCTGAACTTACGGGCGACTGTAAGAGCCGCAAGGCCCCGCAGACAACAAGGCGGGTAACAAATTGCGAAAGCCGGTGGGAGAATTTGGAGGTTTATCGAAAGAATGTCAATTTTAATTTCATAGGCGTTGTCCTATTGGTTGCAAGTCATAGGAAACTATGACGGATTGGTTCACTTGTTCCCGACCGCCGCGGCGACCCCGCCGGGCAGATTGTTGCTGATGGCAATCGCTATCGCGCTTGTCGTCTTTATGGTACTGTACGACCGACCCCACCATGAATGGTCAAAAATGATGGCCCCATACCGCGGTAACGCGGTATTTGGAATCTCCGTAAATTCGGCGAACGTCTGCGCGTTCCCGTTACACCTTCGGGGGGGGAATGTTTTATTTATCAGCCTTCAGCGCGGTGACGGCGGCCAGCTTTCGGGCTTCCTCTTCGATATAAAGCTCGCGGGCGCGGCGCTTGATACGCGCCTTCAGGCGGCGCTTTGCTTTGGCGCGGAGCTTTTCTTCTTCTTTCTCGCGCAGTTCGCGCTCCTTCGCCTGCATGGCTTCGAAGTCATATTTATCGCAGATCTTTTTGGCGCGGGTGGTGCTGCCGTAAAGCTTCTTGACGACGCAGGCGCAGAAGGCGGCGTATTTATCATAGGTTTCGCCGGGCATGAGGCGGACGGAGGTTGTGGTATCATCGTTCCAATGAACGACGGTGGTATTGTTGGGGTGCGCGATTTTAAGGATATCGGGGAGAAGCTTCGCCGGCTCCTCCGGTGCTTTTGTTTTAAGGGGCGCGGAAGCAAGACAAACACCGACAGCCTCCGCCGGGATTGTAACAGAGTACGGATAAACATCTCCGACGGTACACGCAGTCGACGAGAACGTGGGAAGTTCGGTCATAGACGAAGTGGTAAAAACGGAAGCGTCATTCATCATAAGTATCAAGTCCTTTCATTCGAATATCACGGAGGTGACCACGGAAAGCGTATTCGGAAACATGGAGCAGGGTTTTAAGCTGGTCGCGGGTATATTCCCCACCAAAGCCCTTGTAGAGATGGCGGATAAACCACTCATAAACATAAGAGCGGCACCCGTCCGGGTCGCGATAATATTTGCATGCGCTACAGTTTCTGCTATGCCGGTCGAAGCAACCGAGCATCAATGTGGAGACGACCCCACGATCCCATCTGCGATACCTAGCCATTGTTTTCCCTCCATTAATTTTGTCCGAATTCGCGCGCCCGTTTCCGCGACGCGCTGCTGAACGCGTTGGCGGCTGAGCCCGAGCTCGTCACCGAGCGACTGACAGGTTTTGCCGGCTATATGATAACGCAGATATAGCCGTGCCGCATCCTCGCCGACAATGGATTTCATATAAGAAACGATGCGCTGCGCATCCATAAAGGCGTCTGCATCGGTGATACAGCGCTGATCGCCGGGGAGATAATAGTCGATCATCATATCGGAAAGAAAACCGACGCCACTCTCTGGTTTACGGGACTGCGTGTTATTGTGCGCGTTAAGATGGGAGAGCTCGCTGCGAACCTGATGCCAGAGATAAGTCGACCAGGCGCATTTGCCGGGGACATAGCTCTGCACGGCGTAAACCGCAACAAGATGGACGAGCCCAAGCGAATCATCGAACCCCAAATCCCGCCGGTAGCGTGCGAGCTTTGAAGCATAGAGGACAAGCAGCCCATAATTCCGCTCGAGGAAGGCGCGCTGCGCATCAGTGAGCGGCGGACGAATTTTCTTTCTCATTAGAACGGCAATGTCTGAGCCAGCATGATGCCATACTCCGGCATGGAATCGGCGCGCGGGTCAGGCTTCTGCACTCCCTCCTTATTCCAGCTGAAATTATTCAGATCGCCTTTATCGGCCTGATAGATGCGGCGGCTATCGCCGCAATAACAGCACTCGATGAGTTTTTCGATGCCGCCTTCGCGGTTTTTGATGATGCGCAAATTCGGGCGCTCAACAACGATGGCGGAATCTGCAAGGTTGACGATCTGTGAAGAACCGGCGACATCAAATTTCCCAAATTGTTCGCCCGCTTTACGCTTGCGCGGGTGACAAACGGCCAGCACATGGACTGAAAAACGAACGGCAAACTTTTTGAGCGCGCCGATAAACTTGCCCTGCGCACGGGTTTCCTCATCGACGTCAGAGAGAGAAGTCATCAGGTTATCGACAAGAAAAAGCTTGCAGCCATAGCGGCGAACCGCCATGGTAAACACTTCGAGAATGGATTCCGCCTGATTATGCTCGAAGATTTCGTTATTATCGAAGAGAAAAAACTTGCCGCCGTAATATTCCGAAAGCCGCTGCTGAACCTGCCAGCTGAGAGAAGGCACCTGTTTGCTGCGGACGGAATCATATTTCAGACCGATATAATCGGAACCGGCGCACTGGAGGTTGATCCATTCCTGAAATTTTTCTTTACGGAGCTCCCCCGAATAAGCGCAGACATTGTGTCCTTGCTCGATTGCATTGAGAAGAAGCAAGCCCGTTAGCGTGGATTTTCCGCCGCCCGCGTCACCTGTAAAAACCGTAAGCCCGCCCTCAACCAAGCCACCAATCGCCGCGTCCAACGCGGGGATCATCGTCTTGATTCGGGGAACGGTCGTCGGGTCATACGGGGTGACGGTGCCGAGATCGAGCAAACCCTTGATGGGAACCTGTCGGGCGTTCTCGACCATATCGACCAGTTCGAATGGACCCAACGCAAAGAGAATTTCGTTCGCATCCTTACATTCCTTGCCGCGGTCTTCCCAGTAGGGATAATCCTCAACGATAGCGCACCGCGACTCGTCCAGCCGCTTGGCCACCTGCTGAACCATCTTGCGGCCGGGATCATCGTTATCACCAAAGAGAACGATTCGCTTGAATTTTTCCAGCCAGTCCCAGCAGTTTTCAATCCAGCTGAAATCCTCGCAGCCGGAGGGGACGGAAACGACGTTGGTGACGCCGGCCTCATAAAGCGACATGGCGTCCAGCTGGCCTTCCGTGATGACGAGCGGCTGGGCGAAGGAGCACATATCCATCCCGAAGAGAACAGCCTTTGTGCCGGGGGCGCGCCACTCCTTTCCTTTTTCACCCTCTTTCGGCTTCCACGGCCGGCGGAACTTCTCAAAGACATTGACGCCGTTTTCATAAAAAGGGAAGACGATCATGCCGGCGTCGTCGGACTGAATTTTGAAGGCGTCGACCGTTTCGCGGCTGATGCAGCGCTTCTCAAAATACTGATAGATCGCTTCCGTGGGCGGGTTGAGATGCGTATCGGGGAGCTTCCACGCTTTAGGCTTTTGTTTGGCGAGGCTGGAGGAGCGAGCGGAGCGGGCGGCATTGGTATCGCCGAAGAATTCGGCCAGCTCGTCAAAGTGCCCGCGCTTGCCGCAGGTGCCACGCTTGCAGACAAACACTCCTTTATCGATGGAGAGCGCGAAGGTTTCCTTATCCCCGTTATCCCCGCCGTGACAGAAGGGGCAATACTCCGGGACGATTTCTTCGCCCCCATCCTGCTTGGGTTTCACCTTAAAATTGCCGAGATACTGATCCGCGAACCGGATCATCTGATCTCTGTTATTCATATCAATCCATCACATTCGTTCGGAGAGTATAGCTGCGGCTATCGACCAACTCTTTACAGGCGCGGCATTTGCCCTGCACCTGCGCAAGCTGGTTAATGGCCTGCTTATCGGCGAAGAAATCATAAACCGGCTTGAGCAGGTCCATTTCGTTTTTACACTGCCGGCGTTCCCGGCGGACAGCGGCCAGCCGCCTATACATATCATAGCCTTTGGAGGCGTTCAGATTATCAGACAGCTCGATAACATGGAGAAGATCCTGCGTTTCCTGATCGAACTCCTGCCAGCGGCGCTCGTTTTCCTCATAGCGGGTGACGGCGGAGCGGGCGAAATCAAGAAAGGCGCGAATCTGATCGACCGGTTGGAGGGTATCGTACTCCTGCTTGCGATATAACCTGAGCACGGGGGCAGGAGCGGGGGATGCGGAAGCTGACGGCGGCTGCTCCGGGTTTGAATTCAGGATATCCTTCACAATCCGCTGCGAAAGCGGTTTATATTTGAGCTTTTTCCCCATATCACTTGAGCGCCTCCCAAACAAGCAGGTAACGATCGCTGCGCAGCTGCTCCATGAGGCACTGATAGGGATCGAGCGTGCCGGACATGACCATCTTTGCAATGTTAGGCGAGAAACCGGAAACGAGCGCGACGCCGAAATCATTTTCCCTGACGGGAATGGTATCGGTGCGGCCGCAAACATTCCAAAAGACCAGGCGGGGCAGGGAATAACCATAAAAATCGTACTTCTCCTTCACCTCATCGAACAGACTGCGATTGAAGTGCGGATAACACCCGGCGTCGAACTGCATATCGGAAATGATGAGGATATTTTTCGGAAGCTCTTCCTGCCTGAGCTTATTTTGAACCGCCGTATCAAGGATAAGATCAAACACAGCCTCGATATTCGTATTCGAACATTCATCATGCCGGCGGGCAATGCGCAGCTTGGACAGCAGCGTGCTCGCGCCGGAAAGATCGACCAGCTGAGGACGCACGGAGAAGGTGATATAGCGATTACGGTAAACGCCATGCAGCCGTTCGGCAAAATAAATCGCCAGACCGTGCGCGATATCGAGCGGCTGAACACCGCCGGCTTTCAAACCGCACGTCATACTGCCGCTGCCATCGGCGACGACGATGGTTTCCGCTCCATCGGGGACGGTATCAGGGAGCGCCCGCCAGAGCGCTTCAAGCGCGTCGTCCACACGCCGTTCACCTTCGTCATATTTTGCGGCGATTTCATGCGGCATGAGGACGGAGGAATTAATCTTGACATCCTTCACGCCAGCCTTGAGATCTTCCAGATATTGCTGCCGGCGATCTTCATCATGCTTAAGGAACGCCTTGCGATAAATCAAATTCGCGCGGGAGGGGACGGTATTATAATTGATTTGCCCCCACTCGCCGGCTGACATTTTCAGCTCGATAACATCCAGATAGCGGCGCAGCTTTGCGACGGCGCGGCGATAATTGCGCGGCGTGACGTGAAACTTTGCGGCCAGCAATTTTGCGGCTTCGCGATGGGAGGGGACGCGGCTCTTTTCGGATGGAAGCCATTTGGCAAGGAGCGAAATCGGCCGCTTTTGCAGCATATCCGCCGTATCCTGCCGCATCTGATCGGCAAGGATATCGAGAACGGAAGAAGCGAGCTGCGTATCGAGCAGGGTAAACAAATCGTCCCAGCGGCCATACTCCGCGAAAAGCGGGAGCAGGCGCATCAGGGCATAAGGAAACTCGCGCGCCAGATAGCGGGCGCAGACGCGAAAGAGCCGCCGTTCTCCCATACCCTGCCGGCAATCGCGGGCAAAGAAGAGCCAGACGATCGCCGCGGCCATATCTTCCGCACAGGCGGCGGCAAACATCGTTTCGATCTTCTCTTCAGGCGCTTCCCGCAGAGAGGAGACGGCAAAATTCAGATCAAGCAGGGCATGGCCGCTGGTGCGATAAACCTTCGCGCCGTTATCGGTATAAGAAACGTTCGCCGAACCATTCACGAGCGTTTCATTCATCTTATCATAAAAATTAACAGCCATTGAAACCTCTTTCAGGCGGCGAACGCCGCATATTTTTTTCGGATACGCTGCAGGGTGCGCATGGCCGTAGCATCGCCAAAGCCGGCGGCACGCCCCGCATCGCGCGTGGTGGCACCGTTCATTTTCTGCTGGACAAGTATTCTTTCAGGCTTGGAAAGGGTGCCGAGGAAGATATCGAAATCAGCCTGTGTCTCGATATCTTCCGCAGTAGAGCCTTCTTTGGCATAATAATCCAGCCCATCGAACATAATCGACGAATCAACGGGATAGGAAATGGTTTTTGTGAAATCAGTCGTGCGCTTGGGGATATGGACGACATTCATCTCCATCAGGTAGCGGCACATTGCGTTCGTCATATCAAGAAGCGGGGCTTTGCGCGCCGTTTCAATATCGGGGCTGCGGCGGATATGCTCCAGCATAACAATGGACGCTTCCTGAAAGAGATCCTCCGCGCAGGCGCTATAATTTTTATCATTGCGGCGTCTAAACTGATGGACAGCTGACCAGACCAGATTTATACAGGAACGAAAAATCTGATCTTCCTGGCTGGGAGAAAGATTCATTCGGCATCCTTTCTGCCAGCAGCCTGATATAAACGTTTTCTATGGGCGATTTACGAAATTACGGGATGAGGAGAAAAGTTAAAAGGGAAGATCATCCTCATTGAAACGATTGGCGGAAGCGGCAGCGGGCGCGACAGGAGGCTGCACAGCGTAATTATTATAAGCGGGGACAGGCTGAGCGGGGGCATAAGCCGGAGCGGGCGGAGCGTATCCGTAAGGCTGGGGCTGAGGCTGAACTGGTGCGGCGGCCTGCGCATCCTTCTTAGATGAGAGGAACTGCACCTTGCCGGCGCGGAGCTCGAGGGAGAATTTCATTGTGCCATCTCGCCCCTGATAGGAACGGACGCTCGGCTCGCCATCACAATAGACGGGATCGCCTTTATGGAGATACTTAGCACAGGCGTCGGCCTGCTTGCCCCAGACGGCGACGCGATAAAAGGTCGCGGCTTTTTCTTCGCCGTTGCGGGGCTGATAATCGGGGTCGACGGCCACGTTAAAGTTGGTGACCATATTTTCGCCGACCATGCGGTTTTCAGGATCAGCCGTAAGACGGCCGATGATTTCAGTTCTATGAAGACTCAATGCTTTTCCTCCCTTTCTCAGGCGGCAAACGCGGCGTAAAGCGCGTCGAGCGTAGCCTGATCTTTAATGGTACGATAATTCGCGGTGCCGCCGGTGATCGATTTGACTTTTGCCAGCAAATCGGCGCGTTCCATCGTTTTTGAAGCGGCCTTGATGACAGCATCTACCATTTCCGGCGTGACAGCCGAAGCGGGGATGGGGGCGGGCGGCTCGCTGAAGGGGAGCTGCGATTCATCCATTGGGGATGCGGCGGCGGGCATCGGTTCGGAAACGGGAGCCTTCACAGCACGCTCAATGGGTGCCGTTACAGCTTCCGGCTTTGCGCCGGCCAGCCAACCATGAATCTTCGCGCCGACTTCGGGCGTGATGACGAAATACTGGCCGTCGAACAGGCGGGTACGATCCTTCGTGGCGCATGCCTGATGCGCCTGATCAAGCTCGAAGAAGGTGGTGACTTCATATTCCAGCCCATCGCGGAATTGAATGCCCATACCTTTCTGGACGACCTTCTTGCGGCCATTCTCTTCTTCCATGGCGTACTCTTTCTTGGAACGCGCAGTGATGATGACGTGCATATCGCACTGAAGGATTTTATCAATGAGTTTATTATGCAGCGGAGTCACATCCCGCCAGGCGGTGTAGCTGTTGCCGCTGCGCTTTGCCGCGTTGGCCTGCATTTCAAGCAAGCCGCCTTCGCCTGTCCATGCATGGGTGAGGGAATCGATAATAAGGAATTCCATGCCGGCGCGCTGCGCTTCATCGATTGCGTCGATATATTTCTGGGGCCCGAAGGGCGGAGTGATATCGATTTTGCAGAACTCTCCGATTCGCACATTGCCGACCTGCTCATCGACGAACAGATTAGCGGAGCGGTTTTCGGTATCGACGACGCAGATTCTATCCCAAACCTGCGCGTCCGGCCAATCGGGATGGTCTGCGTGGACAAGACCATAGGCGAGCAAGAGAGAGCTCATCGTTTTGCCGCTGCCGGAGATGCCGCCGATGCCAAGCTTGATGCGTACCTGCGATTTTCTCGCTTTACTGATTGCCAAGGTAAAATACCCCCTTCTCAAATTTTGTTTTTCAATAATAAAGGGAACATTTTTGGCACCGTTTTTTCACTTTCCGAAAATTTTCTTTGAAAAAATTTTTATTTCACCACGGCAGCGTGTTCACCGCCCTCGCAAGCTGCTCGGGATGGGAGTGATCATATCGGTTTGTAACGCGCAGGGAGGAATGATTGGCGCAGTCCCTCGCCACGCCAGCGCCGTTGCGCTTTTCGACCTCGGAGATGAAGGTATGCCGCAGGCAATGGGGGCCCGTGGCAAGGCCGAGCTGTTTCTGTTTGAAGGCAAGCGCGCCATAGACCGTCTTCCGGTTCATCGGCTGGCCATGCGTGGAGAGGAAGAGCGGGCGGGAATGATCGGCCGCGTCGGGGCGGGTTTGAAGATACGCGTCGAGCACGTCGTAGAACGAATCCTTGACGTAAACATCCTCCCAGTTGCCGCCTTTGCGTTTGCAGTAGATTTTGCCGCGCTCGCCGTCGAGCACGTCGCCGATAGTCAGCGCGCACAGCTCGCTCACGCGCATGCCGGATTCCAGAATAAGCGTGCAGATGGCGCGATCGCGCAGCTTATTACGGCCGGGCATATCGCCGAGCAGCTTGCGTGTCTGCTGGACGGTCATGTACTTTTCCTTGCGCTCCCACTTTGGGACGGCCTTCTCATTAGGGAGCTTATGCGTGGTCAGCACGCCGCTGAGATCTTCCGCCGTGGCCTGCGCAACCTTCCACGCCCAGCGGAAGAACGGGTTGAGCATGCAAACGTAATTGTTGCGCGTGGTCATCTTGCAGCGGGCGGCAAGCTGGTTATAATATTCATCCAGCACGGCGGGCGTAAGGCCGGAGAGTTCGTTTTCCCCGACCTGCACGCCATGATCCCGCTCCAGCTGCCGGAGGATGCGATTGAGAACCTCGGCGCAATGTGCCGCTGAAACATCCGAAGCGCCGCCGGCCTTATAGCTCGCGGCATAGCGTTCAACCAGCCTGTACATTTCCCTGCTCCCTCCTTCTGCGCGCGGCGACGATCTGTTTATATTCCTCAACGACCTCATTCAGCCGGGGCGTGCGCAGATAGCGCCAGTAACGCGTGCCGAACTCGTCCTTATAGGAATTCTCATAACGGATATCGTGGACGTGGATGAAGGTTTCGAGGGCGAAGTTGTTCGTTTCAAAGATTTCGGGATTCTGATTCATCATAATAATTTTTTCCTCCTAATTGTTTTTCGGTTTCGGAAAGATAGAAGAGAATTGCCTGCCGGATTGCTTCCGATCGGGTAAGCCCCGCCTGCCGGCAGAGGGAATCGACGCGATGGACGATCCACGGCTCGAGCCGGAGATGAACGCGTTCGCTGCGGGGTTCCGCCCCAAGGGTTTTACGGCCGGCACCGCGCGGGTTTTTGATTTTGTCACACATAATTAAACACCTCGTTTCTGTGACCATATGATACCCGACGCGGAAGGAATTGTCAAGAGGGAATGCGAACGAACGTTCTTATTTATTTAACGCCGCGTCAAAAATTCGCGGCGAGGACGGGCTATTTTTGACAGTTTTGCTTAGTGTTTATGGAAGACGACGGACTGGCCGCCGGCAAGATCCCAGCATTTGGCGCAGGCGGAACAATTGCCGCTGCAGGACATGGCGTCAGCGGGAACACGGGTTTCGCGCCCATCCTGCATAAAGGCGACGGGATAATAACCCAGCAATGCACTAGGCATTTCGACGCCCGGCCACGCGCTGAGCACGAGACGGAAATTTTCGGGGAGGGTTTCGCGATCGATTGCGGCGAAGAGGTCGTACCGCTTAGTGAAGGCGAGAAACTTGGTGCCGGGATGAGAACGGATAACGCGCAACCACATATCGAGATATTCGCGGGAGAAGAAATCGCCGGAGACATGAATACGGAACATGCGCGGGGCGTTAGGGGAATCAAAATACCAGGCGAGATAGGATTCAAGGGCGGGGAGATCCTCTTGAGCGAGGGAGAAGTTTTCCGCATAAGCGTTGCGGACGCTGGGGCGGAGGCGTTCCAGCTTGCGGGCATAGCAGCCTTCACAGAAGCAGGTTTTGCAGGCGGAAGAGGAACAGGACGCGCCGGAAGGCAAAGAAAAAGACGGGATCGCTCCCATCTTCGTGTTGCCGGCGCTGATATGCACGGGAAGTTTATTCATTTGTCAGGACTCCTTATGGGTTGAAATAAGGGAAGAGGGAACCTCCTTTCTTTTTGAACTGAGGGCAAGCCCCGGAGGGGCTGTCAGGAGAACATATGCGACGAAACGATGTCAGAAAGAACGGAAACAGCAAGATCATAGGGAACAGGTGTAAAAAGAAGTGGTATGGTTATTTTTTCGTAATCTTCACGATAAGCCGCGTTTGCGATAATTTCCTTTATGACAGAGATAGCGCTTCCTCGAACGGCGGCGGAGGGGCATACAGTGTGCGGCGCACGTTCCATTCTTACCTGTTCTACAAGCGTGTAAAACGTATCGTCAAACCGTATGAGCGGTAAAATCTTATAAAGATCATAAAGATGCCGGGAATGCTCGGCTACCCGGCCGGTAAGATAGTAATCACACAGAGCGAATGTCTTATCGACAAAGGTTCTTTCTATCGCCTGTACCTTCACTGGAAATGAACCCGCCCCATGCTGACAGACGATGTTCTCAAAACCGTTTCCCAGCAAATAATCGCTGACAAAACTGGAAACCGGCTTTGTCTCACACGGAAAAGAACGCATGGAAACCATCGTTTCCACCATGAGCCTGCGGCGAAGAAAATCATCTTCAATAACAGAAGAATAATCTGCAAGGTAACGATTAAAATCTCTGCGGCTGCGGGTTTCTCCAAGATTAGTGGGAATGGCACTGATTTTCGCAAAGGCAGACACAATATTACGTTTCAACTGTTTCCGTTGGCCCTCCGAGAGGCGGGCATCGCAATCGATATTCAAGTCGATATCCTCTGAAAAACGATCGATTACATGATAGCATTTGGAGAGCGAGGTGCCACCCTTAAACACAGCGTTAGGCTGCGACAGAAAAAACGCACGCAGGTATTCCGTCACATAGTAATCCTTTTCAATAATGCTGGGCAGAATCGCTTTCGCTTCGGCTGTTCGAAGCACCAGCTGCGCAAAGAACTCTCTATCCTCATGTAGCATCGTAAATCACCCCGCTTTCAACAAGAGTTCGAATCGGCTTATCGGGGAAAAAGCCGCAAAGCTGAGATATATTTTCCTTTGTAACACCGTTTGCTTTTATAAATTTGCGCAGCGCATCCCGACGTTCTTGCGATAATGCGTTGGGCGGCAAAGCATCCAGCACCTCAAAGAGCATCATCGTCGAAACATTTTTCGAAGTGACGCGCGCCGGAGGCCGTTTCAGCACAACTTGCTGCCCACCGACGGAAACAATTCTGGAACGGGAAGAAACGGCGTTTGTAAAGATTTCAACGCCATTTGGCATCTGTGTCGAGAGCCCTAAGTTATTTATGAGCGTCGCGCCGGCGTAAAATCCGATTACCGCTCCATTCCGTTTGATATATTTTCTTTCGATGACATCGCGCGGATTCAGAACGCTGGGGCCGAAAATCGTCTCGGAGGGGATGTAATACACCCCTTTTTGGAAACGTTTTAGTTTCCCGCACTTGCAAAGAGCAGCAAGCTGGCTACTGACCCATGGACGGGAATAATTTTCAAATGATACGTCATCGAAAAAAATTGGAACGTTCTTCCCGTATTTCTTCAAAAGATAATCATAAAACGCTTCCATGCAGATCCTCCTTCCGCTTGGTTTCCTTAAAAATTATAATACATTTTCTGCGGAGCGTCAACTTTATTATAATTACTTCATTTTATTCAGAATATTCTCGTCCGGCGCGTGTTCCATCATAATCATGGCGTACATGGTGCCGTCCGGCTTGCGGAAGGCGGTAATGGTATCGGGCGGGAGGATATCTTTCAGCTCTGAATTCCCGCTGGCGGGAAGGGCTTTGCCGTCGCTGTCCTCGTTGTCATAGAGGAGCTTGAGGCGGGAGGCGATGGCCATGGGGTCAGTATCCCAGCAGAGAAGTTTGTTGCGGTTGCCGGTTGCGCGAATGAGATAATAATACATGGGGCGCTCCTTCTGTTAAGTTGAAGTTGATTTTTCGCGGCAGATCATGCCGTATTCTTTTGCGAAGTTTTCATTCATGACCGCCACGTCGATATTCCACATCGCGGTGGTTTTATATAGGCACCGTTTTAACTCGTTCTGTATCGGCGCAAGCCATTCCGGACGATGATTGGGGATAATGAGTATAAATTTCATCGGCAAGGTTTTTATATCGGCATGCCGGATAGCACCGCCAAGGCACGGTTCAGCGCGCCTCTCCGTATAAACTGCCAGGAAAAGCTGAAGCGAATCGCAGAACTTCGAGACGACTTTCGTTATCCATGTCTCAAATTGTCCCGGACTTCCATTCTGCCTTGGAGAAGAGGACTTCACTTCGACAAAGCAGAGCTGATTTTTCCGGTTCATAAAAATAAATTCAACGGTTGAAAAATTTTTGCCGAGACGATTATATGAACCGGATTTCTCGATATAATAAAAGCGTGCTTCGTCGAACGGACTGAACGTGATGCCAGACTCACGAACTGACAGACTCATAGGCGCTCAACCCATCGCTTTCCTGATTTCATCTTCGTACATTTGCCGGAAGGTTTCAGAAATTGCATTATGCTGGAGCGCGGCAAGAGACTTCTGCGTTTCGCAAACCACTTCCGAATCTTCCCAATAAAGCGAATGGTAAAGGATTTCGTCCTCTGCCTTGCGTTTGATTTCGAGATAATTCGTCAGGAAATAGTCGTGCGTAGAAACGAATACCTGTACCCCGTCGCGCTGCAGAGCAAGCAGCATTTCTGCGACGACGGGAATGTACCTTGGATTCAGATTCGCTTCGGGCTCATCCCAGAAAAGCACGGCTCCGTTTTCCAGCGTGCCGTTCTTTATCAGCTGCCACAGGAGAGCAAGTTTTCGAATGCCTTCCGCGACCAGACTGAACTCGATTTTTGCCTGATTGCCCGGACGGAGATAAAACCGATCCTCTTCAAGCAAAACCTTGCCCTTGGTCGCCTGATAAAGAATATCGAGATACTTCTTTCTGCTCTCCGGATCACGGCCGGTATTGATGTCAATCTTAGCCGCGCTTACCACGTCGACATAGGTTTCATCAAACTCTACGTTGCCGACATGAACAGCAGCTTCAAAATGCCAGCCGTTGGAGAGAATTTCCTTCGCGGGAATAAAAGTACTGTTCAGTTCTGGGAACTGACGCTCCCACCTTTCTTCGCCGCGCACATCCGCATCCCATTTTTTGGTTTGGGAAGTAATATTCATCGAGAGCTTCGCAGCGTCCGAGAAGATGCTGACAGACCCCGTCTTGATGTTTTTCTTGCGGCTGATTAAGCGGTGGATGCAGGCACCGTCGGGCATAAAGACCTTTACGACTTTCTGCGCGAAAGAAACATCATGCCTCACCGCTCTGCAGGCGCTATACAGCAACTTCATGATATGCGTTTTCCCAACGCCGTTTTCGCCGATAAAAACGTTTATCCCCTTGGAAAGCGGCAAATCAAGAGAACTGAAGACCGTGATATTATTTAACTGAATTTTGGTAATCGCCAATGTGCGTTACTCCCTTCCGGCGGCCTGCAAAGCGCCCATTGTGTTTGCTCCGTTACCAAACGCGGCGGAAGGCAAACCTGTTGTATTTATCATAGCATATGTCGGGGCAAACATCAATATGAGCCGCTGCGGCGGCAATCAGGTTTTAGCCGTTCCTCCAATTCCTTCAGTCGTTTTTCAAGAGCGATTCGTTTCTCAATTTCCAGCTCCATACAGCGTTCATGGTATTCATACGGAACGAAGCCGGCGCGGACGGAGGCCCTGTAATGCGCGCCGAGCGCAGTTTCATCCGGCGGGGAATCCCAGCCGCAATAGTTGCAGTGATAGCAATAACCGCTCCGACCATATTCGGAATAGCCCAGCGGACGCAGGGACATCGCTTCGCCGCAGCCGGGGCAGAGGATTTTTCGGGTTCCATTCAGCTGGTCACCTCCTTTCAATCAGCCGATGATCAGATCTTCATTAGCGCGGGCAAGATATTCTTCAAGGAATTCCTCGTTGGAGCAGGGAGCGACGGCGGCGTGCGTACGTTCGCGGGTTTCGTCGTCCATCGCCGCGACGACAGCGCCCCAGAGGTTCTGCCTGGCAATTTCGAGGAATGCTTCGCAGACAGACAGGAAAGTGTGACCGTTATCCAAGCTGATTTGTTTCATTTTTCCTCCTTCGGCGGTTCGGGCATAGGCATCCAGTGGGTGACATAGCCGGCATAACGCCGCCAAACTCCGTCGATAGTCCAATCTTGCGCTACGATGCAGCCAAACCCATCGATATCTGCCGCGACAAGACAAGCGTCAGAACAAGTAAAACCAATGCCGGGCGTGGGGCCATAATGTTTTTCGGGCGGCAGCCTGTCCTTGACGCTGATCCAGCTCCGCGCGTCCTGCTCAAGCATATCGGCGGCAAATTCGAGCACCTCTTCGACAAAAGCGTCCTCTACATCTCGCCCGTCAAACTGGTGGATAAACTGCCGCAACAACCTTATAACCTTTTCACGCGTCATTTGCATGTTCATCGCGCAGCCCCTTTACCATATCCTTCACGGCTTTGGTGTTCCGCAGCTTTTCGGCCAGCAACGACGCGGTCGCCGCCACAATTTCCGCCTTATGGTCTTCAAGGAATTTCTCAGTGCTATGTTCGACGAGGACTGTCAGCGCGGATTTCGGATTACGGTAGCGGTAATACTCGGCGCAGAGCGCATCCTCAATTTGACCGTAAAGCTTATCCCGGAGCGCGTTGACCACGCTCTTTTGAACAGCCTCATCCTCAAGAACAACGCCGACGGTTACAAGATGTTCCATTACGCGCACACCTCCTCGTTATTCTGTTCGATTCTGGGAAGGATTCCCTTCTGCTTCAGCAGGTCGTAGAGGAAGAGCCGGCCTTTCTGCGTCCAGTAGGTGTGGACGTTGCAGGCCCCGTCGTCGTTGAGATAGGTCTTGGTCTGCGTATATCCCTCCGGGGCGTACTTCTGATACAGCAGCCACACGCCGCCGCTCTTATACTGCACGCCAAGTTCGCGCAGCTTCTGGTTCATTGCCTGCGCGGAGAACCCGTAGTCCTTGGCAATCTGCACGATGGGCATGACGGACTGATTTTGCAGGATGAGATCATAGTAGCTGACCTTGGGCTGCATTTCCGCGATCTGCTGGGACTGGACGGCGTTCTGCGTGGCCAGCTGAGCGGCGCGGGCGCGTTCCTCTTTGAGATCCTGCAGAACCTTAATGAACAGATCAGGGTTGGCGAGCAGCTCATCGGCGGCGTAAAGGCCATGCTTGCGGACGGAGGGGATAACCTCATGGGTGATCCAGCGCCGGAAGGCTTTGGCCTCAGGTTTGTTCGATTCGATAATCAAAGAGTAAAGCCCGGATTCATTAACGCACCACGCGAAAAGGGTATTATTTGCGGTGCGTATTCCTCTGAACACCCTTTTGTCTTCATCATCAATTCGTTCCATTGCCTGCGACGTGTCAGAAAGCGAAAGGATTCTGCAAGCATCCGCCGCTACAAACCATGGGTCATTGTTTTCATCTCGGTGGACGCGAACAGAACCGAACTCTGCACTATTGTAAACCGACAGTTCAGACGAAGCGCAAACCGTTTCCTGCTGATAGATATCGTCAAGGCTCCACCGTAGACCAAGCGCCGGGAAAACAGAAGTAGAAATCCAATTCTTGAAGCGTTTTGCAATTTCTTTTCGGCTGCCACAAACGATAACAATCAGCCCGTTTTTGTTGACAAAGTTGAGCGTCTGCTTTCCACCGGATGTTTCAATTTCATACTTCCGTTTTTCTTCATCATCAAGACGGTTGATAACGCTGGAAACATTACCCAGACCAATACACCTACACACATCGGCGGCCACAAACCATGGTTCGCCGTTCTGCAGTACCGTTCTCACGTCCCCGAACTGTTCGTTCTTAAAAAGCTGAATCTGATTTTCCATCTTGAACTCCTTTCAGTTTCTGATCTGTGGTAGTAGAGAAGCCTGTCACGTTTCACGGCACCCTTTTCGCCGTCGACCGTGAAACCCGACACGCATAGAGTTAAGCAAAATTGAACCGGGTTTGTCAAATGGGCGGGCAGGATGATTATTACCACATAATTGTTAAAACAATCACATTTAAGCAAAAAACTTAAGTGAACGAATGGTAATGGTCTTGAGTAGAGTAGGATATATACTTCGTATATAGCGGACTTAGTGAATCCGTATCGTCGCCTTTCCTTCGGAGCTCAGCTTATCGGTGAACTCGACGGGGATTACCTGCGCTTTGGAGCTTGAACCTGTCTTGGCAGATGTCGCGCTGTACGCGTTCCACCAGCGTTCCCGCTCGGACATGAGATAGTTCTCATGCGCGGCTTCCTTATTGCGGCGGAGGGCGCTGCTGATCGCCTCCTGCTCATGCCGGTGATAGAGATTCGAAATGCGCATGCCGAGGAAGAAGGACGCTGTGACGAGGGCGAGGACGAAAAGGACGCTGAGAATACCGGCTGTAAGGGTCATGGTTTTACGCTCCTTTGCTTTGCTTTACTTGGTTTCGTTTTTCTCTTCGGGTTCCTGCCATTTTTCTTTGTTGTGGTTCATCCAGACACTGAGAGCTACAAGGATGAGCGCGCCGACCCACATTACCGGCACCGCCCACAGCGGTCCTGTTTCCAGTACTGATACGCCCGGCACACGGGTGGGCAACGTTGCGCCGCAGCCGGTGAACAAAACCGCGCAGCCGAGCAGCTTTATAGAATCGATAACATCCCTGACCTGTTTTCTTTTCGCTTTGTCGTTGTTATCCTGCATATGGATACCTCCTGTTTTATTTGGCGCGTCCAGCGCCATAAGATCATGAGCGGAACGTTGCACACCTGTTCTACGTATGGTATAATGCAAATAAGAGCGCTTGCGTTTCTTTTCCTTTCGCCATTTTGTTTTGGGAGGAGAAAAGAAAATGATAAAGTTGCTCGATAAACATTCTGCGTCGGTTTCACTCATACTTGGATAGACCGGAGCGCTTGCGCCTTTCCCTGTAAACTTTGCGCTGAATTCAGCTGGGGTCGCCCTCGCGGCACGCGGGGCGATGATTCAGCGCAGCCTGATGGGTTACATCGGGGTAGGGTTGGCGTAGCTCGGGTTTATCCCGGCAGAGTGGCTGGCGATTGGACTAATCGTTATTTCCTGGCTGGGATGGTTAGCCGCAATCGCGCCGACAAGGAAGGAATGGGGCGGGTAACCGTCCCGTTTTTGTTTTGTTCCGCTCATGATTTTATGACGCCGGATTATATGATATAATCAAGGGCGAGGTGGTTGTATGGATACCCTTAAGCTTACGAAAAAAGAGCATCGCGATCTGGTTCGATTGAAGCGCGGCGAGAAGCTTACGCAAGAAGAAGGTTTCCCGCTTTATCAAAAAGGACTTGCAACTCGTAAATTTCTGAATTTTCAGTGCGGCACCCCAACCGAGGTGCAGTACTATATCAGCGAGGAAGGGGTTCAATATTTTCGCGATAGATTTGAGAGGATGAGATCTTCCTGGGGGAGGGCGGCAATCGCAGTTGCCACAATCGCCGGCGGATTAGTTGCCGTAATTGAATTTTTATGCAAGTCCGAATGAGCGATCAGATGGATTGCGAGCGATCCAAAGGAGACGATAAGCGCGACAATCAGAAGTGCCATAGCGCTGCGCCATGTGGTTTCGTCCTTGCTTGGGATGCAATAGATGCTGTTTTTTTTGAAGAGCGCGGGGACCACGTCGTTGCCGAGCCAGTCGCCGTATGCTGTGGCTTTGGGAGATGTGCTGAACGCTGTGAGCCGAAGCGCGTTGCTGAGCGAGACGCACGGCCTGTCTTCCCGCCAGACAATACCAGCCGGCGCACAATGGTTTTTCACGGCGGCTTCCGGATTCTCATATCCGAGCGAGTGCGCGATATTCAGCCCGGAAAACCACCACACGCCGTTTGTTTTTATCGCCCAGAGGTTGCCGAAGATTGGGTCGTCGAAAAATTTCGTATCGTCGATATCAAGTTTCATTTCAAGGCTCCTTGCATGTTATAATGTTCATGTCCACGGTTGATGGAAGAAAACGCCGAGCCGTAAGTTTTTAACCAAATTGATGATTTATCTCTTGCGTGGCGTAACCTGCGTGTTACAAGCTGTAAGCAATTACAGCGGCTTGGTATTTTTGTTCCCGACCGCCGGAGCAACACCTCTCGGCGTCTTGTTACTGGCAGCAATCGCGATAGCGCTTGTTGTCTTTGCAGAACTGCACGACCGCGGCGAACCTCTTCCATCAACGGTGAACATGAACTGTCCACGGCTTATGCGCCGGCCTCCAATCGTTCCATGAGATATTTCTGCCCTTTGCCGGTGACGAGCGTGGTTGTCCGGATGGTTTCCTCAAAGCCGGTGAAGACCTTGCTTTCCTTGACAGCGAACACGCCCTGATCGACATACCGCTGATACGGTTTATTATCCGGCATGAGGTATTTGTTATCGCGCAGCCACTTGAAGAGCCGGTTGCGGCCGATGGGAATGCCGCTGTTGGCGGCGACCTTGGCGAAATCGCCGAGCAGGATGGTGGCGTCGCTGGCGGAGATGGACTTGCCGAAATGAGTATAGGGGCGATCTTCCTCGATCTGCGCGCTGAGCGCGGCAATCCTTGCTTCGCGCTGCTTGAGCTTCTCGGTTGTGATAATGAGCGCCTTGGCGACGAGCTCATCGTCTGTCATGTTTTCTTCGCCGGCGATGTAGCCGCCCGTTTTGCGGATGGCGGGAAGTATTTCGTCGAACACCCAGCGTTCGAATTTTTCTGCATCCGGGAGTTTACTGTGGGTGATGAGGCGGTAAACGTCGCCTTCGGGAATGAAAATCATGTCGATTTGTTTATCCGCGGCCTGCGGGTGAGGTATACTGCGTTTTGCCGTATACCGGCAATGCGCGGCGATCGCGTCATTAGGACGGGCATATCCCAGCGCCTTCGCTACATCGCTGCCGCAGAACAAGAATTTCCCGGCTTCCTCGATAATCCTGACGTTTCCAAACTGTTCGTTGTTAAAAATTTGCGTCTGGTTTTCCATTCAATTTCCTCCTCGGAATAAAGTTCAGGTTCTTTTACAATGATTACCGCCTACGCTTTGCTAGGGGTGTTCATTTGCGTACCCTCCTTTGCGGATTGCTGCAAATACCGTGGTTAAAACTACGGTACCCCCATCATCCAGCCGGGCAATATTACCGCCGTCTATGGGGTATGGTATACCCCGTTTTAAGGCACACCGCATGGGGAAGGGTCTTCCACTTTGGAAACCCCTTGCAATGAATGAGCCTCATTACGCCGAGTGGTTCAGCTGCTTCCATTTCTTCGCCGGCATGGACAGCACATCATAGCCGATGCTTTCCAGCTCGGAAGCGCGGTCATAGCTGGGCACGTCCTGGCTGAAGCGGGTGACGGCGTTGCTCAGGCCGTACAAGCTGAGATCGCCGCCATGAATGAGGTAGCTGAGGACGCTCTCGCTTTCCTTTTTGCCAATGGCATATTCCTTGGCGGTGAGCTCGACGAAGGCGGGGATGCTTTCGGCGGTGATCTTCGCATCGCGGGCTTCCTGCATCATGGCGACCACCTTATCAAACTGCGTCTCATCCACAATAGCGCGCACGGTATCACGCACCTTCAGCATGAACGCGCGGTCGTCCGCCGTAATGGTTTCATCCGCATAGAGCGCATAGTCTTCGCCCTGCTGGGCTTTGGCCCCAATATGACGGCGCTTCTGCGCCGCATCATTTACAACCATGCCGTTGGAACACACCAGCCGATAGACGAGCGGGGAGGCTTCGAAACTGCCGAGGCCGACCTCCGAATTGGTGATGCAGATACCGGACTGCACGACGTCGCCGGGGGTCACGTCCGCCTGAAGGCGCGGGTTGACGGCTTTGATATACAGCTTGCGGTCGGTGACCTCGCAGCTGGCGATTTGCACATCCTTGATTTCGCCGAGGATGGGGAGGACGATGTTGGCGATTTCGTAGTTATCGATGCGGCGATAACGATCGGAGAGGAAGGCGCGGGCAGTGTTATCCAGCGTGCGCACCATGCGGCGGCGCTCCTTTGCGTCCTCGTCCCGGTGCCGCATCCAGTGGTTGACATTGGTGGCGAGCAGGCCGGGCGCGTCGCTGAGCATCCGGCGATAATAGGGGAGCGGAATGCCCGTCTGCTGGCCGATTTGCTGATGGGCGACTTCGTTGACGTGAAAAGCGTAAGCGCTGTTATCGATGTTCAGGCGGACTTCATCGGTTACATCAAGCCCCATGGTGAGCTGCGCGGTATCGACAAGATAGTCGCGCTTAGCATTGTTCTGGCGTTCGATTTCCTGCGCGAGTTCCATCAGGGTGCGGCCGTACTTCATAATTATACGCTCCTATTAGAATGAATATTCATATTCGACGTGCAGGATATCCTGCGGTTCGATTTCCAGATCAAGGTCGTCGGTCAGCACAGCGTCCTGATGTTCGAGCACTTCCTCCTTTGCTTTATCGGTGATTTCGCTGCCGGTCAGGGAATTGTTTTCGTCTTCGACATACACCCGGTAGAACCGGCGGATTTCAACTGTGACTACGTGGGTCATTCCGCGAGCGCCTCCTCTTTTCCGTTCTTCCGTTCCGCGTCATAGGAGAGAACCAGCATCGCGCCGGCGGCCTTATCCTCTTCGGGCACGGTGGGATCGCTCATGCGGCGGCGGATTTCGGCTTCGAGCGCCCCTTTGGCCGCGACCGCGGCGTTGACGATCAGCTGGCCCTCCTCGTTATCGGTGATTTCGCCGCGCTCGATCTTCTCGAACAGTTCGTGGTTCTGTTCCAGCTGCTTGATGAGTTCGTAGCACAGGTCGATGAAGTTTTCAGGCATGGGATCGACCTCCTTGGAAAATTGTTTTCTCGTATAATAAAGGGAACATTTGAGCCCCTGTTTTTTCACCTGTGCAAAATTATTTTGCGGAAATTTGCTTATCGAGCTGGCCGGCGCGGTCGACATGCGGCTTGAGCTCGACGATCTTGGCCTTGAGCGCGGATTCCTTTGCCTTCATCTGCTCCAGCTCGGCCTCGGCAGCGATGTATTCTTCCAGCATGCCCTGCAGCTGATAGCGTTCGCGCAGCTGTTTGCGGAAGCGGCGATCTGCGGCCGCGGCGGTGAGACTCATGTGCGTGATGGCCTTGGGCTGCGCGCCGAGCTTGGTGAGCACGTGCAGGTAGGACTTGCCGATTTTCTGGGCGATTTCTTCATTGGTATAGCCCTGCTTGCGCAGGATTTCCATGCGTTCCTTCTCGACCTCCGGAGAGGGGAAATTGGAATGCTTCAAGTAAGCGTGCGGGTTCTGCTTGCCGGTGTGCGGCGGCTGATAGCGGGCGGGGTTATAGCCCATTTCTTTGGCGGCGTCCCGGATTTTCTGAACGGTGGCCGCGGGGAGCCTGTTCGGGGTGGATTCGAGCGCGTTGTATACGGTGCTGACCGCATAGCCGGTGCGCTGGGCGATGTCTTTGGCGGAGACGTAGCCGGAAGGTTTGCTGCGCTTCTTTTTCCGGCCGGGGATATAGCCAAAGCGTTCTGCGGCGGCGCGGACATAAGCGATGAGCGCGGGGGAACCCTGCGAGCCGTAGTAATAACTACTTACATTTTGGCGCTTGAAGCCAAGCAACTCTCCCAACTCGGCGAAGGACGCCACAGGGGCGGCAGGTGCCTGGATCTTTTCCAAATCAGCAATATCCCAGCTTCTTTTCAGCTTTGCCTTGCGTGGATCATAATTCATCTTCCGGGCGACTTCGCGAATTTTATCTGCGTCTGTTCCATTGTTCCTGCCGGTAAGAACGCAATAGGCGTGGCTCTCGCTGCACCCGACGATTTTCGCGATATCTTCAAGGGTGGTAGGCTTGGAAGTTCCGTTCGCGTTCACGTTGACTTTCTGCATAATTATAACCTCCGTTTGATTAATAAAAACCGCCGCAGAGTATTTGCGACGGTTACATTAACTGCGCTATTCTTGCTGAATGAATGATAGTTTAATTTATTCTGCCCTCCTTGCTTCGTATGTCGGTGTACCGACCTACGCCTCCCATTTCACCTTCTTCGGCTCCGGCATAAACATCACCGCGTAAACCTTCTCGATCATCTCGCCGCCGGCGAAGTATTTATCCCACACATCGTCGCGGTTCTCTCCCTCGCCGTGCAGCTTGAAGAGCGCGCCGGGGAAACGCTCGCTGAGCTCAGCCATATCGTCCTCATGGCCGTACCAGCGCCATTCTCCATTCGGCTCCGCGTTAAAGACCTGATCCTGCGGGTCGTAATAGAAGTCGCCCAGCGGCATATTCAGCTCCTCGATAGCCGCTTCTATCTTTTCAACATCCTGCGCCGCGACATGCAGCGCCTCCATAGAATACGAAGTCAGATAGCCCATTCTTTGTCCTCCAAGCCCCTGCAGACACAGGGTTTCTCATGCTCTAGTTCGCGGTGTATCCTAACCCCTATCCGGTGCGACATCTTCTCCGCGCTTGTGCCGCATTAAGGATTCTCAGCAAAAAACGGCATCCTCCCCGATCAGGTCTTTCACGACTGCGCCGGCGGGCAGATATAGATCCCGCTCAACGCCCAGACCGAACGGCGGGAACTTCACTTCTTCCAGCTCCTGCAGGCTGAACCAGCCCCACTCCCAGCCGTAGCCGATGTTGGCAAGGCCGTAGAAATCCCAGCCGCCGTCGTCGGTACGTTCCGCTTCCGTGACCAGCCATGTGCAGGTGCCGCCGCCGAAGAACTTGACCAGCACCTGTGCGCCTTTGCCTTCGCCGTCCTGCGAGCCAAACGGATATTTTTCCAGCCGGCGTTCGATTTCTTTTGTGATGAGCTTCATTATTTTCCCTCCACGTTGAATTTGATTTCGGTCGGCTCTACGGTCAGCCCGTATTCGTTGCAGCACCATTCCACCAGCTGCGGGGCGAGCTGTTCCGCATTGGCACAAGCTTCTATCGCCCGCTTCTTGGATTGGCGCGGCACTTCCAGCAGCAAATGTTTAATGCCTGAGCCGAGGAAACAACTTACCACGTGCCCATACTCATATTCCGGCGTGGCGTGCAGGTAATAGCCGCGGGGTTCGTTCTTGTAGGTGAAACAGTTGGTTCCGCCCAAATTATAGATCACGGAGAGCCGGATACGGTTGGTCTTGGCATCCACCATGCGCGCATTGCGCGCCTTACTGATATCCACGCCCGCAACGGGCACGCAGCACTCAATTCTCATTCGCCGGTTCCTCCTTCTTCGCGATACGCCGCTGTTCGCGCGCTTCCTTAATGCGCAGGGCGCGTTTTTCTTTCTCTTCCTCTGTGAGCGCACAAGGCATAACGACACGCACCCACTTCTTGGGGAAAGTGTACCGGATACCACCGTCGCCCATTTCTTCCCTGTGAATCAACAAGGATTTTGCACATAAACCGTCCAGCCTGCGCTGAAGCGCCGGGGAGCAGGTGAAGCAGGTGCAGGTTTTCTCTTCCTCATTCCAGAGGATGCTGGTTTCCATCTCATACCGGCTGAGCTTGCCGGTCATTTGTGTGCCTCCTTCCATTCGCGCTTCTCAGCCTTGCCCCATTCGGTTAGGCAGGAATCGTCTGCAAACTGCGCGACTTCGCCGAAGGAGTAATCAGGCAGCATGTCCGCCAGACGCAGCACTATCTGGTCTTTGCTGGTGTTGTGGTTGGTATAGGCGTCGCAAATGACGTTCCAGATAAGTCTCTCGAACATCGGTACCTCTTCGCAGCAATATTCCTTGCACGACATTTCAAAGAAGCCGAGCTTGTCAAATCCATTTGCCATAATTCTTCCTCCTCCCGTGTTTACCAGTGATAATCCAGCGTACCGCCGAAGTAATAGCGGATTCCTGGCTTCGCGCGCCGCATGAACTCGTCGCGGGTTTCGAGGCCATTCTCCTCCGACCAAACGTAATCGCCGAACCTGTCGTTATAGTCTTCATTCAGATTGAATACGCCCTCCCAGATTTGACCGGTAGCAAAATCGGAAAGAGAATACTTTTCAAGTCCGCGTAATTCGTTGAGAAATCTTTCATGAGCATGCCGAAAGTACGCTTCGCGGAAACCTTCCCGCAAGATGAATCCGTCGTCCAGAATGATGATGGTGTCGCCGCAGCGATTCGCCAGATTTTTCTTCAGCCAAGAGATGGAGCTGGTTGGGTTCGGGTCGTCGTCCACATAATCCGCGATTTCGGGTTTGATATCGTCCAAATCCCAGCTTATGCTCAGGGCCTCGTCCGGAACGAGCGGGTGAGTTTCAATCTGATAAATTCTGCCGTGCATAGTCAAGCCTCCTTATCATCTTCGGTCTTCGCTAGCGGCAATGGGTCTTCCTCAAAGCAGTAATACCAGTCCAGCAACTGTTCCGGGGTATCGTAATCGGGGAGCAGCTCCCAGAAATCCTTGTCGTCAAATCCGGGGTGGTCCTCCCGCATTTCCTCCCCGACGAATTCCAGAAATCCGTCGAAGAAATCGCAAACCTTGTGCGGATCGATTCCAAAGCTATTGCGATAGTCTGCAACATACAGGGAGCCCAGCGGGATTTCCTGCCGCAGCTTCCAGAGATCAGTTTGCGAAAGCATTTTCATCCCTCCGGTTCTTCAATGTCGATCATAACGGTGTCCGGGGCAACGAACCCCCACGTTCCGTTCACCAGCTTCGCCGCCATTTTGCACGTCCAGTAGGCGCGGTCGAACCGGTCTGAAATGTACGGTTTGCGGTAGACTTCTTTTGCGCGCTCCAGCGCGTTCAATAGTTCAGAGCGGGTCGCCGTAGTGGTGAACACGGCCACTTCGTCCTCGGTATCGCATTCCGGGTAATGAATAATCACTGCGTGTCTCATTTGCATCCTCCGGCTCACGCCACGTCCGCCGCCGCCCACATGAGTTCCTTGGTGAGCGCCAGCGTATCCATCCCGGCCACGTCCACATTTACCAGCCGATTCGGGAACAGCAGCACGGCCTGCTCCACGCCGGCCGCTTCGTCATAGTAATAGCCGACATGCGCAAGCCGCGGGTTGACCTTGCGCAGGAAATCCCGGCTCGACCGGATGAAGGCTTCGCGGTTGGCCTGTTCGCGCAGCCGCCGCTCGGCTTCGCGTTCGATTTCGGGTTCGTCCGCGCCCAGCGCCTTCGCAATGCGGGCAAGTTCTTCGCAGATACGATTCAGTTCTTCCATGGTTCAGGCTCCTTTCGTTTCGTCGTTGGCCGCAAGGCTTTGCGAAGTCCATGCGGAGGTTCGTATGCGCACATTTTCCACGCCGACCAGATCGCACAGCATGCCCTCAAGCGCCGCCCGATAGCGGGGATAGTGCCGCCGCTGCTCATTCCGGACAAAGCCGTCGTCGCGGGGCGAGAGAAAAATGGCGCAGGAATTCTCGTTATCGGCCACGCCCACATAGAACAGCCGGTTCTGCGCGAATACATGGCTTTCACGATCCAGCCACTTATCGCAGGGGCCGAAGGATTTATAACGCGCTATGAGCATTGCGCGGGTGTTTTCGGGGTCGTCGTCCCAGTTCCAGACGTCGTTGTCCACATACCACTGATAACCACAGTCCCCGTAATTGCCGCCGTAGGCGAGATAGTTTCCGCGTCCCATCGCTAACCCTCCGCTTTCGCATTTTTCGCATAACAGTCCGGACAAAGAATCAACTCGTCGCCCTTCTTCATCTGCATCATATCCAGATAAGCCTGCTTACCGATGCGGTCGATCGCGCACTGCGCGCAAAAGGGTTCGCCGCACTTTTCGCAGCACCAAATCTCGCCGCGATTCTCGTCAGACTTTTCCCACAGGATTTCCGTGCCGCAATATTTGCAGGCATAACGCGCATCGTCCATCGCTAACCCTCTGCTTTCGCATTTTTCGAATCCAGCGTCCATTCGCCGACGCAGTTCCCGTTGCTGTCCATAACCTTGCCGCTCCTGCGGCCGGAATAAATGAGCCCCTTCAGCCGGTCGAGACAAGTGAGCACTTCCGCGATTTCGTAATCGCCCTCGAAGGCCGCGTTGCCTGTTGCAAATTCGATCTTTACCATTCACAGCACCCCCGCCTTTTTGCACGCCGCAATGGCCAGCGCCGTGATATCCTGGTCGTTGCAGCCATATTCGTCATACCATCTGTGGATTTCGAACGTCATCATCACTTTGTGCAGCACGTCCCACGCAAACTGGGTTTCATAATCCTTGTATCCGCCCTTTTCCCGCAACTGCTCGCCGTACTGCTGGAGCCGGAGCTCATGGCGCTGAATTTTCTCCGTCAGCGGTTCAAGTTCCGGACGAAGTTTCGGGTTCACGTCCGCCATATCACCGAATCTCCGCAATTCGTCGAGACAATCCGCGAACATTTCTCGCAGTTTTCGACTGTGTTCGTTAGATGTAAGCAAAATGCGGTTGAGTATGTCAAATTCGCGCTGATCTCCGGGTTCGCCACATCCATATTTATCGATCATGTCCCGCACATCCGCGCAATCAAAGCGGGAATCCACCGATGCGCACGCCAGAATGTTGTAATCGGACGGCTCATGGCGCGGGGATTTCTGCGTGTTGGCAAAGCTGTCTCCGAACGCGAAGGAATACCCGTGGTCGCCGCGCTCCAGCGTAATTTCCCACACGTTGCGCGGTTCGCGGTCATACGGGAAGTACCGCATTTTCCCAACAAAATGCCGGCGAATCTTCACGCCCCATTTGCGCATGAATTCACCGGCCTGAGCATCGTATTCGGTTTTGTAGCGCTGCATGGTTCATTCCTCCCTATGCCACTGCAGTCCGCGCGCCTTATACAGCGGAATCCAATGGTTGTCCATGAAGCTGTAACCGGCTCCGTCGATACCGAAGAGGTAGCCGAAATCCTCCTGCTCGTAGATGCGGAAGCCGCACTCGGCCATAAGCTCCAGCCCGTCTTCCTCCTCAAGCCAGTAATCGTCCGCGGAGTCGCCGAACGACCACATCGTGCCCCACATGGGAAGATAGTCTGCATCCTCGTCCCTGCGGCCGGGCGTGATTTCCCGCACATCGTCAAGGTCAAGCTGCATCAGCTTTTCAACTACCGTAGTGGGCACCGCGTTAAATGAATTCACCCACGCGGTCGCAGCTTCTCGAATCGTATTGTACATCATGGTTATTTCTGCTCCTTCCACACGTTATAATCCTGCGCCTTCATGACTGCCCAGCCGCCGTCCACCTTGACGACAACTTCATCGCCATAGGCGAATTCTTCCGCTTCCTTGCGAGTTGTAAAAATCATCATTGCGATATCCTCCCTTTGTCAGGTATGCACGTTATACTGGCTATGTCCGCGATAATCCGAATAGATCAGCCCGCCGCAGATTCCACGCTTGCCGTTCTCGCACGTCTCCACGAAGTAATAATCCTGCGCGCCGTCCGGGTACAGCGTAATGGTCGCGCCCTCCCAGCCAAACGCCCGCGCCAAGGCTTTGCTGAACGCGCGCCGCATGTGTGGGTTCTGAGGAACATGGGCGCTCTGCGCCAGTGCAATCCGCGCCCTGCCGCTCCGATTCTCCGGGACGAACAGCTTCAAGGATTCCTGTTCGCCGGTGATGAGCTGTTTCAGCGCCGCGCGGTCTACGCGAAGGGTCTGCGTTAAACACATACCCTTGTTGCTGCCGACACTGCTCACCCAGCACAGCTGCAGGGTTCCCGCCGGAGTGATGCGCAGCCAGTTTCCGCAATCGGAATCGTAGAATTCGTCGCCGGTATTTGAAGCCAGCCATTTGCCCAGCCGGTCTGCATTGATTAAAAAGCGGCCGTGCCACCCGTCCAATTTTGCGCAGGTGCTCAGCGCGATGAATTCGCCGTTGCAGTCTCTGCGCAGTGTGGCCAGCATGGAATTTCCGTATATGGACATGGTTATTTCCTCCTTATTTCCCGGGTTTTACTGCCATTGTAATGGCACTTATTTTCTGCGTTTGATTTCGATTTCGTCCCAGTTGTTGCCCAGCTCCGGGTCAAGCAAATGTTCCCGCCATGCCTGATGAATCGCGTCCTTGCGTGTCGGCGCAAACACGCTGCGCTTGCGCTCTCCGCCGGCAATGGCGACGTCGTAGGTTCCGCGATTATTGGAATTTTCGCGATTATCCAGCCCGAAAAGGTCCGCCGTTCTGAGATTGCTCATTTTATTCCTCCGCATTGCTCAGCGCCAATCATTCCATCCGCCCCCTCCAACTGCGAATTTGCCCGGCGTTATGGCTGAACACATTGCCGAATACCTCCGCGCGGACTTCTCCGCCCTGCCGGGTGTAGACGTGCATATGCGTGACCGCCCAGATTCCGCCCACAAAAAATGCGCCGGTCATCAGCACGATCACCAGCGCCACCACTCCGACTTTGCGCCCAATTTGCGCAGATTCCCAGATGTTTCGCATAGCGTCCCGCATTGCTATTCCTCCTCTTCAAATCTTGCAAGCTCTGCGCAGATTTTCTGCGCGTCCTCTTCTGAAAGGCCATATTCCGCAATCAGCTGCTCCTTGTCCTCTTTGCGCCAGCCGCCGTCGTACAGGTATGCTGCGCTGGTTTGGAGGACGATGTCCTTTTCACTCATGGGGTTCCTCCTTTGAAATTTCCGCGATGTCTTAAATATAAATTTCCGCAATCAGGCGATTCCAGAATTTCCGCAATCAGCAAATTCCAGAAATTCCGCAATCAGCCAATCCGACAAATTTGTAAATTTCCGCGATGGGCGATGGGCGATGCAGGAATTTACAAATTTCCCGCATCGTTATCTACGATTTCCGAATTGCATACCTCCTTTATTTGCCATATGGGCAGGGCCGTAGAGCCGCACACAATACTGTCAGCAGTTGCGCCGCGCCGCGCACACCGGTACGGTTTGCAGACATAAACGCCGTCATGATATTCCGCCATTCGCCAACGGCGGCATAATTCACACCATAAGGCATGAGGATCCGGGTGAGGATTACCTCCTTTGCTTAATTTTGGGCATAGAAAAACAGCCCCCGCGGCTTGCGCATAGGGCTGTTGAGTGTTGGATATTGTGGTTACTCTTCCGGTTCGTCAGATGGAGATAGATAGCCGTCGGCGATGAGTTTTTCACGTAAGGCGACCACGATGTAAGCGTTTGTAGTATGCCCATCTTTTTGAGCCTTTTCCATTGCCGCTGGAATCCCTGTGTTATTCATTACCCGGATTCCATACATACGCGTGTTTTCTTTCTTCCATTTTTCATCCGTAATGGCTTTTTTCGCCATATCGCGTCCCATATTCTTCCCGCCTTTACCTTCACATTCTGCCGCCATTGTAGCATAGCTGCCGCCGGAAGGCAAGGCCGGCGAAGCAGAATTGTTGCCAAAGGGCGAAGCCAAAGGCAAGGCCGACAAGGCCGAAGGCGGAGCCAAATGCAAGGCAGAAGGCTGCGCAGGCAAAGCGGGCGAAGCCGAATTTTCTTCGTATGGTGTAGAATTTCCTCTATCCATAGTTATAACATTCCTGTAAATTCAATAAAACAATCATTCCGCTGCGGCCGCAAGGGACGGCCTCGCATAAACCGCCCCTTGCAAACCGCAAAGTTCTGCGCAAAAATAGAATCGTATCCCCTTATAGCCGTTCCTGTTTCGCAACGGTACGACGCGCTACAGGCGCTCTTTCGAACGCGTGTTTTGTCCCTGCTAGGATACGCCGGGTATGGCTTTTTCAGCCCCGCCGCCACTATCGTCGGATATGATGATTCCTGCCTTTATACAACGCCGCTGCGTCTTATAGGCATACCGCCGCCATGGTAGGTAGAGCACGCAAGCCATGCCATGCTATGCTATACAGCTATGGTTATAGGCTTGCCTTGCCATAAATTTATAACGCCCATTGCTATGATTGCCTTGTTTGGCAAAAATAAAGCGTTTGAAAAGGCCGGAGCAAACGCTTTATTGAAATAAATTAAGGCACGAGAAATAGACCAGCCCCACAAAGGGGTGGCCTTTATCGAAAATCATAGCACACACACAAGAGCATTTTTCCGCCGCCCGCAGGACGGCAGGGTATAGGTATAGGGTCATTCGGCGTCTTTTTTGGTCGCAGTAAATTTGTAGCTAGCGCCATTCATGGCCGCGCCGATAGTGTCGATAATGCACCAGCGGAACATGCTCACGGCCATACGCTTAAAGCTGTTAACGTTGCGCGTGTCACGACTTGCGAAACTGTACAGTAACGCGCTAACGTCGCTAGAACGCGGACTGTATTTGCACTCAGAACCGAAAACGGCTTTAATGCAATCCGCAAGCGCTTCCTTGATTTTCGCGCGGCTAGAAGTGCCTTCGCGGTTTTCAAACGCGCATTCTTCGCCGAACACAAAACCGCAAGCGTTCGCAAGGTTGCGGAAGGCGTCTTTCCAGTGGGCACTTGCAAACATGGGTTTTTCGCGGTCGTCGAACTCAGACGGCAGAATAGGCATGTCAACAAAGTCCATAGACTTATAAAGCCCGTCCTTGTCGCGGCGAACCTTGCAAGCCTTGCACATCGGAGACGTGACATATACAGCCGTCCCGGCGTTGCGCAAAGCGTCAATCTGTAACGCCTTATATTCGGCGTTATAGTCCTCCAGCGCCGTTTCGACGTTCGCCCATGCGCTAATAATATCGCCTTTTTCCGTATAGGTAGACTTGTACAGAGCAATGGCGTTATCCAGCGCGGTTTGGCGTTCCCGCAGCTGTTCCGCGAAGTTGGACGCGAAACAGCACGGATTGACGTTGACGCGCACAGTCTTAATTTGAGGCGCGCTTGCCCGTTCGGTCATTTTCTGAGCGATGGCTTTGGCTTTGGCATTTTCCGCGCTGATGGTGATAGTGGTCTTTTCCATGGTGATCCTTCTTTCTACGGCTATCGCCGTTGTTTAATTATTTTTGGGTAACTTTAATAGAGCTTTGGCAGGGAAGGAATCCTGCAAGCGGCGGAAAAATACCCTTGTGTGCCCGTCCTCTATCGCATATCATGCGCTTGTGGGCTTTTTCGCGCGCCCTTGCCGGATACACCGACGGCGCGCACCCATGGGGCGCAATCCCTGCGACGGGGGCGGGGGCTATGCGGCTGTCAAGGGGCGGTGTCAACAGGTTAACCCGTCGACATTGAGCATTATATCATGGGGCGGTTAACCTGTCAACCCCTTTTCGCAAATTTTTTTCGATTTTTCGCAACTTTTTGTTTGGCGCTGTTTCTACCTATTATATAGCAAAAAGGAATGGCGTTAGATATATCTAACTGGTATTATGGTGCTATATAGGGAAGGGAAGGGAAGGGAAGGGAAGGGAAGGCAGGGAGGGAGGAAGGAAGGGAAGGAAGGGAAGGAAGGCGAAGGACGGCGAAGGACGGCGAAGGCAGGACGGCAGGGCATCGGGGGTAAGCGCTTTATCAGGGTAGAGCGCTTCCCTCCGAGGGGTGGAGGGGTGGAGAGGTGGAGAGGTGGAGAGCCAAGGCAGACGCTTCAGCAAAGTGAAGCGCTTTGGGCTGGACTACGTTAAATATTTAACGAAAAGGTAAACAGATGTTTACTGTTGTGAACGATTAAATAGCTGTTTAATTGTTAAGGAATTGTTAAGCTGTTAAGAGAATGTTAACAGTAAACTTTTGTTTACTATTGCCATGATGTGAACAATCGTTTACCTAGAGCGACGCTAGACATTCCCTGCCATGGCTTTTATTCGCTTTATTGTGTATCGATATATATCATATTTATTTGAAAAAGTATGGGCAGGGACAAAAAAATAACAGGGCATAACAGTATATTATACCTTGTTATGGGGTTTACGTTTGTGGCGTGTGACGGCTTTCCAAATCCTCTATGCCTGTTATATATCAACATATTTTCGCAATCCTTGTCATAATCTTGCACAACCTTTCTTCATTTCACCTCAGCTCGCGCCAGCTTCTCTGGCCGATCACTCTCTTGCCGCCCATTTCACCCAGGATTCGTTATGAAACCATATCATAAAATGGCCTTCAAAGACGCCGAAAAAGCTCCGCAAAAGCCCCGAAAATGCCTTAAAAATTGCCATTTTGCCGCGATAAATATCGAAATAAATTTCGGCCTTGACCGTTGTTGGATATGTTGGGAGTGGGTTTCAGGCATAACCTTCCCGTTGCAGAGATATTTTTTCTTTGAAGCTACGGACGCCCCCAGGAGCGAAGACAACGGCCGAAGCCGCGAAGTTACGAAGCCGCGAAGCCGCGCCCTTTGTTTTAGTGTGAAATATTTAACGATAGTTCCAAGAAGGTATGAGGCCTCTGCCCCAAGGTCCCAAGGCCGAAGCTGCGAAGGCCGCAGGCCGTTCCGAAGCGATGACATTTCTGTACTTCTGAGCAGAGCGAAGCTGCGAAGAAGTGCAGAAACTCCCCTTATTTCAAGATCAGAACCTGAGCCCATATATACGAAGTATATATCCTACTCTTCCCAAGACCGATATCCTCATGTTCACTTAAGTTTTTTGTTTCAATGTGAAATATTTAACATGTATATCGTAATAACTAATTTCATGGTCTGGCCAAGGCCGAAGGCCGAAGGCTGAGGTCAAGGTCATGACCAAAGGTCGGAGACAAACCGCCAAGACCGCAGCTCCCAAATATTACAGTTTATATATACGAAGTATATATCCCTACTCTTCCCTAGACCATATCCATTCGTTCACTTAAGTTTTTCATTTCAATGTGAAATATTTAACAATGCTTCTGCGGCTGCCGCAAAAATTTTTTTCGCCAAACTGAAAAAACGGCCATTAAAATGTTCCCTTTATTAATGATTGATTAAATCAGGGGGACCTGCCATGGAAAACTTTTACGACGTCGTGAACCGCCTCTGCGACCTGTACATCTCATACCGCCAGCGCTATGTGGTAATGCAGGCGGCGCCCGAGCTGGAAGCGGGGTATCGGATATACATGCCCAAGTCCAGATCCGGTCCCGTGAAGCTGACCAACCGGGCGGTGTGTCAGCATCTGAACCGGCAGATTGCAATCAGCGTCTTCGCCGGCGCGTACAGCAGCAAGTTCATCTGCTTCGACGTCGACTATCCCGACCCGTTCGAGGTGAAGAAGCTGATCGAGATCCTGACCGGGTATGGTGTGCCCCGCGAATTGATTTACGTCAGCACCAGCGGCGGCAAGGGGTACCATGTCGAGATCTTCTTTGACGGGCTTGTGTACACCGAGCAGCTGCGCAAGTTCTATGACTGCATATGCGTGGACGGCAACTTCGACCCGCACAAGATTGAGTTCAGGCCGACCAACGGGCAGGCCATTAAACTGCCGCTGTCGGTGCATTTTAAGACCGGGCGGGTGTGCTGGTATCTGGATCGGGATACGCTGCAGCCCATCGAGGACCCGGCGTATGTATTGCAGATTCAGCAGATGGCGGTGGCCGATTTCGAAAAGGTGTTGGAAATCCTGCCGCCGCGCAAGCCGTTTGATATGCCGGAGAATGAAACAGTCCCCACGCGGAAGATGAAGCGGGCAGACCTGGCGCAGATGGAGGGCGACGGCTATCCCGATTTGTTAGAGCCGGGGCACCGACACAACACGATGCTGGCCATTGGGATGTATAACCGGCGGCGCGGGCTAAGCCAGGAGCGCAACCGCGCGGAACTGCTGGCCTGGGCGGCGCACCAGCCGGAGGATTTCCTACTTCAGTCGCCGGCGGCATTGGAGCGCGAGACGGACGATATTATGCGCTGGGTTTACAGCGAGCAGTTTGTGGTGGCGTCCCCCGGAAAAGGGAAGCCGACCGTGTTCACTGCGGATGACATTGCTTATTGGGCGACGCAGCCGAATCGTACCTGCCGGAAGTTCATGTTCCTGCTGCGGTGGAAACTGAAACGACATGTTACCTGTCAGATGAGCTACGACTGGGCAGCGGCGGCGCTGGGAACGACGTGGAAGACAGTCTTTGACGCGGCGTGGAAGATGGTACGCCAGCGGCAGATCGATCTGGTCCATGGAGCCGCATACATGGAAAACGGTCAGCTGAAACGAAAGCCGAACAAATATTATGTGGTTGGATCCACACCGCCGCCATTGCCAGAGGAGTGGAGCCTCCAGGCGAAGCAGGTCACGCTGCCGGATCATCTGGCTGAGCCCACGAAGGAGAATTTTATGGAAGTATATAGCATGGTGCTGCAGGCCATGGTGCCGCAGGCGCGGCTGAAAAAGATTATGGGGAAAAAAGAATTGGAGGAACTGGTTAATGGAGAATAAGTTGGAACGAATGGAAGAGATTCTGCTCGGGTGGATGGAGTTCCTTTATGGGAAAATTACACAATCACCGGACGCATACGACATTAGTGACGTTTCAAAATATCTAGCTGAGGTTGGGAAAGTCGAACTTGAAGTTAGGTGTTACCTTGAACATAGTTCAAGATCTCAGTGTATGCCTCCAGATAAAATTTTGCAAGATTGACAGCCGTATCTGTTGACGAGCATTTCAATTTCGCGTATTCGAGGGCCAGCATTTGGATTTCATCGCGATTCAGAGGTTTCATAATGATCCTTTCCTGCGCCCGGCGTTAATGAAATTATAGCACAGAAGTGAGGAGTTTTGTATGCCGAAATGCAAACCGATGGATGAAGCTTATGCGGCCGAACAGGCGCAGAAGTGGCGGGAATTCTATGACGCGAACGCTGCGCTGTTCAAGGCCGACACTGAAGCGCACAAGGCCGGGGTCTTACAGATGGCGGCGGAATTTGGGGCAGGACTGGATGGAGACGAAGATCTTTCAGCCTGCTATGCGGGGCTGATGGCTTACAACTGTATCCGGCTGGGGGTGAAGTTGCCGGTATCCAACGGGGAATTTGTAGCCGCCATTCAGGGCGGCGTTAAAAGGGAATAACCCATCGAAATCGATGGGAGTGGGGGAAACCTTGAAAATTGAATAACAATTTGGTTGACACAAAGCAACACGGAAAGAGGGAGACGACGCTGGATTGCGCCGTTCCCAGGAAACCGGCGGTTTATTCTTTGCTGGGTATTACGATTACCTATTCCCGAAGCATGAGCAATGTTTGATTACTCTTGCCGTAGAAATGGGGCAACCGATAATGCCGGTTCGTTGCTCGACATCGTGATTGCCCATTCCTAGAGCGTGAGTAATACTCCGATTACTCCTATCGCGGGAATGATACAACCGAGAAGTGCCAGCAGAAAATCAACCGCAGATATGCCTGAGCATTATAGCCAAGGCCAGAAGCGCTCCGACAATGGATATGGCGGAGACAAACAGTCCGACGCATGACAGGACAAGGCAAATACAGGCAATGATCTTTTCTTTATGAAGATTCTACAGATACTACATAGGCAATTACCTCCTGAGATATATTGCCGAGGTTTGCTATGGGGTGTGAACCTTCAAGTCCATTATATCATGTGTTCGTTGCTTTGTGTAGGGTTAGGGGCGGGATCAATAATTGGTTGACGCAAAGAAGGCATGACACTGGATGTGCCACGCCTCAGAAAAGACTACAGCTTACTCATCGGACACAGCGACTGCCCATTCCTATAGTGTGAGCATAATGGCTAATATACTCACAGCCGGAATGAGACAGTCAATGAGTGCCAGCAGGAAATCTATAGCTGGCTATGTGGCGTCTGACGTAATCATGAGTATCGCAGACAGAATCAACCCGACAAAGGATATGGCGGGCACCATCAGACCGATACATGAGACGACAAGACAAACCCAAGCGATAATCTTTTCAATGTTCTACTTCATAGCGAACACCTCCGTGTTTATATTTGGCGAGGCGTGCTACAAGTAGCGTATTCAGTATACCACATGTTTTCTTCTTTGTGTAGGGTTAGGGGTGGGTAACGTTGGAAACGAAAAGAGGCAACCTCCAGGAAGCTGCCTCTCTGGCTTATTGACTTTGTGGCGGTGCAAATAGAGCACAGAGCAGTTCTATTACAAGCAGCACCTATGTGGCGCAGTTTGCAATTTCCGTAGCGTACCCGGCGCATGATAGGGTAAATTCTATTGCGCCCAATACAGTTTCGGAGGCCACCATTTGTACGATGGACCAGAACAGCGCTATGTCGTTTGCTGTGCCGTACTGTATTCCAATGCAAAACAATGTGATGCCAAGGAATACGATCAATAAGTCTTTATGCCAGGAATTCTACTTCTTCATAGACAAAATACCTCTCTTTTTCAAAGTATCGGTGAGGCATGCTATGGAGCGGACCCGGCAAGTTCATTATAGCACATCTTTTCGTTTCCAACATCTCTTTTTTGCTGAGAATCCTTGTAACGTTACAGGGTTCGAAAGATATGCCTGCGGGGTGGTATAACCTATCTACCTCGCCGGTGGAACTCATTTAACATCATGAATTATTGGAGGAAAACACATGAAACAGGAACATTACACGAATCTCACAGGCGCGCGCATTGCTTACGAGTCTGCGAAGGCGCGGGGTAACGGTATCGCTGGCGCAAAGGAAACGCTAAAAAATCTGCTGTTCAATTACGCGCAGGAGATCATTGACGACCTTGGCGGGCAGCAGGCGCTGCATGATAAGATCGCGGATTTGGAGGCCGAAGTGGAAGCGCTGAACGAGGCGCTGGACGAGGCCGATAAGGAACTGGCTGGTAAGAAGAACAAGTAAGCGACAATAAAACAGAGGAGGTATTTGAGGATGAAAAAGGTTGAAGATCGTGAACTGCGCGAGTTCTGGGAGAAGGCTGAGGGCAAGGTTGAGCAGATGCTTACGCGCATCGAAGCGCTCGAGAAGGTGAAGCGCCTGCTTACCATTCCCGGCACAGATTTTATGACTACGCGGCAGGTGGCGGAGTATTACGAGGTTGATATCGATACAATGCGTCGTGTGTATCAGCGGCACAAGGCGGAGATCGATTCGGACGGCATTGCGGTGAAGAAGGCGGCGGATTTTTTAACTGAACCCGGAATTCAGGTTAAAGATGCAGATAGGCTAACTGGACAGGAAGTCCAGTTAGGTACTGGCAATGTTAGAACTGAACAGCCTGTTCAGTTCAAAAACAGCACCCGTGGAAGCTCCCTTATTGATTTCGGCGACGGGGTTGTGATTACAATTAGCAACCGTGGCACCCGCGTTTTTTCTCGCCGTGCTGTTCTCCGCATCGGCATGTTGATGCCTGGCTCGAGGATCGCGACTGAAGTGCGCACGCAGTTATTGAATGTGTTTGAGAAGGTTCCCAGCTTTGCAGCGGTTGAGGATCTCGACAAAGAGGTGATTCTGTATAAGCGTATTGGGGAAGCTTTTACGAACGGCAATATAATTGAGGCGTCGAGCTATATGACCCAGCTCACAGAGTATCTCAGCCGGAATAATAAAGCGCTGCGCGAGGCCAATAAGAATTTGGTGGATGATAACGAAAGGCTCGACGCTGAGAACAAGGTTCTGCTCAAGGAAGAAATGGAGTGGGATACCCGCAAGCTCATTAACGCGGTTGTGCGTCGTATTGCCGGCATCCGTTATCCTGACGGCGGTGAGTGGAAATACGGCAAGATGTGGAATTACTGGAAGAGCCTGATGTACAACAAGGAAGGCATCAGCATCGGAAGGCGGCAGGTTGGCAGCAAAGGTTCTTATCTGGATATGCTGCGCGACGACGAGTGGCCGGCGGCAATGAGCTGCACGCTGACGTTCGCGAAACAGTACGGCGTTGATATTTCTGATTTACTCACGCATGCGAAGGAGGGGCTGCTCGATGAATGTAAATGCTGAAGGGTATGTCAGCCTGAGTGAGCCGCGCGTTGTATCGCTTCTGATTTCCGGGCGGAGCAAACTCGACCCATCTTTCTATCCTGAACTGGCAGCGGCGGGACCCACGGAAACAACCGGGGTTCCCCGCTTCAACGATGCTGTGATTTGCACATATGCTGATCTTGACCGGCTGATCGCGGAATGCGGGTTATCAAAGGCAGAGCAATATACCGTGAATAAGCTGATGCGCGGCTACACGGTTATGGACATTGCTGAAATGAATAACGTCAAGCACCCGACAGTGAGCGTCTGGTTTCGGCGGGCGGTGCAGAAAATTTGTAAATGTAACGAATCCCGGTGGGATGTTACTTATGTGTCTACGAAAAACTGAACTTGTTTGATATTAATATAAGGGAGGGACTGATTATACTTGGTTACAATGTTATTACCCCGAACGGGAAAGTAAAGAAGCTGCGCGTTGCAGACAGTGAACAGAGGTCTAAGGCGATAGCCGAATAGATCGAAGTCTGGAAGCAGTATTGCGAAAACAACTGGATCAGCACGCGGCATTATGATCAGCGGACTCCGGAGGATAAGGTGAAGACCTTCCTCGACGGGCTTGCATATTTTTTGATGCGTTCCGACACAGAAGGTATCGTGACTGATTACAAGGATATTCTGAATGGTAAGAGGGAAGTCCCGGTATCTTCCTGCCCCCACAGCGTGGAATACGCTCTTTACGGCAATGGCGCTCCGCCCGAAGATGAAGACGAAGGCGGGTTTGAGATTCTGCTTGAGAATCTTGACCGCAAAGCTGAGCGCATGGAGCGGCGCAGAGCCGCCCCGAAAAAGAAGCCGAAGCGAGTATCACGCATTGTCCGCTCCGAGCAAATTCGAAATGAGCTCGGCGCGTGTGAATTCTTTTTCCCGGTTGTTGACACAGGCAATGAGTTTGAGCTGTTTGGCAACCGATACCATATTTCTTTGCAGGTAGAACAATATGGCGTGAAGCAGACCCGCGAGGGCGAGCTTTATGATATGGATCATATTGCGTGCGCTGTAAAGAATGGAAAGATTGTTGCGTTCTTTGATCAGGATTTGAACCGTATAGTTGATGAGTTTGTTGAGAGGGTGAGCTGAAATGGCGATAAAGACTGCGGCCGGTCTGGTTGCATTTGTAAAAGAATGGGTTGGACAACCTTATTGGTATGGCACGCATTGCCATGATTGTACAACCGCGCTGTTGAAGCGCAAGGCAGCTCAGTACCCGGCGCATTATACGGCGGCAAGGATGCCGCGCTATCGCGCAGATATAGAAGCCGGCAAAAAATGCGCAGACTGTATCGGGCTCATCAAGGGGTATATGTGGACGGACGAAGAAACCGGCAAGATGCGATATGGGTCGAATGGCTGCCCCGATAGAGGCGCGAACGGGATGTTTTCCTATGCGAAGCAGCGCGGGCTGAAATGGGGAATAATCAACACGTTGCCGGAGTGTCCTGGCTTGATACTGTGGCGTAGCGGGCATGTGGGTGTTTATATCGGAGGCGGGAAACTGGTTGAGGCTCGCGGGTTTGCCACAGGGATTGTCGAGGCGAATGTCGCGGATCGGAATTTTACACACTGGTTCGAGATGCCGGCACTTACATATGCAGGAAGCAGTGAGCCCGAATCCGAACCAGAAGCTAAGCCGAGCCCTATAAAAAGAACTACATTGAAGCGTGGGTCGAGTGGGAACGATGTCCGTATGCTTCAGAATCGGCTGAATGAAATCGGGTATTCCTGTGGGGCGGCGGACGGTAAGTTCGGTGCGCTCACACAGCGAGCGGTGAAGAGATTTCAGCAGGACAACACATTGCCAGCGAATGGAATCGCGGATGAAAAAACTTTGGAAAAAGTTGAAAAAGTTTTTGCAAAAGTGAAAAAATGACCTTTAAAATGTTCCCTTTAATAGTGAACGCAAAAGTTCACGGCGAACATTGACAACTGAATATTGGGCGCTGACAGCAACACAATTGATATAAGTTCTAATGAAAACTTTCAGTCACTGGTTTGACATCAGTGATTCATCAAAAACATGCGCCCAGTCTTACTGCATTATCCGCGTGTAGCTCAATGGTAGAGCGACAGGGAAAAGAAACGCGCACAGTTTATATAGTGGTGCGCTGACAGCAAGTTTTTTTGATGACATCCTGTGCATTCCCGGTTCAAGTCCGGGCGCGCGGTAGCGGGCGCTAACAGCAATCTATTTGGAGAAGATTCGTAATCTTTATTTCATAACGTGCCCAGTCTTATTTAAGAAACAAGAGCCGCCCTTATCGGGCAGCCCCTGTTTGTTTGCGCCGTTTGGATCTTCTTATCAGGCGAGTTTTCCAGCGCTTCCGCCCAAGTGGTCGTTCCAGCTACGTGGCATACGTCGCGGGAAAGAGCAACGCCAAGAATTCCTTGGCGGCACAAACACCTTTGCTATACTGACAATCGCACGCGGTAGCGGGAAATAATCCGCCAGGAACGATACGGCGAACGCCGCACACAAAAGGATGACGAGCAGAATTCTCTATGTTTTCATTGGTGTACCTCCATGTAATGTTTTTCTCGCCAATAAAACACACATGTGGCAACCGCGGAAAGCCAGAGCGTTCCAGCCCGTACGAACAGTATAGCATATTATGGAGAGATACTCAAGCGGTTTAAGAGGTCGGTTTGCTAAACCGATAGGCCGTAAGGTGCGCCTGTTCGAATCAGGCTCTCTCCGCCAATAAATAGCAAAGCCGCTCCTTAACGGAAACGGCTTCCGGCGTTATGTCGTCGTCTTCGCCTTTCCAGGCGGGTCTTCCACTGCTTCTGCGGATTTGTCCATTCAACAAACTTAGCGTACTGAGTCGGAATGACCAACGAAAGAATTTCGTGAACGACGCACAGCGCACCTGCTATGGCTGCCCACCATGACGGCAAGGAGAGAAATTCTCCAAGGAATGGAGTCATGATGGCGAGGCACAGCAGCTATACAAACAGTTTCTTCTAAGTGTTCATGAGAAAACCTCCTTGAATTATTTTCCGCCCTAATAAAATAACCAAGGCTGTTCTTCGCGAAAACTCGAAGTATACTGCTGTGCCATTATTATAACACACGACGCGCGGTAGTGTAAAGGCAGCACGCGGGATTCATGTTCCTGTAATCCGGGTTCGAATCCCGGCTGCGCAATGGCTCATTCGCCTAGAGCCAAATCCATTCTTCCTAAGGCGGCTGGAAGTAAAGCAAGCCACCCCAATTCGAGGTTGGGATAATGCGTTATACGCAAAAGAGCCAAACCTCACCCGTGCGATTAATGTAACGGTAACATAACGCCCTTCCAAGGCGTTGTAGCGGGTTCGAATCCCGTATCGCACTTTGCCGTCTTAGCTCATTTGGCAGAGCAGCGCTCTTGTAAAGCGCAGGCGCTCGGTTCGAGTCCGAGAGACGGCTCCAGCATCGTGTCGGCGGAGAGTTGCTGCCTCGACGCCGGCTTTTCATTGAATACCTCCTTTCTGGACGCCGGGAAACCGGCGTTTGGGGCCGTGACGCAATTGGCAGCGTACTCGCCTTGCACGCGAGAGGTTAGGGGTTCGAATCCCCTCGGCTCCATTTGGACGCTTACAGCAAACATTCTAGAGCAAATTTGTAACTTGCATTTTTAGAAACGCGTCCAGGATATTTTGACTTGGGCGGTTGGTGCAATTGGCAGACACAGCGACTTCTAATCTCGCGAGTTGAGGATTCGAACTCCTCACCGCTCACCAACGCCAATGGCCAGAGGCAACAAGCAGAGGGCGCGCAGATGCGTCCTGCTTCGGGAAGCGCTCCCGAGCGAAGCCTTCCGGAGGGTCGTCTGCCGGTTAATCGCGTCGAACCGAAACCGCTGACGTGGATTCCATACAAATATGGCGTTCAGCTTCCTGACGAAAAAGGAAAGCACAGGGGTCGAGTTACGTACAAGACCCCGCATCGCACGAAACGCGAAACGGTATTTTCGCTCCGAGCTTATATCTCGGCTTAGTCAGTTCGACTCTGAATCGTGCGACCACGCCCGTATAACGGGCTATGGCGGGCGGCTTGCTTCAGGTGGAACCGGGAAGCCGGAATCCCATCAAGGCTTAGCCTCTATCACATAACAGCTTGGGGCTGTTACTTTAAGCGACCTTCAAGATACTGTTCGATAAGAATGCCGAGCAGCACCAAGAAAATCTCTTTGGCGATATCATTCTACAGTGTGAGAACTGAAATCAAAACCATCTTATGTATTCCTTTCTGTTTATTGAGATTTATTTCATCTCTGGTCGCTGACAATTCTTCCCTCCCGCCCGCCCCAACATTTTAACACAAAACGGAGGAACCTTTAATGCTGAAACCTGTTATCTCTATGAATAAGATGTCTATGAACGAATCGATTGCGACCACGTGCTGCTATGTCTGGAACGGCAACAGCCTGCTCGGTGCGGCGACGCTTCCTCACGGCGGCAAGCTTGTGGCGGATGCAAAGACCGATTCTTTCGTCCAGATCGAGAATACTCGCTACCCGCTGAATAGCACATGGTGGGATTATACGGATGGCCATGCGGCGAGCGGCGCGGCTGCACGAAGCGTTGTGACAAAGACCACGGATGGTAAGTGGGGCTATCATGATTATGCCAACCCCGGTACGTTTACCCTGATGGAGAATGGCCAGGTGACGAAGGAATTCTGCGACCACAAGAATCCGGAGATTTGTCCGTATTTCAAGGTTACAGAATATCTCGGCACGTTCACACACGTCGGCGCTACTTCCGCTCATTATAATCTGACCAGCGGCAACGAATGGCTGGCAGATCATCCGGCGCAGCAGTACATGTCCTGACGGATCAATGTTCCACTGGGCGGCACAACTTCTCTGCCGCCCTCTTTTTATAAAGGTGTTTCATGGATAAAGGAGCAGACAATGAGCAGATTGTTGGAGGAGCTGACGGCGCAGGAAAAAAGAAACCTGATCGGCGTCATTAAGGAAAAGAAAAACGGTCTGAGCGACAAGGATTGGAGCGAGATCGTTGAGGAATATGACCTTGGCATCAACGCTGAAACGCTGCGCAAAGCCGGCGTGGGAATAAAGCTCGCGGCTGACGCAGGGATGCTGGGCGGCGGGCAGGAAGCCGGTTTCATCGAACGGCAGAAGATGCGCGACTTGACGAAGCAAGTCAACCAGATGTATCGCACACAGTCTCGCAGCGAACTATTACGGGAGACGATCCGTGAGGCGGTGAAAGCGCTGCCTTCGGCAGGGCAATACAAATGGACTCCGGTGCGGCTTGACAGCGACAATGGCAACAAGGCGTTGACGCTGGCTGTCGGCGATTTCCATTATGGGGCAGAGATAAAGATCAAGGGGCTGCGCGGAGAAGTTGTAAATCAGTACGATCACAATGTGTTCAAAAGCCGAATGGAAAGACTTCTGGTCGAGACGAAAAAGATCGTAGTAAAGGAACATCCGCACACGCTGTATCTATTCCTCATGGGCGACATGCTGGACGGGATGCTCCGACAATCTCAATTGATGCGGCTGGAATACGGGCTTGTGGAGAGCACAATCCAGCTGGCGGAATATCTTGCGAAATGGATACAGCGACTGTACATCGAAACAGGATGTCTGGTTTCCGTGCATGCGGTAAGCGGCAATCATTCTGAAGTTCGCCCGCTGAAAGCAAAGAACCGCGAGTTTGAGGAGGAAAATCTTGAGAAGATCATTATGTGGTATCTTGAGAGCCGGCTTGCGGAGGACGGAATTTATATCGACGCGGGCTGCGAGCGGATGAACTACGTGAGCGTGGAAGGGTTTAATTTTCTCCTGCTACACGGAGACGAAGAACGCTCCATCTCAGATATCGCGCGCAATGCGGTGAACCTTTACGGGGAGCCGATCGATTTTTTTATCTGTGCGCACAAGCATCGGGAGCAGGAATATCCATCCGGCGTTACGCCGGACGGGAACAGCGTGATCGTTCGGGTACCGAGCATTTGCGGCCCTGACCGTTATGCGCAGACAAAACACTACGGGGGAACCGCCGGGGCGATCGCTATGCTGATAGAACATGGTTATGGCCGCCGGTGCGTGTATCCAATCAAATTGTAAGTTCTACCCCTGCCGTAAGGCCGGGGTATTTTTATTGGAGGAATTATTATGGCGCGGCAAAAACAAGCCGGTGTAATCACCAAGATTTGCATGCGCTGCAACAGAGTTCTTCCCCTTATCGAATACTATCCCAACAAGGGCTGGAAGCAGCAGATGTATCGCGACTCCTGGTGCCGCGATTGTGCGAAGGAATACTGCACCGATAAGGAGAAGCTGGAGCAGTATTGCTATGAAAACAACCGCCTTTGGAAAGATAAATACTGGGAAACCGCAGAAAAGAAAGCATACCTGCAGCTTTCCACCGACCAGACATATTGCAGTTCATCTACTCCAATTGAAAAGAAGCGCGAGATGGTAACGAAGTTTACGATCAAGAGTTTCTGGGGGATTATGAATTTGTCGGGCATCTATGTGTATGTGGATAACATGGGCAACTCTCAGTCTACAGACGGAGGGCAGATGATCGACGACGCTACAAAGGCGGAGAAGATGGTATACAGCAAGGTCTGGCGCGGTTACTATACGCCGACCCAGATCGAGTGGCTGGATGATACTTACGCCCGGTATGAAGAGGACTTCGTATTGGACAATATCAACATTCAGGATTACGCACGCAAAATTGCGAAGGCGAGCCTGAACGCCGACGTTGCGGAAGACAGGATGCGGCGCGGCGAAGGGTCCTATCAGGAATACAAGGAAGCGCAGAAAATATTTGACGACCTTTCAAAATCCTCGAACTTCGCAGCTTGTAAACGCAAGGCGGGTGAAGCGACGGGGCTAGGATCGCTGGGTGAAATTATCCTGCGGCTCGAAGTATCAGGCAAGCTGAACACAAACGGTTTCACTTTTCCTGAAGACGACGTGGACAAGATAATACATGATTTTGAGCACACGCTCCGGTCGGTCGGGTTGGAGGGGCAGCTATGAACCCAATTGACCACAGCAGAATCATGAAAGCAACCCAGATTCGTGAGATCAAAAATGATCCCGGCTGGGAGGAGCAGATCTGGTATTGGCGAACACATTTGGATGTTTTCATCGAGGACTACTTCAAGATAAAGCTTAAAGATGTCCAGAAGGTCGAAGCCCGGATGTTTGGAAACCGCGAGACAATCTATTTTGTGCAGAGCCGCGGCTTCGGTAAGACATGGCTGACGGCGGTGTGCTGTCTGGCGATGGGGGTGTTGTACCCCGGAAGCCTGATTGCGGTCATCAGCGGCACAGCGGAGCAGGCAACGCTGGTTATCAAAAAGATCGACGACTACTTTGTGCGGAACACGGATATACTGCGGGAAATTGAAACAAACGGGCATTCCGCCGTACAGCTTGCCCGCAACAAGGGCGTATGCCGGCTGCGGAACGGGAGCAAAATAGAGAGTTATTCAATTGGTACATTCCGCGGAAACCGTGCGAAAGTTATTGTCATCGACGAAGCACCCGAGGTAAAAAAGGAAGACCTTGAGGCCATCGCGAAGCCGGTTCGCAATACAACGCGCGACAATTGCGTACAGCTTGGGATACCGGATTATCCATCCAAGATGATCAGCATCACCAGCGCGTGCCTGAAGAGCAACTATTTCTACGACGCCTTTACGGGGACGCTGCGGAACATGGCAAAAGGCGAAAAAGACTGCTTCGCCTGCGCGCTAAACTATGAGGCGGCGGCGCGTGTCGGGATTTCTCCTATGGCGTTTTTCGAGAAGGAACGCCGGGACATGGAAGAATCCAAGTTCGCGATGGAGTATGATTCAATATTCGTCGGTGCAGAGGCCGGGAGTTTATTTCCGTATGAACTAACTGAGAAATGCCGGGTGTTGAAAGACGTCGAGGTAGCAATGCCGAAATCGAGCACATCAGATTACATTATTGGCGTCGACTTGGCTACGTCGGCTTCAAAGTATGCAGATAATGCGGTTATTACGGTAATCAAATTGATCGAATGCGACGATGGAGGCTACATTAAGAAACTTGTCTACATTCGATCTTTTCACGGCAAACGGCTGGACGCGTTGGCCGGGGAAGTACGAAAGCTGCTGGTGAAATTCCCGCGGACAGTCAAGGTTGTATTTGACCATCGTGGCCTGGGCGACGCTTTCCCACAATTTCTGGCTCAGCCGTGGGTGGACATAAATGGGAAGGAATATCCGCCGCTGGTAATGGACACAGAGAAATCTATTATCCACAATGCGGTGCCGCTATTGCATCCGGTTATTGCGAATATCACGGTAAACCAGCAGATCGTATCCTCCATAACAATCGCTCTCGAGCAGGAATCGCTTGAGCTGCCGGTTAACTCGCGCCATGTGCTTGGGAACAAGGTGATGCTGCGGGATGAAGACGACGACGAAACGCAAAGCAAAGCACTGACGCAGGAAGAGAAAGCGATTTTCATCGAAGCGGACGCGCTCCAGATTGAGATGGGCAACGTGGTTGCGAAAGCGACGCAGGCGGGCGCGGTCGTGTACGACGTGGCAAAATCAACGCAGCACAAAGACCGGTACAGTTCGTTGGGCATGGCACTGCTATATATCGGCGGGCTGGAAGAACTGCGCAAAAAGAAATACATCCAGGGCTCTTCCGAGGAGTGCATTGGGCTGGTTACAAAATTTTAAGGAGGCGACAGGCGATGGGATTTTTTAACAGGCTATGGAACCGTTCGCCTCAGCGGTCTTCGCTCGCCCCTCCGAGGGAAATCGCGGTGGGTGCGGCCAAGGACGATGTGAGTATTACATTTAATAACCGTAACATCACCTACACAGGCGATCTTGCGAGTTATGACTATGATACGATACTGAGGGATAAACAGACAAATATTACAAGTCTGTTTCAGCTGAGCGATTATTACGTAGACGCCGATCCTTTGTATCGCGGCATTATCAAAGAGGTATATACGCCTTTTAGCATCGCGGATGACTTTCGGCTTGTTGGCGCGAACGAGAAGGTTAAGAAGAAATATCTTGACTATTATGACAGAATTCACCTAAAGGACAAGATGAGAAGTATCTTTCTTCAGTATTACAAATACGGAAACGTATATGTATACCTGATGGAAGATGGTTCTCTTATTACTTTGCCGGTACACATGATCCGTATTGCGAACGTCATGGTAGATGGAGAACCGGTGCTGGAATTCAACTGCCGCACCATTACGCAGGACCTGAAGCGCGAAGGCGTTAAAGCAAAAAAGGATTACCTGGACGACGAGCTGCTGGACGTTCGGCTGCGCGGTTTCCCCAAAGAAGTGCAGACGGCTGTAAAGGAAGGCAAGGAATATGTTCAGCTGAATCCGGCGAATACGTTCGTATTGCAAGACCTGAAGGAAGACTGGGTGCGGTATGCGGTGCCGATGGTGGCGACATGCCTGCGCGCGTTTTCCAAGAAGGAAATTATTTCGCAGTATGAAGATTCGCTGCTGAACTTGGGCGCGATGGCTTTTCTCCATGTAAAATACGGCGACCCGAAGAATGAAGTGGTCCCGACAGTTGACGCGCTGCGGCAAGTGTCGAACATCTTCAAAAGCGCCATGACGGGCACCGCACTGGCGGTTACTAATAACTGGTGCGAGGCGGAAGTCATTCAGCCGAAGATGGACGACATGTTCGAGTACGACAAGTACAAGGGCGTGAACGCCGAAATCCTGAATGCCGGCGGAATCAGCGGCGTGATCGTCAGCGGCCGGTCGGAAGACGGCTCGACGTTCGCGAGCGCGCAGGTCAGCATGAAGACGGCGGCGATGCGTATCCGTCAGGCGAAGGACAGCTTCTGCGAGATGATGAACAAAATCAACCGCAGGCTGAACGGCGCGGGCGGCGCGGCTTCTATCCCGCATAGCGCGGAATCCAGCATCCCTCTGTTTACATTCCCGCCGGTCGACCTCTCTGGCGACAAGGACTTCCGCGAAGCGTGTATGAAGCTGTGGGAGAAGGGTGTGGTGTCTGACAAGACGCTGCTGCAAACCTACGGCTACGACTACGATCAGGAAGTCGAGCGGAAGAAAACAGAGGATAACAGCGGCAATGCGCAGGTGTTGATGCCGAAGAAAGAAACAGACGCAGGTAACAGCACAGACAATGACACGGTTTCCAATACGGAACCGGACGAGCCGTTGATCGAGGGGAAGGTTGGACGGCCTGAAGTGGACGAATCGGAGCGCACGAGCGATCCAGCGAACGCGATAACAGGCAAGCAGCCGAAGCCCAGCACAGACGGGTAAAAATTTTTTTGATAGATATGGCGGAAGCCATGTTTATATAACTTCACAAGAAACTGTGGCCCTCCTAACGCAGTTTTGAGGAAGGATTGTGGTTATGTTGACGGACGAGAAACTTTACTTTCTTGCTTCCGACATCTCCATCTCCGAACAGAAATCGAATGACATTTTTCTTTATGTCACGATGAGAATGTTGTCTACGCGCCCGAATGGAAACCGGGAAGGCGTCACGCAGGCGTTCATTGATGAAATTGTTATGAACCCTGCGAAGTATGACTGCCTCCCGCTCTATGTCGATATCAATCGGCTGCGGGCGCGCGACTACAGAAACCTTGGGCATATGTACAATCCGGGCACCGGAAAGTTCGACTCTACCCAGATTGGCAGTCTCTGCCGCTTCTGGAAGGAGAGCGACGAGTACGGCATATCGCTGATGGGCGAGGCTCGCATCCCCAAGCGGGAAGCGGACGTTTGTCAGTGCGTGCTGGAGCTGTACAACATTGCCGCGCTGAATTTTTCTTTCGAGATCAAGTATGTACCGGATAACACGGTTGTGATCGAAGGCGTTCGCTATGTGGACGCGGCGGACACGAACGCGTTGACGGGCATGGCGATCGTATCGACTCCGGCTTATCGCGAGTCTACGGCGCTGTCGCTGGTGGCGGAGGAAAAAGCGGATGGAGCGGAAGCGGAGAACGCGACTGAAGGAGTTGAAAACAAAGTGACGATTGAAGAAGCTAAGCAGGCAATTGCTGAAAAGGATCAGCTGATTGCGGAGCTTCAGCAGCAGAACGCTGCGATGGCCGAGGAAAACGAGAAGCTGAAGGAAGAGGCGAAGCCCGATCCCGAGGCCGAAGAAAAGGCCAAGCGCGATGCGGAAACCGCTGCGGCGGCGGAAGAGGAGCGTAAGCAGTGCGCCGAGAAGCTGGAAGAGGCGAACGCGGCGGCCGCTGAAAAAGACCAGAAGATCGAAGAGCTGAACGCTCAGATCGAGGAACTGAATAAGGCCAAGGCCGAGCTGGAAACCATTAAGGCGGAACAGGCAGCGGCCGAACTGAAGGCCAAGCAGGAAAACGCGAAAGCATTCGCGCAGAAGCAGGGGCTGGACGTTGAGGATGAAAAGGTTCAGGCGGCAATCGCGGAACTGAACTATGAAACTATCGCCACAATGGCGATGGAAATTTCCAAGCCGGAAACACAGACCGCTACGGCGAGCTTTGTGATTACCGAAAATATGAAAGTTGAAAGCAAGTACGGCGGTCTGCTTGAAAGCCGCTGATTGCGAGGAGGAAAATTATGGCCGGATATATGAAGAAACTGCAGGGCTACGTTTACGACGGAGCCAACACCGCCGCTGCCGCAATGGAGAACGGCGTGTTCGTTGAAATTACTACTGACGGCGTGAAGCCTGTCGCAGCCGCAAAGACCGGTATGGTTCTGCGCGTCGTGGAAAAGACCACGCTGTGGAGCCGCCCGGCGCTTGTGCTGGACGTTGTGAATCACGGCGACGACGAAATCTTTTTCCTTGAAAACGAATGGGATATCAATGACGCCGAAGCTTACGACACCGCGAAGTACACCTGCAAGGTGGGCGATTATGTTCGCATGCACCGCTGCCTTGATGGCGAAGAGTTGATCATGACTGTTGACGATACCGTGTACGCGGCGTTGGCGGTTGGAGATCAGGCGAACATTGCGGCCAACGGTACCGTTGTCAAGAAGACAGCCGGTACTGGTGGCGACCCCTAATCCGCGAATACCGGAATTGATAATTTGAGGTGAAAGATAATGGCTATTGAAATTCGTAAAGATTCCAAGATCGTCGATGTTATGGTGGCGCAGGCTAAGCATGAGAACGTCGATTCTAACGTTGCAGCGGAGGCCAGCAATCTGATTAAGGATCTGGCATCCAACCCCACCCCCAACAACCGCTACCAGATCGCGCAGCTGGTTGGCTTTGCAGTGAACGAAATCGTTCGTCCGGCCACCAACTTCCTTGATATGGTTGCCGATGTGAAGCGCGTGGGCTTCAACGAGAAGGCCGCCTTCAAGGTGAAGCAGGAAGGCATCCGCGCCTACATCCAGGCGAAGGGCGCAACCACTGCTCGCAGCAAGGTCGCGAACAAACAGATTACGTTGGACACCGTTGCCGTGTCTGCCCGCCCGGTGATCAACATCGTCGAGCTGAAGACCGGTCAGGCACAGATGTCTGATCTGATTAATGACGCGGCGTACCAGATGGAGCTTAAAGAGCTTGGCTATATCAAGGGTGTGCTGAACGCGGCTGCTACCCAGTGGGCTTCTCCGTTTTATGCGTCCGGTTCCGGCGTGGTGAAGGCAACCCTCGATAACCAGATTCGTTTCTGGAACCGTGTGTCCGCCGGCGGCGGCGCGGTTATCGTCGGCGACATCGATATTGTCTCGAAGCTCGCTGAGCAGACCGGCTTCTCTGCGAATACTACAACCAAGCAGTTTGCTGACAGCCTTATCGAGGAAGCGAACCGCATGGGTTATGTTGGCATCTACAACGGCGCGAAGGTTATCAATATGATCAACCCCATCGTCGAGGGCACCAACACCTTTGCTCTTGACACCGACAAGCTGTACATCTTCCCGGCCGGCGCAGACGCCGCAATGCGTCCGCTCAAGGTCGTGTTCGAAGGCGACATCTTCTCTCAGGAAGCGACCAATATTGACGACAGCTCCTACGAAGTCCGTCTGGACCAGTATCTGGGTGCCGGTATCGTCTATGGCGATCGTCCGTATCTGAGCGTGTACGAAGACACAACTCTTTAATCTTCGCTAAGGGGCGAGGGGAAATTCCCCTCCCCCTGATTTTTATAAAGGAGCAAAGGCAATGGCAGAGAGAATCAAGGTTTTTAACCCGCAGAAGTTTGACGTCGGTGTTGTGACGTTTGACCGGCCGATGGGGCTGAATATTGCGCCCGGCAGTTTTGCACTGTTGAGCGAGGACGATATCAGCTATATCGCGTCTATCAGCACGCTGTTTCAGCGGGGATACCTGCGTGTAGATAAAAAAGAAGAAGCGGTAATGCAGGCGATCGGTATCGATCCGGAAACGAATCCCGCGTTCATCACAGATGAGGAAATCCAGAAGAGACTGGGCGGGACGCCGAAGAAAATTGGCGAGTGGCTGGAAACGGTAAAAGAGCCGTATATTCTTGACCGGATTTATGACGTGGCGGTCAAGATGAACCTGACGATGGGGAAATTGAAGGTGCTGCGCGAGCATATGCCTGGGCGCGCCTTTGTTGACGAAGAATAAAAGGAGTGAACGCCATGACCGACGTGATAAATCTTGCGCATCGGCTTTTTCAGCGCATCGAATGGCAGAGCGTTCCCGATACGGTCGGCGAAGATGAGCTCATCGAGTTCGTGGTGGACGCTATTCGATATTTGTATGTGATGACGGGGCGCACGATGCAGTATTCCGAAGATATGTTTATCTTCGACGGAGGAATTCGCGCCCGGTTCTCGGACGACCTGCTGCTGGACGAGCAGGAATATGTGCTCACAACGGCAGAGATCGCTTTCTACCGCAAGGTACAGGCGAGCGTGGATGATATCACAAGCTACACGACGGACGCGATGTCCGTGACGCACGGCGACAAACCGTTCGCAAACTTGCAGCAGAAAATCACAGATCTGGATTCCCGGCAGCGGATGATCTGGTACAAGATGGCGCGCTACAATATTTTGTGAGGTGGCGCGCATGAAGGTTAAGGTTACATATTATAATGAAAAGCTGGAGCCGCAATATGATAAGAGCTACCGGCTGGACGAGTACACGGGCATGCTGCGAATGGATTAGCTGCGGCTGATCACAGATGTTGAGGATATGGCTTATCTGCTGAACGACAATAAGCCGAAGAGCGAATGGTCTAATGAATCCTGGGCGGCGTTTTGCAGGATAAAGCACAAGCTGCTGGACAAGGCCGGCGAAATTGAACGCCTGCCGCAGAACATTGTGGAAGGCGGTGAGTAAATGCCATCTGTCGTATGGGGGAGAACGGACGAAATAAAGGCCGCGAAGAAAACTATCCCCGCAATTGTGAGAGGCTCCCGCCGGGACTTCCGGCCGCCGCCTACGCTGGATGCGGATTTCAGGCGGCTGCTGCAGCACGATATCCCACACGTCAACTTTACGTTTGAACTGATACATGACTGGTACAAAGCGCAGGAAGCGGACTATGTGCCGACCTACCTGCGGGCGCAGCAGACGCCTATTGACTGGAAGTCGAAGATTGGTAACTCAGACATGTCTACCAACTTTAAGGTGACGCACGATATCCCGATTTACAAGGGCGATATGGTTGTGCGCGACGACGGGATGATTTTCCTGCTGAACTGGAATGTGCAGAACCATCCGAACAACCAGGCGACACAGTCGATTGAATGCAATACTGTATTCAAATTTACCCGACCGGGCGAAGAGATGGTAGACGCGAATGGATTTCTCATCTGGGACGCGAAAGAAATCGTGGTAGCGGACAACATTCCGGGCATTCATGCGGAATATGCGGGGCGGCCGGATTATTCGATGTCGCAGGGCATCCCGGGTATTCACGCCGACCACCTGATTACGTGCTATCTGCAATGGAATTCCCAGACGCAGAACATCGAGATCAACGACCAGTTTGTAATTAACGGATTCACGTACCGCGTTATCAATATCTCGGCGGCGGAAATAGAAATTAATCGTAAATTTGGTGTGTTGACGATTCATGCAAAACGCGTTGCGGGCGGGGATCTGGATGAGGCCGGTGAATAATTAATGGCGGAAAGCAAAATTAACCAGCTGACGATAAATGAGGCGGCGGTCAAGGCTGCGCTGCGCGATTATTATGTGAAGGTGCTGGAAGGCATCGAAGACCAGCTGATTGAGATATTGAAGCAGGAAGTCATGGTTACGATGCATGGCGACGGCCCCGGAAAGCCCGCATGGCGAGAAGAACTGCGCGACTCTATGACGGAAGTTTTGCGCGAAATCGCGACGGACTACATTGAACTCGGAGCCGGCGCGCCCGCTCTGCTGGGGCGGAAAAGTTTGGCGGAAAAGGTTCGGGCGATGATTATTGCAGTCGGCAGCGGGTCTGTTGTCGGGAATTCTTTTATCATGGCAGGTCCTCCGGGGCGCTCTGTCTGGGACGACGACATCACCGGGAAACAGCCGTCGGCCGCGAAGTCTGAATACGCGCTGCCTGAACAGTTTAATCAGGTTGGAAATTTTTTTATCGAAAACGCGGCGCAAAGAATCGCTGCGAGAGCGGTGAATGCACTTGATGCAGCGGCTGCCAATTTGCCGGACAGCATATTTTCCGGAAACATACATACGCAATAAGGGGGCTGATTGGATGCCGGATGAACGCATGGTAGAAAAAACCAGAACATGGGCGGACAACTGGAATAACATTATCCGGTATGTTCTCTTCCGGGACGAGAAGCTTCGAACGCTGATGCTGGTCCCCGAGCGGGCAAACGTTATAGATTTTGTCGCGAACTATTTTATCGAAGGCGAGAACCCGGACGAGTTAATTACGGACGAAAAGGTTCGTATTATTTGCTACGACTCAGACGGCGGCACGCTGCGGAACCCGAACGTGAAATTCCATTACAAAGAAATGGACATTTACGTCAAGGACGACGCGGTGTATAACACGACGAGCGATCGCCTGCAGAAGCGGTATCACCTGATCGCCGACCGGCTGAAATATCTTCTGCTCAGGGAGAAGCATATACAGCATATGAGTTTTCGCTTTGAAAACGAATATAATTTGTGGACCAAGGTTGTGGGATACAAAAGGTATCACATAACCTTTTCCTATAAAACAACCGTGTGACGGGACTGATTTTAGGAGGAATCGGGAACAGAACACAAAACAAGGAGGAACCATAGTATGGCCATTTACATCCCGAAATATGATGGTTATATCGCCGACGTTGCAAACGTTGACTTCATCCGCTGCGATGGCGCAGTGTTCAACTTCGACGAATAGACCAGCACAAACTTCTCGAACACATCTAACTCGATCACCATCAACGGCGGTCACAGCTTCTTCCCGCTGGCGGTTATTGATACCGACAAGACGCTGGAACTGAGCTTTGCTTCCGCCCAGTTTACCATGGATATGTTTACCATGGCGAACGCGGTGACTGATCAGACCGGCGACTACGGTAAGTTCGAGACAAAGCGCTACGACGTTACGGAAAACAAGATTACAATCCCCTACGAGGTGCAGGTTGAGTCCGTCGCGATCCGTAATATGGAGCGGGCGGAAGCCGCTGCCGTGGGTAAATTTGCCGTTGCGGTGACCAAGGGCACAGCTGACACTGAACCCAAGACGGAGATCACCTTCGCCGAAGGCGACTACACCGAAGGCGAAACCATCCGCGTTTCTTACAAGCGCCGCAGCGTGGGCGCGACCCGCATCGGCATCAGCACAACCACCCCGATGTCCAAGGGCGAGGTGTACGCCACATGGCCGGTTAAACTGAATTGACCCTTTAAGGAGAGATCCTTATCGAATAACTCATCTAAACGGGGAAAGCCCTCGATGAGGGTAACCTGCCGTAGTAATCAATCAACCAAGCGTTGACTGTGAAACTCTAACGACTATCGAAAGCATAGGGAAACCGAAGAAGCGAGTAGAGTAGGGCGCAAGCTATTGGCGTTCGAAATGGTGAGGCTCCAAGTTGGAGCATGATATAGTCTGCTCTGCATGTATATATAAAGATGCAGCGGCTGCGAAGTTGTACACCGCAGCGGCACAAGAAGTAGCGACCTTGTGTGAACATAAGGTATTCCAGTGGTACTGACTGCACCGAATCTACCCAGAAGGGTGAAATTCAGATTCATCTTTACCGTGTCCGCGTAAGCGCGGCACCGGGTTTCGACACGAGCTTAACAGATAGGTTCCCTGCACAGAAATGTGCTTGACAAAACCTTCCTTAAACGGAGAAAGTCTTATCGGTTGATGCAGCGCCGGTAAGATAACTCACCGTGCTAAAAAGGATTAATTCCATAAAAGCCTAACGACTATCCCGCAAGGGAGTAGGGCGCAAGTGATTGGCGCTCCAAATGGGAAGACTCCTACCTGAGAAAGAGGAGGAAGATATAGTCTCATCTGCATGTATATATAAAGATGCAGCAGCGTAAAGACGCGGGCATGGCATAGCGAACCATGTTGAAGATAAATGATAAGACAGCTGCAACCAACAGCGTTACCTTCAGCTCCATCGACCCGAAGCGTGCAGACGGCAAGATGTGGTCGCTGACCTATGAGCCGTTCGACGCAAACGGCAACGTCGTTACCAAGACCGAGGAGACAACTGTCGACTGGGCGTAAGATTTTTAGGAGGGGATCTGAGAAATCAGGTCCCCTTTCTTTTTGGATAATATTATAACTGTAATATAATTTCCTGTTTTTGTCAGTTGACAAAAGCTAATGTCTTTCATATAATGGATTTGGAGAGCGGGCGGCATCCCGCTGGTGTGTTCAGCACCTAAACCCGAAATTGATGCAGCAGAACGTACTTGGTGCGGAGGGAGCTGTAAGTTGGCTGGCAACAGAAAAACCAGAAATGATACGGCAGAACGCGCTTGGCACGGAAGGAGCCGTGAGTTGGCGGGCAACAGAAAAACTGGACAATTGGGAAGACCGGCAATGCTGCGGTGTTGCGGTCTTCCCATAAATTTATGGGGGAATCAACAAAAGCTATGCATAAATCGCAGGCGATTGCAGCGATCTGTTCCGCTGCTGAAAATTATCATATGAATTATGAAAACAAGCAGATGTTGTTCCTCGGATATAAACCGTCTAGCAATCACGTTATTTATGTGGAAGTTGCGTTTGATAAAACGAACTTTTTGCATTTAACAGGTGTGAAGCTTCTTGGGACGCAGCAATACAATGCAAATACTTTTTATGATCGTTGCCTGGCGAAAAAATTAAGTCCGGACGATTTTGATTTTGCTCAAGACGGGACAACTGAGCTGAAGTTGCGAATCTTATCGTATGCATTTTCGGGACAATTCTTGAATGCAAAAATGATGGGGGGGGACTTCAATGGCAGCGGAATAAGTCTATACACAGAGAAACTTATAGGCAGCAGTCGTGCTTGCGTAGGATTTAAGCTTGACGCGGAAAGAAAAATATATGTGCCGAATACCTTTTTGAACGACGACATACGGGAACGTGTTGTTTCCCCGTATCAAGTTATTGCCGTTTTTGTGCGGGCGTCGAAGAGCAGTTATTCGAAGAATGTCTACTACGCGAGGAAAGTCAATTGGGATAGAATTATTTACCCCGCAGAATTCTCTTATCTTCCGAAACCTGATTTTGAAAAATGAATCCCATAAATAATATAAACGAAATTATTTCAATGAGCGCCTTCGGGCGCTTTTTATTTGCGGTAAAGGAGCAAAGGAATATGGCCACAAAAAAGAAAGAACTGCCGAGCGCAGAACAGCAGGAGAAAAAGCTGAACGCAACGCCGGCGAAAATAAAAGAACTCCCGAAGGTTGGGAACCCTGAGAATACGGTAATGATCGGCGGAGAACCGGTTGAAATAAAGGCGACAAAATTAAAATACCAGCGGAACCGGACAGCGATGCTCTACAAGCTGCTTGACGTATATCCGGTGACGGATGTGCTGGCGATGGACGCGGGGGCGTTTGGGGATGAGCGTGATGGAGATAAAGCATTGATGGACTGGCTCATCGCGGCGACGGATAATGAAGCGCTTATTCTTGCAAATTACGACGAGATGGATACCGCGACCATTGAAAAGATCCTCGCTATCTTCCGGCGCGTAAACAAGATTGACGAGAAGGAAGAAAAACTAAAAAACATGGAGAGGACCAGAAAGGCGGCGGTATAAGCCTTGATCGGGCTGTCGCGATGGTGGCAACCTATCTTGGCGTTGTGGACGAAGAACAGATTAATAACATGAGCTACGTCTTCTTTGAAGACATTTTGACGGAGCTGGGGTATCGGCTTACCTATGATGCGGTGGTCAATTATGCCGGGAACAGTTTCTGCGAGAGCAGCTGGGATATGATATTGGAACATAACCCGTTCAACGTCGGCGAGCAGAACGGTATGAATAATAAGGCTATGAACGCGCTGGCAGACTTCTTTGGCAGCGCCGATGTGCAGATTAAACCGAGCAGGAAAATTAAAGGAGCAAAAGGGTAATGGAAAAAATCAAAATTGATATGACGGCGAAGCCGGAAGTGTGGACAGACGTTGCGCTGGAAGACGGCACGCAGGTGAAGATCCGGAACTATCTGCCCTATGCGGAGCGGGAAGAGGCGGCGGCTGAATACGCGGCGCGGGCACTGGTGGTGGCAGATGAAGAGAACGGCATTGTTTATGACAGCTACCGAATGGATATTGAGTGGGATTATGTGATGGTAAAATACTACACCAATATCGATGTTGACGGTATTCCGACGGAAGATGTGTTTGATTACGCGAAGCGGACAAAGCTGTTGGAGACGGTAAGGGAGATCGTCGGCGAGGACGCCTATTTTACGTTGGGCATGGGAGACAAGATGGCGTTTGCTGCGACGGCGGCTATTGAAAAGCGCGGTTCGCTGCCCTACTTCATTAAGAACCGGATGGGTTATCTGCTGGACGCGGAGAAAACGGCCGAAACGCTTGCGCAGGCGGAGGACTTGAAGGAGAAGATGATCGATATTCTGGGCGCGGTGAAAGAACGCGATATGATAAAGAGCGTGCAGAAGAAGCCGGCCGCTATCCCGGGCGGGATGAATCTGGCAAAAAAATAAAACCGGAAAACCTGGTTTTATTATTTCAGATGGTAGTTCCCATAGGGGTCGGGTCTGTTGGCGCGGGCGCGGGTTAACTCATCATCGATCTTTTTCCATTCAGCGTAAGTTTGACCGGGGGTAGTGTTAAACGAATAGGTACGGATGTAGCGCATTTCCTTATCGGTAGCTTCGCAGAATTCTTTTGTTTTTTTTATACGGGAATGACCAACGTTCTCAGTCATATCAAAAACAAAAGCAGGGGAGTAATGACAGATAACGCCGTCGCGAATCGGCGTAATAGCAGGCTTATATCCGTCGACCCGCGCACTAAAGGCCGTGATACCGTCGTATTTCGTTGTTACTGATGTGTTGCCGATACGGGTCGTTACATATTGAGTTTTGCTCGCGCCGCTCTTTTTGGGGGGTGGGTCTTTGAACCAGGCGTCAGGATAGAGTGAGAAGAAATCGCTATAAGGGATAACGGAAAAACGGTTCGATCTCCCGGCATATACGGCGATGCGTTCGGATTTATCGTCGCAGCGGATGAACGAGGTGCTGTAGACGTCGGAGAATTCTTTGGTACATTGAATGCCAAGCCGGTCGCATTCCTTATGGAACGCTTCCTGCGCCTTGTCGTGTATCGGGATCATCTCTTTAGCGGTGCGCCAGTGTTTGTATACAGGCCATAAGAATGGAAGTGCCACAAGGAACCACACAAATATGCCCAGCAAATCAATACCCCCTTTTAATAATAATATAGCAAGTTCGTTTGCGTTTGTCAAACGAATCCCAATAAGACAAAGGAAGTGAAGGAATTTGGCGGACGAAAAATATATCGCCTCGTTGCGGCTGGATCTGAGCAAGCTCAATAAGGACGTCGAGGGAGTCAATAAGCTTCTGAAGTCTATTGGCACCGGCGTGAACCTGAACATGAGCGACGTAGTGGAGAAGCAGATTAAGGCGATGCTGACGCGGCTCAAGGACGAGGTTCAGAGCGCGGCCAAGACGGGCGGGCAGGCCGGGAAGGAAATGGCTACTGGATTTGCCGGCGCGACAACCGAGATTGAACGGGTGATGAGCGTCACCTCCAAGCTAGCGAAAGACGGCAGCATGACGCAGACCACCAAAGGCTATAAAGACCTCGGGGCTGCGATAACGGAGGTTCGGAAGCAGGGAGAATAGCTGAGCCGGACGACCACAACCAAGGGTGAGCTCGCAAAGGAAATCGATAAGGCGAACGCGCTTTATAAGGAACAGATCGGCTATCTTAAGGAAATGTATTCTCTGCGAACGCAGCGGCTTTCTGCTGCGGAGGGCAGCGACCAGGCGAAGCGGCTGGACTCGGAAATCCAGAAATACGGCGAACTGATCGCAAAAAGCAGGGAACAGTCTTCGACGCTGAGCGACGAAGCGAAACAGCTTTCAAACCTGAATAAGCTGAGCGAAGAGCGCGCGAAAATCATCAAGCAATATCAGAGCGCGCTGAAAGAAAGCGGCAGCGGAGAAACCGGCCTGAAGCAGATGACGGAGGAATACAAGCGGCTGGCCGAGTATGTCCGCAACTACAACAGTGCACAGAAAAGCGGACAGGATACGTCCTACTGGCAGGAGCGGATTGAAGCGTCTAAAAAGCTGCTGACCCAGCAGAGCGAGGAAATTCAAAAGCTTGACCTGACAACCGAACGGAAACAGCAGCTGCTTACGCTGGAGCAGAAAATTTCCGACGTGCTGGCAAAGCAGAACACGAACACTGGAAACGCCGGGGCAGAGCAGCTGGCGAAAGCACAGAAGGCGTTAGCGCAAATGCAGACCGCGCTGAGCGGTATCGGCAGGTCTTACGCGAACAAAGATAAGGACGGCATGGAAGCGTGGGCGAAAGTCGGGGATGAGGCGAAGAAAGCCACCGATGAGGTAGCCGAGCAGTTGAAAAAGCTCCAGCTTTCCCAAGAAGAACTTACTGCAATTGAGAACACGTTGCACCAGGTCAACGACCTGTATTCCAAGCAGGGCGAAATGCTGGATATTAACGGGCAGTTCCTTGACAAAATTGGAACCAAGCTTGCAGAACAGGCGATTACATGGACAACCAATACGCTTAAGAACATGTTCCAGGATGCGATCTCCTACGCGTCGGAATACTATGATCTGATGAACGAGATCCGAATTGTTTCGGGGTACAGCGAAGAGCAGGCGGCAAAGCTGGGCGCGGAATACCGCACGCTGGCAAAAGAGATGAGCGTATCTTCTACCGACATTGCGAAGGCGGCCGTGGAATTCTGGCGGCAGGGCCTGGATGAGGACGAAACAAACCGGCGTATCAAGGCGGCGACGCAATACGCGAAGATCAGTTCGCTGGAATTTACAGAGGCGGCTGAACTGGTTACGGCAGCCACCAATACAATGGACTTGTCTGCGCAGAAGGTCGTAGATGTGTTTGCATACTTGGGAGACGAATCGGCATCGGGTTAACGACAAATAGCCCGTATACACAGTAATGTGTTATAAAAGAATCCACTTGTTCGGGGAAAGCCCTGAGGAGGGTAACTCCGATGCGTGTTAAGCGCGGTAACGACTGAATGTTGCATCAGTGATGATGTAGCTACGGTGGACTCCCTATTTAGGGATGAAGATACAGTCTGTTCTGCAACATACCTTATTTAAGTTGCAGAGGTAGGATGAAAATCCTATCCGCCTACAGAATATTTGTAGGTCATAAAAGTAACAGAAAGGCCGATGAAATTGGTGTGGCGATGCAGAAAGCATCTGCGTCCGCCGAAGAATTTGGCGTGAGCTTTGAATGGCTTGGCGCGTATATTGCGACCGTCAGCGAAAAAACGCGGCAGGCACCTGAGGTAATCGGTACGGCGTTCAACTCTCTGATGGCGCGCATGCACTCCATAAAGCAGAAGGGTTTTAATGAAGAGGACGCGACCCAGATCAACGACGTGACAAAAGCGCTGGGCACGCTCGGTATTGAACTGCTGGACGAAGAGAACAACTGGCGCAGCATGTCCGACATCATGACGGAAATTGCCGAACAATGGGACACGCTGGACGCAAAACAGAAGGCGTATATCTCGACCACCATCGCCGGCGCAAGACAGCAGAACACCTTCCTCGCATTGATGAGCGACATGGCTAAGGGCGCAGAGGGCGGCAGCCGTGCGTTTGAACTTTATGAGGGCGCGCTGAACGCGGCCGGCACAGCGACGCAGAAATACAGCGTGTATATGGAATCGGTTGAGGCGGCACAGGGACGGCTGAAGTCGTCTTTGGAAAGCCTTTATGGACTGCTGAGCGCGGACTGGATGAAAGGCGCTTATGACGGACTGGCCGGATTTGTCGACCTGATCGCGAGCGGCACGGAATCCCTGAGAGGGTTTAACGTTACAATCCCCGCGGCGGCAGCTGCGCTTGGAGCAGTTGTGGTGGTGCTCACCAAGATCGTATCGCTGATTAAGGCAATCAAAAGCATGGGGCTTGTTGCTGGCATTGCATCGGCCTCGAACCCGATCGGGCTGATCGTCACTGCGCTGGCGGGGCTTGTTACGGTTATCACGGCCGTTACCGGCGCGATCAAAAAAGCGTCTGCGGTAGAGCTGCCGGATTACAGCGAACAGCTGAGCACGCTGAAGGATTACACCGGGACGATCTCCCCGCTGATCGATGAATACACGAAACTCGCCGGAAAGCAAAACAAGACGACGAGCGACACGGAGCGGATGGACGCGATATTCGCGCAGTTGTCCGGAACCTCCTATACTTTACAGACAAAGCTGGAAGGACTGGAAGGCCAGTACAACAGCGGCAGCGAAGCTATCCGGGCGATGAACGAGGAACTGCGGGAACAGGTGGACCTGCAGAATTCGATCTCGCAGCTGGACGCGTTCAGCAAGTTCGCGGAGCAGGTTCAGACGGTTAAGGACGCGTACGCGGAGATGGACAAGGTTGATCTCCAGAAGAATGTACTGAAATACTGGGATGAATATACACAGGGGCTGGAAGATCCGGCGAAAGCATCTAAACGCGGGTTCACAAATTATCTGCAGGATATGTATATTCAAAGCAGCAGTCTGGGCGCTAAAAACCGAGAATGGTGGGGCGGTATGACTGCGGACGCCGAGAATTATTATTCGATAGCAGACGAATATCTTGAAGCGAGCCAATACGTTAATAAGCTCAGTAACGACATCAACATGGAGATGATGAACCTCAACACGCTGGTTGGGGCGAGCGCAGAGAAAGCGGCTGCCGGTATTTCCGACGCGTGGGACAGCATTGAACAGAGCTTGAACGCGTTCGGACAGGACAGCAGCTTTATGGATGTGCCGGCGGAAATTACGAAGAATATCGATTCGTTCATAGGCACGATCGTGGAATCGATGCGGAATTCAGTTGGCGGAGACGCAGACGCGCTGACGGAAGAAATGCTGAATAAGGCCGCTTCTCTGGTTAAAAGTTATGTGGGCGCGGTAAAGCAAAATCTTGAAGGAGCCGATATGGCCGACGTGCTCCCGGACAACTTCAAGAGCGCGCTGAGCGAATACAGCGACGAGCTGTTTACATTCCTGCAGAAGTTGTATGAACAGAACCCGGCAGCGGTTACAGAGGAATTGCTCAGTTCGGTCACGGAAATGTTCACGACGTGCAGAGACACACTAGCTGAACTCGCTTCCTCGCCGGAATTCACCAAGCTGATGGACGAATACAACGAGATGCTGAAAGCGCCGGAAGCTGTGGATTATGACGGCTACAAGAAAATCGTCGACGGTATCAACGGATATATTTCCGAATACAACGCGCAAGTTGAGAACGGTGAAATTGAAGGCGCGAAGATCGACCTGCTCCCCGACTATAATGAAGAGGAATTCGTCAAGTGGAAAGAAACGGCGGTGGCTTCGGTTACGGCCGTGGGGGAGGCCGCGGATGCGGCGGCCGAAAAAATGGGGAGCTTCGGCAAATACTACGCGGAATGGCTGGAGAAACAGAAAGCATCCGACGCGGCGAAGAACAATTACCGGGATGCGACGAGCGACATTCTGAGCAAATCGATGAACGCGGACACGAAGAAATTTGACGTGAGCCTTTTCAAGACCGCAATGGATGAAGCGCATGCGGCGAACGCAGACCTGGTGGAAGAGATGACGAAAGCCTACCCGATGCTGGGCGATATCTACGCAGGGCTGATGAAGGAAGGCGACGCATACAGCTACCTGAAGGGTATTATCAACGGAACCACGGTGGCGTACGCCGAAGAGCGTTCGGAGATGGCGGAAAATCTGAAAGCGCAGGAAGCGCTGGCGAAAGCGAAAGAGGCCGGGTTTGCCGACCAGGTGGGCGCGCTGGACAAGGCGTTCACGGAAGGTCAGGTACCGACGTTCGCCAATGGCGTGATGGGACTTTCGGGCGGACTGGAAAACGCGCGGAAGGAATTTAACACATGGTCTTCTGACATGCAGGAGAGCTTCGCGCAGACCTATCCTGAACTTTACAATATCCTCGCCGGGACGGTAGAAGTGACCGACGAAACGGGTGCGTGGGCGGAAGCACTGGCAAAGGTCTATGAAATGCTGGCGAATATTTCCTCGGCGTCGAAGGAAGATTTCTTTGCGGAGCAGGCCGAATATGCGAAAAACGAAAAGCTGAACGCGGAAGCGCAGACCGCGGCGGATAACAGTTACTCTGGGCAGATCAACGATCTGGCGGGTGTATTCATGGATTCGGCAAATCTGGAGGATAAAGCCGAAGCCATTGAAATGCTGCGGGAAAAGATCTACGAGATGTACACGGAAAACGCCACGCTGGCAGAAGGCTTCCGCGAGGACTACGGCAGCTTCTGGAACGTACTTTTCGACCCGGACAGTGATTGGGAAGACGTTGTATCAGCTTATGTGGAAATGCTTGAACAATGCCGCGGGAGCTTGCAGGAAACAGCAGACGCGCTTTATGAGGCGCAGAACGGTACGACGGAATACAATGCGGCCTTGGCGAACATTCAGGAGGCGTTGGACACCGGCTCGGAGGAGGCGTTTATCGCCGTATGGAACAGCCTCGGCAAAACAATGCAGAAGACATTGCTGGAAGGCTCGGACGCGATCAAGGATTATGTGACCAGTTTGGGCGACATGTCGGACGCACACGAAGACGCGCTGGACGCGGCGAAGAAACTGACGCGTGAGGGGCTGACAAAAGAAGGCACGCAGCTTGCCAAGCAGAATAAAATCTGGGAGGAAGCCGTCGATGTAATCAGCAACAGCGGGAAGTCCCAGGCGGAGTATCTGAAATCCATCGCCGGCATCGGGACAAAGCTGAACGACCTGGCGCTGGCGCAGGCAGACCTTGCGACCGTGATGGACACGACGCAGGCTGGCACCGACGCATACACTACGGCACTGGCGAATCTGGCGGACTATTGCGGATTCGCGATCAACTCTGAATATGATTTGGCTATGGCGGCGGCATTGCTGGCGGGGGACACGGACATGGCGACCAGCAGCGTCGAATGGTTGATCAGCTCAATGCTGACGCTGACAGGAATCAGTCTTGACCCCAGCACATGGATTTCGCAGCTAAAGGCATTGGCGGCTGAGGGCAATGAGACTGCCAATGCTATTCTTGGGCTTATTGAGCAGCTGGCAAGCGTAAACGGCGCGACTGTAAGCCTGGACAAAAATGGCAAGGTAAACGTCACCGGTCTTGGCTCGAAGAGCAACGGCAGAAGAAGCGGTTCCAGCAGCCGACGCAGTGGTGGCGGCGGAGGCGGAAGCAGCCGCCGCAGCCCCAGCAGTTCTTACGGCGGAGGCAGTGGCAGCAGCGGGAACAGCGGCCCCTCCGAGATTGAGCGGTTTCTGGACGTGCTCGACCAGATTGATACGATTCAGAACCACAAGAAAGCCATCATCGAGCTGGAGAAAGCGTACTTCGAAAGCCGCGGCGAAATTCAGGGCGTGCTGAAATGTATCGAATACGAAAAGCAGGCGATACAGGCTAACACGGATACGATACAGGCGAACCTCTCGAAGATCGAAAGCCTGATGGAAGCCAAGCGGGCGGAAGTCAACGCGATGAGTACCTCCGCGGAAGGTTATTCTGAGGCGGCGGACGATCTGAAGAGCTTGCAGCAGCAGCACATGGAATACAGCAAGCAGCTGAAGCAGAACCGGAACGATATCGAAGCACTGAACAAGGAAATTAAGGAATGGAAGAACAAGATCCGGCAGATGGAGATCGACCTGCGGAACACGATTCTGGAAGCGATCGAGGACCGGGAAGAGCTGAAGGAGCGCATGCTGCAGGGCACGATCGAAACAGAGGAAGCGATACTCGATATCATCAAGGCGCGATACGAAAAAGAACGCGACGAAATCCTTGAGACGGCGGACGCGAAAAAGGACGCGCTGGAAGAAGAAAAGCAGGCGCTGCAGGAACAGCTGAACGCGCGCAAGGAAGCGCAGCAAGAAGAAGAAAAGCTGGTTGAACTGAAAAAGCTGGAAGCGAAACTGGCGCGCATATCGGCCGACTCGACGCGGCGCAAAGAAGCGATGGAACTGCAGGAGCAGATTAAAGACCTGCGCGACGAAATCGCATGGGACACGGCGGAGAAGGAAGTCGAGGCCCAGCAGGACGCGATCGATCAACAGATCACGAGCACGGAAGAATACGCCGACTACATTGAAAAATACTACGAAGACCTGCTGGCGAACCCGCGCAATTTCATTGAAGAAGTGCAGAAGATCATGGCGCAGTCCGACGAGGAAATTCTGCAGTGGCTGAAGGAGAACAGCGAAGAGTATAAAAACTCCACGGACGCCACGCGCACGGATATCACAAACGGCTGGCAGGATATGCTCAACGACATGCGCGGCGCGATCGTCACATACTGGGACGAAATTGAAGAAATTATCTCGAAGGGCGACGACGCGATTATCCAGTTCCTGATGGACAACAGTGCGGACTATAAGGCGGCGGGCAAGCTGCAGGCGGAGGCATACGTCGACGCGTGGAAAGAGCAGCTGGAGAACCTGAAGAACGCCTACAAGGATGTTGCGGTGGATATCAGCAGCTATGATTACCAGCCGGTGATGCCGGCGTCGGGGAGTAATGGCGGCAGTTATGACGGTGGATATGATTCCAGCCCGAGTCCGAGTCCCAGCCCTGGTTCTACTCAAAAGCCTAACGGCAGCTCGAAGCCTAAGACGCTCTGGTCTTTTACGTTTGACGGCCAGGTGTATACCGGATATAGCTCTAGGTCTGCCGCAAACAGCGCGGCTAAGAGAATCGCTAAGCGCTGGCTGAATAATCACCTGGCGGCGGCGGGAGGCTCGGCTGGGCAGGCGCAGGTGCGCGCTCAGTACCAAACAATGCTCAGCGGTGCTATCAGTTCCATTAGAAGCTATAGCAGCACCAGCAGCGCGCCTCGGAACTCGAGCCAGGACACGCTTAGACCCTCGGCAAGCGGTAATGGGAAAACAACCGTATCGCAATATGCTTCGGGCGGCCTGAACACAAAGACCGGCCTTGCATGGCTGGACGGTACGCCGAGCAAGCCGGAGCGCGTCCTTTCGCCTTATCAGACCGAACTGTTTGAGGACATGATCGACACGCTGCACGCGATCAAAACAATTAACGTACCGACAATGCCGGCGTTTGGCGCGGAGACGAATTCCCGCTCTCAGCCGACGCTGACGTTCGGCGACGTTGTAATCCAGGTGGACAAGCTGGACAACGACACGGACTATGACGAACTGGCCGAAAAATTCTTCGACCATGTGCTGGAAAAATCCGGACGGGTTCAGTCTGTGGGCGGCATAAGGTTATCCAAGTGAATGAAAGGGAGGGGATCACCTCCCTTTTCATTGACAAAAATAAAGTAAAAAATATATTTGTTAAATTTTGTTGTTGATTTTTGCTCATGCCAGGAATATAATAAAAGCAAGCAGAGATGCTTCGTGTGGCGGCACGTAAAAGCTGTACTGTGCTCGGGCAGGTAAAACGCCGAGACTGAAAGATACTCGGAAGGGTATCGCGCCCGCGCTGGGGAGATAAGGCGAGTCCGCGTCGGGGACTTAAGGATTCCGACGGCTATAGATACCCGGAAGGGTATCGCGGCTGACAGCCAGCATAAAACCGCTATTTACAAAAGCAGGGCGCTGGATGACTTTAATGTTGTCCAGCGCGTTCTGATTTATGAGTATCTAAAGGCGGTTATACGTATGAGCAAAAAACAAGACAGGCTGATGGTCGTTCAGCAGATTCATACGGCCGCTGATTTGTATAGAAAAAATTTGGTAGGCAAAAAATTTTTATATGTGTTTGATGGTAGATACATTGAAGTAATTTATAAAGCAGAAAATTTTCGACATTTGACGGGCGTTGACACCAATCTGTCAGCAAAGGATTTTTATAGCAAAGCTGCACGACGTATGTTAACTGTCAAGCAAATTAATTTTACTTCGCAGCACCCGTATGATTTATGTGTCCGTAAATTACAACACCTTAGCCATGTTTCCACAATAATAACCACAAAGAGTTTTATACTTGAGGAAATTACAACGGTTACCTGTACATATAAATTTGGAACAACCGATTTGAAGTTTTCACTTTGTATGAACAAGGACACAAACGGAGACTGCTATGTGGCACAGTCGCTGAGAGATGAAGACTGCTCAGCTAAAAGCAAAACGGTCTATGGTGTAGCATATATTTTTTCAAAGTCGAATGATTCGAAAAAATATTCTAAGCTTCTGTTCTGCGATTCGGGCATGCCGGCAAATTCTTTGCCGGATGAAGTATTCAGCATGCTTGTTGAACCATTGCAGCAACGGTTGTTAACTCTGGCTGATAATGAATCTGAAGAGCTGCTTAACCCAATGGAGGATGAATGATATGATGATGGTTTACACCGTTGCGAAACCGGGTGCTCACTTTATCAGTGAAGAAGAAGCGCAGAGAATAAAAGAAGAGGCTTTCGATGCTGTGAAGTTCAACGAAATTATGGAATCGGCTGAACAATTCGAGCGGCTTTGCCTCCGAGAGGAATAAGATTGACTGGGTGCCGTATTTATAAAGGATAAAGGAGCAGCCCCTCACAGAGATCGATCCAAGCGAATATCTTTTTGATTGAATTAGCCTATTGACTAATCTTTGCGTTTGGGTTATAATGGGCACGGTTAACTTTTTGGCTAACTATCAGATGACAAAGTGATTCCAAATGGTGGTGGTCGATTGCGGATAACGTATGTGGATAAAAGAGTGGAGCGATTCTTTGAGGATTATGCAGAAATGAAGCGAAAAATCCCCGAAGATTGGGTTCGAACAGTGAAGAAGCATATAGACCGCTTAAAGGCGGCGGACACATTTGGTGATTTTCTGAAGCTGAATTTGGGGCGTCCCGAACCGATGAAAGGAGAAAATATAGGCAAGTATTCTGTTCGGATCACCGGAAATGTCCGATTAATCATGAAGCCAAATGAAAAAGGCGATGCTGTAATGATATGCGAAGAAATTGAGATGGAAGGAGTGGTCGATTATCATGGTAGAAAAGAAACATGGTATATCCCCTGATTTGCTGATCCACCCCGGCGAGACCATTTCTGATTTGTTGGAAGAGCGAAACATAACACAGAAGGAACTGGCGCAGAGAGCTGATGTTTCTGAAGCGTTTTTGAGCGAGGTAATCCACGGGAAGAAGGATATCTCCAAAGGGCTGGCAAGGGGGCTTGAATATGCCTTTGGCGTGCCAAAGTCGTTCTGGCTTAATTTGCAGGCAAACTACGACGCTGAATCTTTGAGCCTTCAAGAAGAGAAAAATATTTCAGAAGAAGAAAAGAATGCTTTGTTGGCGATTCACGAAGTTGTAGATTACTTGAAGAAGATACTGGTTATACCAGATGGTTTACCCCAAACAGAAACGATAATATGTCTTAGGAAGCTTTTCCGAGTAAGTAACCTGGCGGCATTGAAGGTGCTTGCTCCTTCTGGAGCTTTTAGGATGTCAGATAAAGTTTCTGTGGACCAATACGTTCTTGGCGCGTGGCTCTGCCTCTGTAAAGTTCTTGGATCAGAGAGACCAATTAGTTCTGACTTTGACCCAACGCGCGTTGATGAACTGGTTTCCAGGCTTAAAGAAATCATGCTATCGGATCATGGCGATTTGCAGAACTTACTAAAAGATCTGTTTGCGCAGCATGGTATCGACTTTAGCATCGTTCATAACTTCCGCGGCGCGCCGGTGCATGGGTATATAGCGAGCAAGGAAGATGGGGCATATCAAATGGTTCTTACGATACGCGGTGCGTTTGCGGATATTTTTTGGTTCTCATTGTTCCATGAATTAGGGCATATTGTGAATGGTGATGTTTCTAAATCTGGCAGTTTTATAGATGCAGAGTATTCAAAAGATGGGAAAAAAGAAGCCGCAGCCGACCTGTTTGCCAGCAGTAGATTGCTCGACCAGAAGAGCTATGAACGATTTGTCCAAGCCGGTTCGTATTCGTATGCTTCTATCGAAGCATATGCTCGGACGCAAGCAGTGCCTTCGTATGTAGTTATTGGAAGGCTGCAGAAGGAGGGACGAATTCCTTGGATCTGGCAGAAATATAAACCGCGTTATAAATGGGCTGAGGTATAAGGCTTGACCATAATAAATAATCTCAATTAACCTTGGATATGAGGCGTCTCTTCGGAGGCGCTTTTTTGTGCCCCCGAGGAAGTGATCACTCGCGCGGGCGCGAATAAAAACTTGGTTGAAGGACCCTTCATTACGTTATAAAGGATAAAGGAGTGAACACCGTATGGATGGATTTTCCTACAACGGAATTCATAGCGACACGATGGAAGTTGGATTTGCCCCGGCGGCTGACTCCAGACAGCGAAAATAGGCGACATACGAAGTTGCCGAAGATGAAATTACCGGCCGTGACGGCGGGTATTTTTATTTTACCCGGCTGAAGACGCGTGAGTTTTCTCTGCTGTGCTGGTTTGAAGAGATCACAATCAGGCAATGGGAGAAGATTAAGCGCTGGCTTGACCGAAAAACAGAGGGGCGGCTGATATTCGACGACGCGCCTTTTATGTATTACAATGTACGCCCGACAAAGGCGATTACATACAAAATTTATCCGGCGGACAACGGGCGAATCAGCGGCACATTTACTATAACATTTACGGCGTACGACCCGTGCGGCTACCTGCTTTATGACAGGCTGGATGTGACGAACGACGACTGCCTAAAAGCGGTCAATTATTGCGATATGCTGATCCCGTCGCTGATGCCTGAAGCGCCGGACAAAAACACGAGCGATTTTCTTCTATATAATTGCGGGACAGAGCCGTGCGACACGCGCATTTGTATTTCCGGTCTGATAAACGACAAGGTGCAGATTCGCAACGCAGCGAACAACCAGGTCTGCACGCTGGTGCCACTGGAAGGCTATCAGCGGATGCCGGTGGACGATAATAACGCCGGGTCTTATCTGGAGATTGACAGCCAGTATGGATCGGTGAAGCTGCTGGGGCTTGGTTCGCCGACGTTTGCGTTCGGGTACCATGACGACGGCTTCATTAAGCTGGAGCCTGCGAACCTGGAGCGCGACGGTGTTACCGCAACCACTACGGAAGACAGCAATGTTGTGGCGGTGGCAGGCGTGACGCTGAGCGAGAGCTATGCCGGGCGGTATATTTGGGTTGAGAGCGCATGGCGGAGAATTCTCAACGTAAAACTGGCGGACGGCGCGAACAGCGTTGTGATTGACACAAAGGCCGCGACCTCCTCTATGGCGGAGACGATGATCGCAACGCTGAATCGGATACAGATTACTGGATTCAGCAAAATGGAAAAACTTGAAGTTGAATACAAACCGAAAATTTTATAAGGAAGGAGACAGACAACAATGAAACGTGTATCTCTTTCCGTTTATGATTATAAACACAGAAAGCTTTGCGACCTGTACGATTCGGAAGCACAGGCCGAAGGGCAGGCGTATGACATTGTGTACAAAGAGGAGTTGAACGGTTGGAAGGAGCTTTCCTTCAGCATTCCCCCTACCGGGTTTCGGTGGCATTACATTAAGAGCGAGTACCTGCTGCGCTTGAAGATTGGAACGGCCGAAGACTGGTTTATTATCCACACGCCGAGAAAAACGAAGGGCAGCCGGCACATAGGGCAGGAGGTTAACTGCTCGCATCTTTCCTCTATCCTGAAGACAAAGAATTTGTACTTGGCCTTTGACGACGAGAACGGCATCGGCACGGCGGACTACCTGCTGGGGCAGATCCTCGCGAACACTGGATGGAGCATTGGTACGTGCGATACGTTCTACGAGCGGGACGGCTTCAGCGAAAGCGGGGAGAAGGTTGTCAAGCAGCGGTCGCTCAAGACGGAGAGCAAAGTGGGCAGTTATCAGCTGATCAACGAGCTGTGCGGGCTGTTTAACGCCTATCCTGTGTTCCACGGTGATACGAAAACGGTCGACCTGCACGCGCTGAATGACCGGGATATTATGGAAACGCGGGAGCTTTACATCGGCAAGAACCTCGATTCGCTCTCGGTGGAATATGACTCGGAAAGCATTGTGACCCGGCTGTACGTGGAGGGTGAATACGGCGACTACGGCTATGTGGGCATTGACGACGTGAACCCGACGGGGCTGAGCTACCTGTTAAACTTTGATTACTACAAAGAAATCGGCGTGTTCACAGACGAGCACCAGAAGGCGCTGGACGCTTATCTTGCGAACATGAAAGAAGCCACGGACAAGATCATGGCGAAGACGACCGAGATCAATGAGAAAGAGACGGAGCTGAACGGCCTCTGGGGACAGATCCCCTACGTGATCTACAAGGTGGAGAACAGTCAAATCGTTAACGACAGCGCGGGAAACCCGGCGGCTGCATATGGCGGGGGCGCGACGCTGGAAGACCGCGACCTGAAACAGGGCGACAGTATTGTTGTTCTTTATACAGCGAAGCGGGACGGCGTAGTGGAAGACACTCCGGTAGCGCAATGCGCGTATGAAACCGTAGACGACAACAAGGAATTTGACATCCCGACCGGTTCGACCTATATACTGAAATACGCGAGCAAAGCCAAATCGAACAGCCTGATCGGCGCGAAGGAATGCGCGATCGAGGCGAAACTGAAGCGGCTGGAAACGATCACGAAGAAATACGAAGACCCGAGCACAAGCGAGAGCGCGAAGAAGGAATTCGAAAAGGAGATCACATCCATCCGCGCGGAGCTGGCAAAAATCCGATTCGGCGTGGAGGCGCAGCCGGCACAGGAGGCGACGGAAGACCAGGAAGCTATCCCGGCGCAGGAAGCGATCGAGGGGCTTTACAGTATGGTACATCGTGCGGTGGCGCTGGCGCTTGAGATCGACAAGCTGAAGAACGACGGCGCGGACAGCCAGGCCGGCCTTTTGCAGACGCAGGCGCAAATTGAAGCGAATTTCATGAACGCGATGGGCGACATGCTCAAGGACGGATACTGGTCGGACAGCAACTACACGGTGGGGCAGGAACGGTTCCTCTACGAAGATGCGGTCGACGTAATGAAGCAGGTGAGCCGGCCTTCCGTGTCTTACACGATGTCGCTGGTGCCGCTTTCGGAAGCGATGGGCTACACGGAGGGAAACCTGACGCTGAACTGCCGGGCGCGGGTTTACGACACGGAGCTGGGCGTGAACGATATCGTCTATGTAAAAACGGTTACGCGTTATCTGGACGACCCGAGCAGGGACTCGGCGGAGGTTTCGAACGAAGATGTGCTGATGTCTGGCAAAACATTCGACAGTGTGCTGAGCCGCATCACCCGCCTGTCCGACATGGTATATCAGAAGAACAGCCTGTACAGTCGCGCCGGGGCGATTAATGGAGACGGCTCCATCGCGATCGATCGGCTGGAAGGACAGCTGGATATTCTGAAGAACAAACTGCTTTTCTCCCGCTCCGGCTGGTACACGGACGACAACGGCAATATCATTCTGGAATCGGCGACCGGACAGAGCGCGATGTTGCTGAGCGGCGAAGGACTGATGATCGCCTACGGCAAAGACGATGAGGGCAACTGGAACTGGCGTACCTGCGGCACCGGCGAAGGGCTTGTGGCGGACACGATTACAACGGGCTTTTTAAGTTCTGATCGCATCCGGGCGGGCAGCATCACGGCGAACAAGCTGGCCTCGGACGTGGGCCAGAGCCTCGACCTGAGCAGCAACAAATCCATCACGATGATCGTTGAGGACGTGATCCCGAAGGCGATTGAATCGATGACCGACCTGTTTGGCGTGACGCTGACGCTCACTGCCGACAACGGTATCTATCTGGACAACATTCTGACACAGACCACGATCACCCCGATGGTAACGCGCAACGGCGCGAACATCACAAACAGCCTGGGCGCGGAAGCTTTCACGTGGACACGCCAAACCTATAAAACCTACGAGATGGAAATTGGTTTACGCGCCGGCGGGATTAGCTCGGCGAACGGCGAAGACGTGAACCCGGACGAGGAAAGCATCACGGCGACTACAACGGCTTACTGCAACGTATATTATCCCATCGCCGAGTATCGGATTGGAATCACGCCGATTGAAGGATTGAAATACGCGATCTACGGCTACGACGACAGCAACAAATATCTTGGCTGGACGGGGTGGACGATTGGCAGAAGCTATACGCTGCCGGCGGGGACGACAAGAGTCCGGTTCAGCCTTGGATTTGAGGACGAGCGTGACATCACGGACGAGAACATCTCTTCGCTCAAGAAGGTTGTGAACGTGACGGAGCTGGCGAAAACGGACGAAATGTGGCAGCCGAAACACCCGGCGGGGGACCCGTACAGCATTGTGCTGACAAACGAAGATGTGGACTTTCACGCGGTGTTTAGCTGCAAGCTGGAATACACGACGGTTGGAACGTACTTCGACATCGACCACAGCAACGAGCTTACCTATTATCGCTCCGGCGACTACAAGGGCGGCGAGTTTGCCATTGAGGACGACCAGCTGGTGGTTTACAGCGCGGGGAAGATTCAATACTCCATCGACGGTTCTGATCTCTACACGGATACGCTGGGCGAAATCCACAGCGTCGAGACGAACATGACGGTCATCGACCGGACGGACGACACGTATAACGCGGAAATTCTCAGCCAGACGCGCTCCAACTTTGAAGTGCTCTCGGCTAAGATTAACTCCGAAGTGGCGACGCTGGATGACAAGCTCTCCTCCCGCATCGAGCAGACGACAACCAGCATTACGCAGACCTTCACGGAACAGGCGGAGGAGATGGACGGCCGGCTCGGATCGCTGGAAACCTACATCCGCACAGACGCGAGCGGCATGGAAATCGGCAAATCGAACAGCCGGTTCAAGACGAAGATCGACAACGAAAAGCTGGCGTTTCTGGAAGGAGACGAAGAGATCGCCTATATCAGCAACAACAGAATGTATATCACAGAGGCGAACGTGACGAACAAGCTCACGGTGGGCGCGAAGGCGCTGGGCGGCGTATGGGAATGGGAAGCCGTTACCGCGGGCATGGGGCTTAAATATAAAAGGACATAAAGGAAGTGTAAGGCATGAGCGTTGAGCAAGAAACCGAGGGTTGGATTAAGGTACAATACGACACCTTAAAACCGGGAGAAAAACAGACGATAACATTTGGCGGAAACATGAGGTGGCTATACAACCATCTGCGGTTTAACGTCGGCGGGAACGAATACGATCGAATGTATACGCACGACATGGAAGGTATTTTTACATTCACTATTCCAGAGACGCTGACGGAATCCTGTTCGGTGCTGGTTACGCTCAGCATTATCGCGCCGGACACGGAACGTACGCTGGCGACGAAGCAAGCCCGGTTCAGCGTAAACGTGCCGCCCAAGGAAGCGGTTACAATACCCAGCGCCGTATTCGGTGTGCGAAACCTGAGCGGCGGCGCGGCGGAGCAATGGGAGCTGCAGGACGGCGCGCTTTACTGCATCCGCAAGATGAGCGACGTTGTAGTTACGGCAACATTCAAGGCGGGGTATTACCACTTTGGCGACCTCGCGGTATCTGTGGGGCGTTATTATAAATCCTTCTCGATCAAATATACGTCCGACGGAGAGCTGGACTCGATACCGGCCTCATACGACGCGGTGCCCGAGGCATCCCGCAACAGCTGCGTATACGGCAGTAAAACCCAACTAACTGTGCGCCATGTATTTGAGAAGATCGATATCTTTGGAGACGAAGTGCGTTGCTATGCGACGTCGTTGGACTCGGCGAAGCGGCGCGTGACAACGGAAGATGTAACGCTCGAAATCGCCAGTTCCACAACAGGAGTCGACTTTCCGGGACCATGGACGGGGAAGACGCTGAAGGTGCTCGACTACAGCTCGCCCTCGATCTACGACGTGAAAGCCTATCGAAGCACGGACGACTGTATGCCGGACGACGAAAGCAATTACGTGAGCGCAAGCTGCAGCGTGAACTTTTATCCGCTGGGCGGGAAGAACGCGCTGGAACCGGTAACCAGCGGCGGCAAAGTGGTGAAGGTCGAATTCCGGACGGTGGGCGACGAGGCGTGGACGGCACTGGGCACGCAGGACGTAGACGTTACGCAGGCATATGCGGTAGAGTTTCCGACGACGGAAGACCCGGTGGTACACGAGATACAGATTACGGTAAGCGACAAGCTTTCGACGGTATCGAAAATCACAACGCTTTCTTCCGGTATATACCCGATTTTCTTTCCGGCCGGTGGGCGCGGGGTATCCTTTGGAATGATCGGCAACGAGCAGGACGCGGTACAGATTTCAGCGGACTGGAAGATGTATCATGGCACTGGCACGACGAAGCGGGAGCTGACGGACGCGTTCCTCCGGAGCGAAATCTGGACGGGGACGTCGGAGCCTTCCGACAGCTATGTGCTGCCAAAGGGCTACCTGTATTTACAGCTGGACACGGGAGAGTGAACGGGAATGGCGTTATATATTGGAAACGCAGACAGCAAGCCGCAATACGTGGCGGGACTGTTTTACGGCGACGCGAACAATAAGCCGGTGCGCGTGGTCGCGGGCTGGATTGGCGACGAGAACAACAAACCCCGGCTGTTCTATTCGCCCAATCTGGAATACACAGTAGACGCTTACGGTGCGGACTGGTGGGGCGGAGAATTTTACATCAACATGCTGAACGTGAGCGGCGGCACAGGTCGGTACAGATACAAGTTCACGCTGACAGTTGAAGGGAAAGACCCGCTTGTTTACGAATCGCCGGAACCGACGCGGGCAACCTCGTGCAGTTACACGTTTACGCTGCCGAATGCCGGCACCTACGCGACATGGGAAGCGACAGTTATGGACGCGGCAAACGCGCACTGCATGGGGAGCCAGAGCGGCCGGTTCGACGTGGTACAGAAGCCGTTTGTTATGGGGTGCGAGGCGGCGCAGATCAGCATTTACACAAACGGTGTTTGGAAAGCGACGATCTACAGCAATGTGCTGAAGAACTACGACATAAACAAAGTGAAGGCGAGCGTCAAGGACGTGGATGACGATGACCGGACAGTGGAATGCGCGGTGGATTACTATGAGGAGAACTATGCGAGCCCCGAGGTGTGGTTTTACGGTGATACGCCTAGTACATACAGGCTGGAGTATTTGACGCTTACGACTTCTCGAGGCGTGAGCGCTACGGTTGGTTCGGGCGCGACTATCTCGGTGTATGTCAAATCGAAAACGGTTACCAATGTCGTCGACTTCTATGGTTCGCG